CTGATAAATTGTATTAATACCGATACTGCTATATGCCGATGCTTCTTCTGGAGTTATTGTAACTTTCTCCCATATTGGTACTATATATTTGTTTATAATATATTCCTCCTTGCAATAAGAGAGAGAATCTAATAATAGAAACTCTCTCCGTATATTATTTATCCATCATCAAATAAGGATTTTAAGATATTTTCTTGAATCCTTGAATATGTTCTACAAGGTCTTTAAAATATGGTACATTGTCTAACATCCACTGGCAGAAGATTCTCCAATCCTTTACTGGATGTGTCTTTCGTGAAAAATACATATTTAAAAGCACTTCGTAAGTAAGAGAAAGATTTGCTGTGATATTATATCCCATAGGTAGCATTTCAAGAATTGCATTCCAAATATTTTTATCCTTCGTTGCATTGTACTCATCTTTAAGTTCATTTAGTAACTGAATAGTATTTTCTGTATGTTGTTTAACTTTGTAGCCAAGCATATTTTCAACGTCTGAAATATTACTTTCATCATGGCTTGATAATGAGAATTTCTCAATTACAACATCAATACCTTCATGAGAAAAACTATCTAAGTCAAATTCTTTTTTATGAATTGTATGCATTTTAGAACAACTACATCTTGTTGTCCCAACTTTATATGTATCTGCTTGTGCCCACCATGTATGATGAGATGTAATTCGTAATCCAACTGGCAGTGACCGTAAGGCTTTTCTGTGATCCTTTCCTGCTCTTGCAAGTCTTTTAAATAAACCTAAATCCTTCTCTCCAATACAAAAACATGGATGCCAGATTTCTACGTTTCTTTCTTTATCATATTCTGTTGTGTGTCCAATGTGGCTATCGCTTAAGTGCCAACTATCATATGCGTTTCTAGCTCCTTCAATAGCAAACATCCACTGCTCTGGACTTGGGAATACTGGGTGTTCAATCTTAATCATATATAAATCCTCCTATTTTAAATATGAAGAGAATACTAATTTCTCTTTATCTTTATCATCAACTGTTACATATCCGTGTACATTAGGCGGATGCCCTGACCAACTGATGTAGATTTTATAGTAATATCTCGTACAATCAACATATTTACGTGTCACAATACAGACATATCCTTTATTCATGAAGTCTTCTAATACTGCAATACAAGAATCAAGTGACTTGTCAGTATCGCAAGACATTGATTGTGTCTTACGGTATGTTTCTGTTCTACCATTCATCTGTGCAGTTTCCCATATATCATTTACTAAGTCGTCATATAAGTCATCAAATATTTTACTTAATTGTGCATTAGACTGCTGCTGTGAATACTCTTTCATATCCACAGCATTGATTAATCCTTTTGTTTGTGCAAAATAATTCATTTATTTACCTGTACTTCCAATTCCGCCAGTTCTTTCCTCAGTAACTTCTTCTCTATCAGCAACCCCATAGAGAGTAAATACACCTTGACAAAACGCTTCTCCTTTTTTAATTTTTAATGTATTTGGACTACAATTCTTAATTTTTACAAAGATATGACCTTCGTTATCTGCAAAATAATAATCTTCATCAATAACGCCCGTTCCATTGCCAATCCATGCATCAGCTTTAATGCCAAGGCTACTTCTAATAAAAATAAACAATGTCCATCCTCTGAGGATCTTACATCTCATTCCTGTTGGAATAATGATTGCATCTCCTGATCTTACAACAAAATCCGCTGGTGCAATAAAGTCATGTCCTGCTGATCCCTTTGTTGCTCTGGCAGGATATTTTAAACTACCATAAATTGATTCTTCTGGATATTTGTGAAATTTCTCTTCCCAGTCCTGTATGAACTGGTCAAACGATACTTTCTCAAACTCTGCAACTTTCATTAATCCGCTTTCTGTTAATAATCCCATATATGTATTTCCTTTCCATTTTCTTTGTGCAATTTTCACAAAATTCAATATTTCGTTATCATGTTATGTAAACTATCGTTTACAAAGCATCAGAGGTAATCCGACTTCGTTATAATAAGAATCCTCAAAAGTCATTTCTGGTTCGTCTTTGTACTGTTCTTTTAATTTTTCAACCAACAGATCTTTCTGTTTTTTCACTTCATCTTCAGTGCCATGCACAATTAAAGTCACATTGCCGTCATATACACCGTCATTAAATGTTTCAACTTCAATCATGTATAACTGACGATCTGTGTTAAGACTTGACTTTTTAGCTGCCAGATATAGATAATCTTTTGGCAATTTATATTTCTTGAGTAGCTTGTCCACATCTTTAATGAAATCAAGTTTGTGTTTCACTTCTTTAATCTGCTTCTCTAAGTCTGTGTTTCCTACGTTTCTTTTATCGTTTTCAGTCATCATTACATTATTTGTACTCATAGTAAATTCTCCTTGCGTAGTTCATTTTCTGTGTATCGGCAATATTCATCCCATAATCCTTTAGCATGAATATAATTTTTGCCTTTCAATCCCATCTTCTTCTGTTCTGCTTTCAAGTCTTGGAATGTAAACTTGCGTGAGCATATCTTTTCTTTTAAGAATCTAGTTGCAATCTGCCCTACCTTATACATGTCCTCACGCTTCAAATTTGCAGTTAATTTCTTGTAGGTACTCAATTCATCATCTGGAATCTTATAAGGCGTTTTTGGTAAGTTTTTCGTTGAAAAAGGCGAGATGTATTTGTAAGTTCCATCATCACGAATTCTACTCTTCTGCGCCTTCAGTAACTCGGCAACCGTGTCCAGATATTTTACATCGAATCTAAATAGCACTTCTTTATCAGTTTCTTCTATACAATAGGGAATATCTTTGTCTATCTCTCGAATTGCCTTTATAACATTACGCCCTCTTATTAATGAGGGAATGTAAGCTACAAGGGTATATTCGCCTCTATGCTTGCCTTTTCCGTAGTAATATATCTGATTACCAAATGAGCATTTTATGTACAAATCATCAAAGCTAGGATCTATTAATCCTGCATCAGTTCTAGGAAAATCATTAGTATCCATGTTATATGCTGCTACAACACGATACTTTCCAAAATATTCTTTACGCTGTAAGAAATTAGCCGTAGTAATTCACTCCTTATTTAGTTGATTTTGATTTAGTTGTCTTAGGTGTAATACCTGTTGGCGGTGCATCATTTGTATTTTTGTATACATCACGCACCATCTTCTGAATTGTTCGCAGACTCAAGCCATATGAAAGCTGTAACTCAATAACCGCTTTGGAAAGTTCTTCCATTATTCCTCATCCTCCTCGCCTGTAATAATGTCATCATTATCTTCATCAGACTTATCGTCCAATTCATCGATCTCATCATCAATTTCTTCTCGTTCCTGTTCGAGAAATTCAATCTTTGCCTCATTGTCATCAATCAATTCCTGGAGTCTAGCAATATCAAGTTTGCGAATCAGGAATCCGCCTGCTACCATAGCACCAAGAAATGCGCCAATGACAACAGTTCCAAAATTGCAAAGCATAAACTGCCATAAGTGTAATTTAATCATCTGTATCCTCCTCGTCATCTGGATAATTTTGTAGTTCAAACTCTTCCTCTAACTCAAACTGCTCAGAATCGTAATAACAAGGGTCGTTCAACTGAGCGTCTGTGTTAGGTTGGTTATAGATCAAATTCATTATCAAAGCCTCTCTTAGCTCTTAAAGCTTCAGATAAACCTTTCTCTCTCTTTGAAGCAACTAAATCAGCGATATGCAGAGACCATAAATTCTCACATTTTTTATGTCCCATGATTTTAATCCATTTATTGTCGCATTCGGAGATTGGCTTCCACTGGAACGGTAACATGTGGTAATTAATATAGAAAGCAATGTCTCCTATATTATGATTCACAAATAAAGAATGCTGATTTGCAACCTCATAGACCAACATCATATATGCACCAATATTTTCATGTCCGTAATAGTGTGCCACACCATTCTCATCGAATGTCTGAGTGTATAATTTACCCATATCATGATATTTTGTAGCCACTGACACTGAATAATCGTTATGAATCTTTTTTGAAAAATCGTAAGCATCAGTCATATGTTTGCCAAGAGATTCCATATGATACGGATTCTTCTGGTCAAAGTCGTTATACTCTTCTGGAACCCATTTGTTTTCAATCTTGAAAATATATCTGTTTATATCGGTTATATGATCAACAAATTCAATCTTATCCCATCCTTCTTCAAGGAATGGAATCTGGAATTTTCTTGCCTGTTTGTCAATTACATATCCTGGAACTGGATGTTCTCTGTCGATATTGTCTTTCTTACACTCATTAATCGGCTTTACGATAACCACGCAAACTTTCTCGCAATCAATTCCTTTGATGACATTGAGAATGGCTCTTCTGGATTTCATAGTAATATTCGTTGCTTCTGCAAATACGTCCATACCATTTTTAAGATATTTAACGATTAGACTATGAAATGTCTGAAATACTTCTTTATTTTTGGACTGATCTTCTACTCTTCCACATATATTTTCTCTAATACCATCTGTTGATATAGTGATAACTTCATCACCACTGTCTTGTGAAACAGTGTTTATGTATTGTGATTTGCCTGATGCGGATAAACCACATAATAGTGTAAGTCTTGGTTTTCTTTCGCTCATGATTCTCCTTTCGTGTTATAAAATTCGAGTTTTATGTAAAAATTCAATCGTCAAAAACCCTTTATTTTACTGGTGTTTTAGCAGATACTCTCTGCTGACATTTTTGAAACTTTGCTGTCCGTCAAGACTTCTGTATACAAATCCTTCTCTTTTAACTTTTGGATTGATAATACTGAATCCATCAGCCTGAAGTTTAATCTCTTCCATCGTGTCAGGCGTTTTGTAGTGTTCGTTGATAATTGGCACATGTTCTAAGTTGTTATCATCACAGAATTTTGCCATTTCCCGTGTGCCTTTACGAACTCCTTCGACTACTAAATTGAATACGAACAAACGATTCTTTTTAAGTTTGTAAGGATTTCCCTGTACACTACCTGTACCTTCACCCTGTAAAACAACACGGTCATAGTTATTTGCAATGGCATAATCAATTAAAATCTTTTCAATATTATATTTGTCGGCAAGTTCCCAGTAGATATTGGAGTCATGATAACATTCCTGATCTCTGTCAGCCTGTCGGACATTTCTACTACATACAACAAACTCGAATTTGTTTTTGCCACGTTTCATCCGATCAACGGCATATGTGCAAGATGTTCCATCAATTTTTTCTGTCTGAACCCACTCCTCATTAGACTCAAGATAGAATGGGCAATTTTCAATTCGGTTTTCATCTGTCTTCACAATCCATGATGGGAACTGTTTAGGATTATCTTTTTTCTTACCAAAGAACAAGAATAAAAGTTTCCTACCAATGTCGTATCTCATGATTTTTCTGATGATTGGTTTTGAGAAAAATTCTTTATGTCTTGCAGCCATAGCTTTATATTTAGCGTTTGGATCTACTTTATTCGATTTTCTCTTACGATCTTCTTCGGAAGAATATGTAATTCTTAATTCCTTTGTAACATCATCACCAAGTTTTCTGTCAGATAATTCTGGGAATAATGTAAGTGGTAATGCTAACCCTTGACTAAAACATTTAAATTTTCCGAGTTTCATTGTTTTGACCTTATAATGCTTCTTCTCTAGAAAAGCAAATCTCTCATCATCTGCTGGGCATTTGCTGTCAATTTCAACAAATACAGCTTTGTCCCCAACTTTAAATTCATCAATTTTTGCGATTAATACCCAACCAAGAACGCCAATTAGTTCGATATTATCTGCACCATCAATTGGTTTAATCCATGCAATTTCTTCAATATGTGCTAATGCTCTTTCTTTTGCCAAGTTTCTTATCTCTCCTTTTCTTATTTCAAAGTCAAATTTTATCCATTTTGTTTCTTTTTGCTATAGTCACAGTCAATCGTAATTTTGATCCGTTTGATTATAGATGAATTCTCGTATTCGGTAATGTCTCTTGTTATTGAACCATTACACTTTTTAGAATCCTGTGTGTGTCTTGCTATCATATTTAACGTAACAGCAACAATCTCTGCACATCTATGGCAAACATCTACCTCGGAAGAACCAAGAACTGACTGATCAGGGCTATTGATTCCAAGGTATTCAACTGTTGGTATTATTAATTTATGATGTTTGTTGGTACACTCTTTATGGCAGAAATCACAGTAATATTTTGTTTCTGTTTTCTTCATTCACTGTACCTCTTTATAATTAAGTATCATTGTATTATCTATATCTGGTCGAGTGACACAACGTATCCACGGATCTTTCTTAAAAGCAGGATCAGACAAATCAATTTCTACAGTCTGCTTAACATCTAATCTACGTCTGCATGCATTTGACAAAAATGTACATGTTTGTGCATTGATCCTAGCACACTTAGCACATAGATTTAATTTATGAATTGCTATCAATTTATCATCTGGATTTTCTGGAGCAAATCTGCTCGTATATCCATCTGTTTGTTTAAATGGCAAGGTAACGTCATAGTGTTCATCAGTACATTCATTACCACAAAAATCACAGTAATATTCTTCAACTGTCTTTTCTTTCTTCATTCTTCAAACCCTCCAATCATATACACCTATTTGATCAATAATTTCATTTAAAAATTCAACAAGGTTGCTTGCATCGCCAACAAACATATTGCCATGTGTCTTGATTTCGTATTTATAAGATGACTCATTTTCAGCAAGCTCAACTAAATATCCATTTCGTGGATATCCACCTGTTGAATATTCAAAAACTGAACCTTTGTTAACTGTTTCATATTTAGGATTCAATGCAAATCCATCATTGACTCTTACGTCTTCATTGGCAATCCTTAAAGTACAATATCTATGATCGCCTTTTCTTGCATAACATTTTAATTTTGGTTTATCTTCAAAATAAATTTGCTTAGAACATCCGTTTTCGTCATAAACTCTACGGTATTTCTTAACGTGAAACATTACGCCATCTTTAACTTTATAAACATCCTCATAGTCTGATGCAAAAACCTGTTCCATATTTCTCCTTTCTGTGCTATAATGAATTTGCACATAAATCAAAAGTTGTTTGAGAACGGTGTAATTTTGTATACGAGATACCACTTCTTAATTGAGGTGGTATCTTTTTTGTATACAAAACATTTATTTTATGAATCCTGTTTTACTGGAACCCATTCTGTAACAGGAACCATTTTCTCTACTTTTTTAACTTCATATGGCTGGTTATAGAACTCATTTTCTTGCATCTCTGCCGCCCCTTTCTCCCAATCAATAGCAAAACACTTATCACGTAACTCGATAATTGACTGCGTAGTAATCGACCATCTTCCTCTATCTCCTTCAAGTTCTTCGAATTGATAATCAAAAACCAATTCTTTAAGCTCACCTTTTGTTAAATCAATTCCTTCTGTAATTTTGTCGTACATGATTTCTTTGAAATTTTCGCTATAATAATTTTCGTCATTCCATTTTGTTTTATCTGTAATCATTCTTCTATCTCCTTTTGTCAAATAATTATGATTGATCCATTTCTTTAACTTATCATTTGCATTCATGATCCTACCTTCTCTACTACCACGTCTGATATAAATGTGCATACTGGGCGAATATTAAAATATCCGCTACAAGTGCATGATGGAACAATTGATCCGTCAGTACGAACGCCACAAATGCCGTCAGTTTCACAATTCGTTGTTGGCGTTAATAATGCCCACTCGGCTAATTTATTATTTGTTTTTGGATATTCTAAATACTCCCTGTATAGTCTATATTCGTCTAAAGTTAGTAAAGAAATTTTATCAATACTTATTTCATTCGCCATTGTTCCATCAAGTGCCATTAAATCACGTTCCATATACTGCAACACATCATGATGACAATGATCTTCAATTTCACATCCGATATATTTTAAATCGTGACGAAGACGACTAGGTTTCCATCTGTTACAATATGTGTCGAATGACTTTGTATCACCCAAAAAATCTTTCATAATGCAAAAACAAGTTTGAGCATATTTCAATTGATTTAACACGATCCATTCATACCCTGCTACCTTAAAGGTATCACCAGCATTTAATGTTTGAAGCTCTACTTTTTCTGAGGTACAATCATTTTCTTTCGACTTCATCATATCTTTATCTTCAATTACTTTTACGACTGCCTTGGCAATGTCATAAATATCTTCTTTATCTAATGTCAAGTTTTCTCTCCTTTATATCATAATTTTATGACCACACTGCGGACAGTGAATGAATTCCACATACCCACTACAATAGCTGTATCCGACAAGTTCAGATTTAATATCTGATTCATCAAATCTCAACACGGCGCCACATCCATTGCATTTAACTTTTCGTTTAGTGCCATCTTTTAAAATTTTAATCATTTTCATCTACCTCAACTTCTACTGGATGTTTGCACTGTGGGCAGATTATATAGTTTGGTGGGTATACTGGTTTGAGAGTTCTGAAATCAATCGTTCGCTTTGGCTTATCTTTAATATCATTTTTCTCATAACTCAACTCTGCACCACAATTTTCACAAGTGCATTGTTTTCGTGTTCCTCTTTCTAAAATTTCAATCATTTACCAATCTCTCCCCATCGTGGTGTAACAGAAAATACGCTAAAACTTGGGCAATTGTCATCATATGTAATAGAAGAAATCGTCCATCCTTTGATCAACTCTTCAGCGTAATCAAGATCATCTTCTTCATAATATAATCTGTCATACTCGTATACTGCGTTGTCACTATTCAACCAATTAATGATAATCTCTATCAACATATTGAAAGATGGTTTCATAATATCTCCAGACAATACAATATCCCACTGTTTCATATATTCTTCATCTAAAGCATCATCATCTCTATTTTTTGTCGGTATCCATCCAAAGTATAACTTTCCGTCTACTTCTTTAATTCCACGTAATTCATCTGCTGTTTCTCCATAAATATCAACAATGAATCTCAATGTCTTTTCCAACGTCCCGTTAAATGTATCTTTTAGACTTCCCGATATCATGAAAGGTTTATCGTTCGTAAACATACGCTTACCACTCCTTTCGTAAATTAAATATTTCTTTTATGTAATTAGTAGATTCCAACTACTTTTCCTGAGACGATCTTTCCGTCTTCGGTGCAATAATCAATTGTTTCAATGCTGATATCTCCAATTGGTCTGTAATAATTTGATTCATCATTCACAACAATCATATCGTCTGGAAGTTTTTCTAATAATTTTTTTACATCTTTTACAGTTAAACATGTTTCTTCAAAAACCATACTCATATCTTTAGCTGTTAAATTTTTATCTGCCATAAATCCTCCTTAGCAAATTCTCACAATCTCACAATTGCGATAACCTGTTCCATAATCGATTGTGATAGTGTCGCTTTCAATCGTTTCAGCAAACTCATCTTCTCCATAACAGCCGAACAATACTGGCGTATCATCTGAATATTTTTCTAACTCTTTTTTAAGCTGTCCAACTGTTATATAATTTGGTTCTTCCATCACAATCTCACCACTTTCTTGTCTGCAAATTCTTTTACTCTATCAGTCAAAGTAACTGCTACTACATGCGTTCCCATATAAGCATCAAGGGCTTCGCCAATTAAATCATACCCTTCATCGACAAGTACACGATCATAATTCATTCCATGACTACGACCATTCTTAACTTCTTCTACAGTCATAGGCACTGGAATAATCAGATTAAGGTCTTTAGCTTTGTCTAGTAGGAATTTAACCTGTGAATGATTCTGTACAATAATCGGATACTGTGTTGTAGCACTTGTGTAGAGTAACTGTGTGGTTTTACCTTCTCCTCTTTCTTTAATAATCAGTGTTGTTGGTTTATTTGTTATCATAGTTTGCAATCTCCTCTTATATAAAATATCTCTGAAGCACATCTTTGAATCTTAGAGGACTATCAACAATGGTCCGTGAATACTGAAATTGTCTTAAAAAATTCATAACAGTTCTAGCATCTGCACCGCTTAAAGGAATAAATTTTACATATTCAGGTCTCCCAGCAATACATACGACTGCCCACGAACGCTCTGAATCATGAAACCCAACGTCAACTGCTACGTCAGTAATTTCGTTGTACATCTTCTTCATTTCTTCATTCTGCTTTGTTGAAATCTGACACTGACGAGCTGCCTCATCGCAATTACTTTGGGCAATTTTTAACGTAGTATTGCTTTCATCAATTTCATTTTTTAAGGCATCAATATCTGGTTGTAGGATTTCTAGCAACCATTTTCTAATTTTCTCTTTTAATTTCTGGAACAATTAACTCTCCTTTTATATTTCACACGATCAATTTAATCCATATGGTTCATAATACAAACCATTTACCCAAACCCAGTTATCGTCTTTGTATATGAGGAATTCAACTGTCTCAAAATCACAATAACTGTCACTATCTTTGTCTTCACGAACTGCATATACAGTGATTGGTTTCTTAGGTGTTGGAGACCTGCCAATTTCTTGTATTTTAAACATCTGAATCCTCCCATACTACGTTGACTTTGAACCCTAATTTCTTTAAAACATCTGTAAAATCATCAACATCTAATTTATGGTTTTCTATTTTAGTCCCATTGACTTCAATAGATTGCCAGTCGTCATATTTAATGATCGTAATTGTATTTGGTTCTTTTACTTCTTTGTCTTCTTTATATTCCTCTTTGTACATGTCAAAGTCTTCGCATAAAGCACACTCAAAAGAAGTATACCTATTAGCACAACTTTGACACTGTGAATATAAATTGTCTAAATATCTATTCTTTTCGCTCATATTTCTCCTCGCAAATATCTTTAGATTAGATTTTCTTCTCGACTACAACTATTGTGTCATTATGTGCTCCACCATGCGGAACAAGTAAAATTTCTTGAATTTCAAATCCATATTTCTTACCAATACCACCACTATTCCAGCCGCAGCTAATAACAATTCCATTTGGTGTTACAATTCTACTAATTTCTGCCTTTTGTTTTGCCCAATAAGAAGCTTGAGTTGTTTTCATATTTACAGACATTCCTAATTTTTTATAACTTTCACTTACCTGTCTTGGACTATATGGAGGATCATACAATACTGTATCTACTGATTCATCAGCAAATATTTTGAGGAAATCAATCGCATCCATGTGAAAAGACGTGTCGTATGAATTATCAATATCATTCGTAACATTTGCAATTTTACATTCATTAGCAAACGGATCTATACTATATCCATGTATATATTTATCAACCAATTCTTTAATTGGTTTAATCAGAAATGTGTGTTTATTTGGCATTGACCAAACTCTATTTATTATCATTTATGTCCTTTCTAATTCCACTCAAAATCCATTCAATTACTGGCTCTGTCCACCCATTGCCCATCAGATTTCATACTTCTTTGTATAAAAATTTGGGGCTAAATGGACTTGACTTTCTATCAAATCTTTTATCATAAAATTCTTGTACTGTTTTACATCCTTCTTGCCTATTTGACGTAAACAATTGACAGCACTTACAGCCACAAACATTAGATTTAATAAGTTCTGAATTAATATTTTCTTTCGTATAATCAATACCATATTTATATATCATTGCAGTATTATTGAAATCAGTTGTTTTGTTTGTTAATGTATCTCCGCAACAACATTTTGAGGTTCCCAAATAATGCAAATCATTATCTGCAATACTATATGAGATATGATAATGTTGCAATTTTTCAATCAATGGCTGATATAAGTTTAATCGAATGTTTGGTTTTAAATTTAACAATCCCATTTGCGTAAAATTAGACTTATCCAATCCAGTAAGTTTTAATAGGTATTCTTTATGTTCCTTATTTTGTGGAACAATTTTTAAACCTTCGATAGTAAAATGATCTGCGTCATGAAACATATCAATAATATCTGTAGATGAAATTCCTGGAATGAATGGTTGGATTCTAATGCCAACTTTAAATCCATTGTCTTTTAAATTTCGATATAATTTATATCTTTCTAAGATATCTGGAACATTTGGCTCTATTGATTTGTCGTTAGTTACATTTGTTACAGACATTTGGAAGGTATGTAAATCTGACTCAACTTCACAACCATACAGTGTTGAAGATTTTGTACTAAATAAAATATGAATATTGTATGGTTTAGTAATATCAATCAACTGTTTTGTAATATGAAATTTCTCTTCTGCTGGCTGGAATGGATCGCTCATACCACCACAATGCCAATCATATCGTTGAGATATTAAAAAATCTAAAAAATTTGTTTTATCCACTTTATTATGAACGAAAATTTTATCTAATCGACGCTCAACGGATTTAACATTACCAATTTGTAAATTTTTATCAAATTCCATTATCTTCCTATAATTAGAAAAACAATATTTACATCCAAAACTACATGTTTTATATGTATCTACTCGAATAGGTAATCCGCATATTGCAAACTTACTACTTACATTCAGCGGATTGAAAGTTTTGTTTTTATTTTCTGTCATTTAAACCTTATATTTACAAGGCAGCGCACTGCGTTTTACCTAGGATTACTTAATAAAACCTTTCTTATGTATTTGTTTTGTATTGTTTTACCTACAAAAATTGAAACGTAGATAAAAACAAAATTTTAAAGTCATCATATGGAAGAAATAAGACATGTCTAATCTATAGATATTTCTCCTCGAATAGTCATCAGAAATGTAACTAGAAATGTTACATTATTATTTATAATGGCATGTTAGAATGCCAAGTTCTTCGGTGTCAACTACCATATCGTCTGGTCTAATGATTCTGCATGGCTTGTCACCTACTCTCTTAAATCTGTATTTCTGTTCTACATCAGGGTATTTCTCGTGATCAACTTCACTCAGAAACATTTCTACTGGTCTGGCATAAATGTTAAAATCTCCATACATTGCCTGATAAATTACCAGTTTCTCATTTGTTTCTGTATGAGTCGCAAGGTCAATCACTTTATAGAAATGTCCTTTAAAGTGTTTGTAGATTTCATCTTTCTTTGGTAAATCTCTGTTATTCATTAATGACTCCTATCTTTGGCATATGTCCTAATGTGACACCAGCAATAACCGTGTCCACTGTTTGAGTATAAGAACTAAAATTAATACATCCGTTAAATTTGCAAATATTTCCCTTTTTAAGTTGATCCCTAGACTCTTTGTAAAAAGCGACAAGATCTTCTCTGTTGACGCCAAGCGCTGAAATTACAAAGTTAAGCAATTCGTAATCTTCAAAATCTTCTCCTCGACAAAAATTACAGCTAGATCCAAAATTTTCTTTCTCATATCCATCTAATTCTGCACAGGTTTCACTACACCATTTAGCTCCACAGTCACACCAATTGCTACCGTGATAATCGAAAAACACCTTACCGCAATGGTCACACACTAATGGAATATTGCTCATATCTACTTACTCTCCTGTTCTTTATCTTCTTTTACAAGAATTGCTTTCCAAGTTCTACTATTGCATGAAGATGCTGAAATTTCGTAACCATCGTTTAGATAATTGTCTACACAATTTTTGAACTTTTCAGAATTTGCCTCTTCTACAACTACACATCGGCTACCATCAACTACATGATTGATATTTTCCTGCACAATTTTTTTTAAAATATTAACTTGATGTAATAAATCATAAGTTGGAATTGATGTTATGTTATTAATGCTTTTATAGCTCATGCAAACGCTTAGTGTACCAATAACTTCTCTTATATCATCTAATGTTTCTTTTGTCATACCTTCTCCTTTCTAAAACGTCTCCCACCATAGATCGTGTACTTTCTTATAACCACCTCTGTTTGGTACATCCAATGCTCTGCGAACTTTCTTGTTAGACAGCTTCTTATGAAATCTATAATCATTCCAAGAGCTGATATATAACCTTTTATAATAAGGTTTCTTGCGTGGTATTTCATAAAATCCACAACAATACTTGTCCACGTATTGCACAGGTTCAGGATACCCACCAACATTCTTAAATCTCGTCAACCTTTGTTGGTATTTCTTCCTACGATTTCTTTTCTTCAACATTGTCTGGTGATTCTGTTGAAATTTCGTAGGAACATATTGTAGAAAGTCCGTATCCTGTGGACAATCTTTTGATTTTGGCATAATTAGTACACTCCTTTCTATGATGGGATAAAAGTGGAATTTTATTGCTATATTTAATGTGAAAAATCACTTATATTTCAACGATTTTCTTATGTTTATTTTAATAATTTTGACAAAAGTGTTTTATTTCACTCATTTTCATCATGTTCTTCTGTCATGGACAGATTATCCGAAGTGCTTTTCCATAAGACCACCACATTTCTTTCTAATGATTTTTGTACATCAACCACTTTCTGATTTGTTGATCCTGCCCACGGATAAGACATGTCTTTCAATTCGTCTACATACTGTCCGTCTACGAGGACATCTATGTAAGGAAGAATCTCAAGTCTGCAATCGTACATAAGATGGTTTGTTCTACTTCTGCGAGAATATTCAGCTAAGTCCAAACCAATATCTTCTGCTTTATTCCCTGTATATAACCAGATTTTTTTGTCTGGCATAAACTCTTTGACAAATTTGCATATTGCAGAAACACCATCTCTATTTTCTTTTGCTAAAGGCTCACCGCCAAGAATACTTAACCTTGTATATTGGGGCTTTGATAACTGATGCAATAGTTCCTCAATTTCTTTAAAAGTTAATTTATTGCCGCCATTAAAATCCCACGTTTCTTTATTAAAACAATTCTTACAATGGAAGTGGCATCCTTGAACGAAGAGGGCTACGCCAAGCCCTTCTCCGTTGCTAATGTCCATTTTTCTTATTGAAGCGTATCTCATCTATTCAGCTCCTTATCATCTAAGTGGTAAACTCGATCATGGATATCCCCATATCTTCCCTGATTGCCTCCATTCTTAGAAGTTCCAATGTAACCACAGCATCTGAATGCAATATCCATAGTAGAGCCATCTTCATTACCACACTGAGGACATCTCCATTTCAAAATACCATCTTCGTCAACTAATGGAATATCGCCAGAGTATCCACATTTTTCACAATAACAGCTCTTTGTATTGATTTCTGCATACATAATATGATCGTACATATATTTAATTACTTCCAATAAAGCACTCACATTATGTTCCATATTAGGAGTTTCAATATAACTTATTGCTCCTCCTGGACTAAGTTTTTGGAATTTTGCTTCAATACGAAGTTTGTCAAAGGCGTCAATTTCTTCAAATACAGGAATATGATAGCTGTTTGTAATGTAATTTCTGTCCTTGCCGTCAATTTTTTCAAACACATCATTACCGAATCGTTTCTTTAAACATTTAGCAAACTTATACGTTGTAGACTCTAAAGGTGTACCATAAATACTGTAATCAATATTTTCTTCATTCTTCCACTTCTCACATTTATCATTCATTCGCTTCATGATTTCTAATCCAAATTTTTCACCAATTCCACCATCTGAATGAGAATGCCCAGTCATATATTTGACACATTCATATAATCCTGCATATCCTAATGAAATAGTTGAGTATCCATCAAATAATAACGGATCAATTACCTCATGTTTTTTTAATCTACTATACGCCCCATATTGCCAAAGAACAGGTGCGACATCCGACTTTGTTCCAAGAAGACGTTTATGTCTTTCTTTGAGTGCTTTATGACATAATTCTGTTCGTTCATCAAATAATGCCCAAAATTCATCCATATTCTTTTTAGAAGACAATGCGATATCTGGAAGAGATAATGTAACGACTCCTTGGTTAAATCTACCATAATATTTATGCTGCTTTGGGTCATAATTTTTTGCGTGTGCAATATTGCCAATCCCTTTGTCTGTAAAACGATCGGGTGTTAAGAACGACCTGCACCCCATGCAAGTATAGACGTCGCCTTTTAACTCTTTCATAACCTTTTCAGAGATGTAATCTGGAACCAATCTTTTCGCAGAACATTTTGCTGCTAATTTTGTCAGATACCAATATTCTGTAGATTCGTCACAATTATCATCTTCCAGGACATAAATTAATTTTGGAAATGCTGGTGCAACAAATACACCATCTTCATTTTTCACTCCTTCATCTCTTTGTCTAATCATCTCTTCAATCAATAAAGCCAAATCTTTTTTCTCTTGCGGTGTTTTAGCTTCATTCAGATACATAAAAATGGAAATAAATGGGGATTGTCCGTTAGTCGTCATAAGCGTGATCAGCTGATACTGTATGATTTGTATGCCTTTTTTGACTTCTTCATATAATCTATTGGCTACAATTTTTTCAATATGTTGCTCTTTGTATGGAATATCAACATGCGCCCATTCTAATTCAACTTCAGATCTAATTTTCTTTCTACTCACATCCACAAATGGTGCTAAATGTGCCAAAGAAATACTCTGTCCGCCATACTGAGAACTAGCTACTTGTGCAATGCCTTGAGTCGTAATATTGCAAGCAGTTGAAAATGAGTGCGGTTTTTCGATTAAAACTTCGCTAATTACAGTTCCATTCTGAAGCATATCTTCAATATTTAATAACCCACAATTATGCATTTTCTGTAAAAAATAATCTCTGTCATGAAAATGAATAATGCCTTCCTTATGTGCCTGTACAATTTCTGGTGGAAGTAAATAGCGTTCTGTCGCATCCTCGCTAACAATACCAGCAATATAATCTCTTTTTGTTGGATTTAATACAGAGTTTTTATTTGCATTTTCATCTTTAATTTCTTCGTTGGCATCCTCAATAAGCCCAAGAACTTCGCTGTCAATAGAGTCATAATTCTCTCTCTGGAACTCACGAACACTGCGATAACCTTCATAAGCTTTAGCAGTTAATTCCTGCCCTTTCTCAACAAGTTTCTTAAATACCATTGCTTCAATTGCAGAAATGTCAATTTCTTCTGGTAATTTACTGCAATCATTTTCGATTTCTCTTGCGATTTGTTTTGCAATATCTTCCTTAATTAACCCAGATCCATTTTTCATGGCTTTCATAATCGCTGTGTAAATTTTGGTCTTGTCGAAATCTACAACAGTACAATCTCTTTTAATTACTTTCAATAAAAGACCTCCAATAAATTATGTAATAATATCATCATCTATATGTAACGCACCCGTCTCCTGCTTTCTTGCAGTTCAACGTATATCGTGCATCGTTACCATCACCATCAATCTTTTCGGTTGATACGCTTTCAATTATCATTGTCTTGCCTGTTTCTACATCCTTAACAAGTACCTCTTTTTCTATATGTAGTTTAGAAACTAAATTTCTAAGCTGATTAATCGTTCTGATCAACTTCCTTTGTTGTCGCTCCTTCCGTGTCTCTAATCTGTCTTTTAAATCTTTCTAGCTCAGCCATAATATTCAGACAAGTCATAGACAAACTTCCTTCATTATTAATAACGGCATCGCATAAATCATAAGCTTCTTCAAAAGCAGATTCGTCTTTTTTCATTCTTTCATCAATTGCATCACTTGTATCTCCACGATCTTTCATTCTCTGAATACGTGTAGAACTTGGTGTATCAATACATAATGCCAAGATATGTTTCTTATGATAATTTTCTTTTAACTGTTTTAATCCTGGAACATCAACTACATATACGTCTGCATCATCACACTGACTTTCTGTAGCACAGTACCAATTGCCAGTGTAATGATTCTCTGCAACCTTGCCTGTAATTCTTGAATACTGGGCTAGATTTACATATGTATGATCATCAAGCTTATCTGCTCTCTTCTCTCTAGTAGTATATGATCGTAGATATTTCAGACCGTAAATGTCTTCCAGATACTTCGCTGAGACACTTTTGCCTGCTCCAGATCGTCCAACCAGAGCGATTAAAACATTACTTTTATCTCCTACCATCTCTATAAGTCCTTTTCTAATTTCTTGATTCTTCTATTGATTTTTGTTACGATTTTGCCGTTATCTTTGCCTCTAGCGATTAAGACGGCTTTTCTATCCTTTAATAAATTTAACTGATCTAATTTTGTCATATACTCATTTTCTCCTTAGGCTATATTTTAGTTTTCAGTTGCTGTTTCTGACGATTCCTCTACGACCTCAGCAGAATCATCATCTACATATTCAATATCTTCTTCTTTTACTTTTGTTGCAGGGTCGAGTCTTTCATAATCCTCTTCTGTGGCTGGCTCTGTTTTAACAGTTCCACATTTTTCGCAATAAGTTGTCCAATGATATCCATTCTCTTCATCATATGCAATTGTTTTTTCTGCCCACACATGATCACAGGTTTCATCTGCGTCATCTGGGTATTCTGGTTCTGTATAATCTGCATCGTCTGTATCGTCTGCGGTAGAATTTTCAGTATTTTTTTCTTCTTCTGTTGTTGCCGATACATCATTTGTTGTATCTTTAGAATCTTCTTTGACGGCATTTTTCTTATTATTTTTCTGCTCTGTTGTGTTCTTTGTAGTTTCTGTAGTTGACTTACCTTCTGTTGTTGCAGAAACCTGTTTATCAGTGTTATTATTTAGTGTATCTGCATAAATAGTATATGCTGAAACGCATCCTACTGCTGTTAACATTAATGCTCCAGCGATTAATAATTTTTTAATTCTCATAATATATTCTCCTTTTAATCTATCAATCCATGAACGATGTCACCACATAGAAGGCGATCGCCATTAATACAATTGTTACAATTACTACTACTCCAATTGGTATTACAATATTTGTTATTATCCAAAACGCAAATGCAAATACACCAACAGATATGAATGTTGCAAGAAACCAGATAATGGTCAGTACGATCATCGCCAAGAAAAATTTTAAGATTTTCTTTATGATATTCAATCACCTACCTTATGGCATTTCATTGTAAATTTTGCTAACATCATCTAATAATTCTTTTGGCAAATATCTTTCTAAAAGCTCATTCGAATTATCAAGTGTTTTCTTATAGAAATCTTCTGCGATACCACCGCCAATAGCAGCAATCGTATCTGTGTCACATGGCAAAGACAATACATTTCTTAAGAATGATTCATAATCTTCGCTCTCTAAGAAACATCTGATTGCCACAGGAACACTATCTTGAACTGTCGCAGACCAAACATAATTCTTTCTATAATCATCGAGTGGTCGATCAACACCATATGTATATTGACTGGATGGATAACTTTTTAATGCATATTGATAAATTTCTTCTTTTGATTTACCCCATAGCGCCATAAAAGAACAGCCTGTTACAATCGATGCACCTTTGTAAGATTCTGAGTGGCGATGCGTTTTCTCACATGTCCATTGTGCTAAATCTATGTAATAACTCAATACGTCTGGACGATTAGCAAAACCATTAAAATACATCGTAATTGGCGAAATTCTCATGGCACATCCATTACCAAAGCTTTCATTAACACGACTACCATCATCGTGTAACCAGTCTTCGAACATTGCGCCATATCCCGTACCAGGATATTTCTTGCCATATTCTAAGTAGAACTCCCAAGGCTCTTTGATATGTTTGTGTTCATCGTCATCATCCAACAGCCACATTCCTGTTGCAATACTGAGAACTGTATCATCTGTAAATTTACATTTATCTGTAAACAATTCACAGTTCTTCCAATCTAAATCGTGAGGTCTGCGGAACTCATATTGAGAACCGCAAATATCTCCTAGAATCGCTCCAATTAAAGCCATTTAATCACCTACCTGTTAAAGATGTTTTCTAAAATTGTAAGAATTAGTGCGATAATCCATTTTGTTTTCGTTGGAACAATTAGCGGATTTACCGCAACAAAATGTAACAACCAAATAAACAGATTTACAATTGCAAAGTTGACAGCAATTACGACCATTAATCCTAAGATTGTTCCTAAGATTGTTCCTGCATGATATTTGTCTTCAACAAATAGTGAAGTTAATAATTTCTTCATCTGTTATTCCTTTCATCAAAGATTAATTTTATCTATTCTACGATTATCCAGTCTTCAGCCAACATATCTGTCTGACTTGCGAGCCAAGGAACTACATTCCCCTGTGCTGTTTTCATTGCAATATATGCTCCATATTCGACTAATCCGTCTTCATTTACAATGCTTTTAGCAATATCTGTGCATGGCGCATAAGCTCCTGCTGGAACATAATATAAAAACATACCTTTCCCATTCCAACCTTTTCTTGCTACTTTTCTTTCATCTTTCATTGCATCAATTGCTGTTCCAAAATCCATAATAAATTCTCCTTTACTCTTCTGTGTGACATGTATTTGTTAGTTTCTTATACACATCTTCATATAATTCCTGCTTATCGCCATTGTATGTATACTCTGCGTAGATACCATCACCGCTTACTGTCGTAGATGCTAAACATTTGTAGTTCTGCAAAGTCTTACAACTCCATACGATAAATACATTACTAAGATCAATTTTCATTGCCAAATGATTTTCTTCGCAATGTTTGTTCTACCAATCAACTAATTTTCGTTTACATACACTCTGAAAGTGATCCATTCCTGTAACAATCATCTTATTTCTCCTTTACTTGCTCTCTGTAACTTTAAATGGAACAATTGATTCTGGAATATAGTTAACTTCATATTTATATTTGTTAACTTTAGCCCCACCTAAATCTTCGATTACATACATACTATCTCGGTTCATGTGGACAATATGTTTCTTATATGAGCCATCTGCTGTTTCGACAATAAGTTTTACTTTCTTACTGCCTTCATCTTCTAAAGAAAATGCCCCGACAATTTCAAACTCAACTTTATCTGTTCGTGTATTAATTACAGCAAATCGTCTTAAGACATTAAAATTGTCTGCTTCTTTGGATACATTAGTTGATACCTTATCGGCTTCGGTGCATCCTGTCACGATACCACCAATACCGAGACATCCAATTGCAGCAATAACCGCCATTCGTTTTTTAATGTTTAATTTCATATATTCAATTTTCTCCTTTTAAATCTTAGGGTGTTTAATCTCTTTTTGTTTTGACCAATCAATTTCTGAATGTTCTACACCTGTCTGTTGTTTGTAAAATTCATAATCTTCTGTCCAAAACTCTGCATCTTGATCTTTAATGAAGTATCTTTCGTCAAAAACTAAATCTAACTCATCTGGTGTAGTGAGATATTTTACTTTACAACGTCTACCGTATTTGTATGTTTCTCCGTTATAGCTGATTGAACACGGTTCCCAGATGCGATATTCTACATAATTGTCTTTTACAACAAACCTTTCGATTTTGCTTTCTGGGATTCCAAGTCTAACAAAACATTCGTAAATAGTTAATTTATTCATTCATATCACCATTCAGAAGCTCAATCAATCTATCTTCATCAATGATCGGAATGCCTAACTGTTGTGCCTTTTTATTCTTACTGCTTGTAGAATTCACATCATTGTTCACAAGATAATTAGTATTCTTTGATACAGACCCTGCAACCTTGCCACCTCTGGACTCAATTTCATCCTTGATCGCATTACGATTGGCAAACTTGTTTACTTTACCAGTCACAACAAAAGTCATTCCTGTAAGATCAACAGCAAATTCTTTCTTGCTTTCTGGCATCTCAAATTCAAGTTCTTCGGCTAGTTTCTCGACCATTTCAAGGTTTTCTTTGAAATAATCATCCATTGACAATGAAGTATTGATACCAATACCATCAATATGTCCAAAATATTTTCTCTGTTTGATTCTTTTAATAAATACATCGTATGAATTTTCATTGTTCGATAGAGAAATCTTATCAATAAGCTTGCAAATATCTTTTGCCGTTGACTTCCCGACAAGCTCAATGCCAAGTGCTGTTACAAAATTAACCAGTTTACATCTGCGACTTTCCTCAATACTATTTAATAAGGAAGAAACACTTTTTGCACCAAATCCATCAAGGTTCTTCATTTCAGATTTATGCTCTGCTAAATTATAAATATCTGTATAATCTTTCAGCCATCCAAGATCAATAAATCTTTTCAGTGTTGCCTCAGATAAACCTTGAATATTCATAGCATCTCTGGAAACAAAGTTCACAAACTTGCTTAACAATTTCGCTTTGCAGTCAGGATTCATGCATTTTAAAACTTTGCTACCATTTTCATTGATGATTTTTGCTTCGCCACCGCAGGTTGGACAAGTATCTGGAATCTTGAATGTATTGCTTCTTGTCAGATTATCGTGTACTTTTGGAATCACCATATTACTACGATAAACCTGAATCGTATCACCTGCACCAAGTTCCAACCCTTCAATGTAACTTACATTATGTAATGTAGCTCTTGTGGTTTCTGCGCCATCAAGATCAACTGGATCGAATACTGCAACTGGATTAATCAACCCTGTACGAGATGTATTCCATTCAATATCTCTGATTGTTGTTTCGTAGAGGTCATCTTTATATTTGTAGGCGATCAACGATAATGGATGATGCCCCGTCATTCCTAACGATTTACCATATTGATAATCGTTGTAAGAAATAATTAAACCATCAACAGGATATTTGTATTCTTCTGGCTGAAATGTTGCCATATACTCTTCAACATTATCTCGGTTAACGACCTGATGCTCTACTACATCAAACCCTTGTTCTGCAAGATATTTAAAGCTATCTGCAATGCTTGGCATTTCTGATTCAGGTGTGTCTCCAAGTTTGACTAATTCAAATACTTTGTAAGCCAACTTCCTGTCTTTTGCCACATTAGAGTCTAACTGTCTAACAGTACCTGCTGCTAAATTTCTTGCATTTTTGTATTTGCCATGTAATTTTTCATTAATCTTAGCAAAATCATCATATCCAATAACTGCTTCACCACGAATTTCAAGATAACGCTTTTCAGGGATTGACTGTGGAACATTTCGTACCATTTTCATCGTGTGAGTGACATCCTCACCGATTTCGCCATTTCCCCTTGTAATTGCTTGTTTTAAGCGTCCATTTTCGTATCTGAGAACAATACTGAGACCATCTTCTTTCCACGATAAAACACCAATTTTATCCGCAAGAAATTTTTTGACCTCATTGACATCCTTCGTCTTCTGAGCTGATAACATTGGACGTGTATGCTTTACTTTAGCCAGAGAATCAATTATAAATCCTTGAACGTGGTGGATGGGCGAATTATTCAAAACAACGCCAGAATCTCTCTCAAGTCGTTCTAAAGCAGCGCATAAATCGTCAAATTCTTTATCTGAAATGATCGGATTATCCTCTGCGTAGTACGCATATGAAGCATCATTGATTCTGTCGATCAAGACATTCATTTCTTTCACATATTCAGTTTTCATAATTTTTGGATTTTCCTTTTCTTGTTTATATTGTTTAGTTAATTATTTTAATTTGTGTTTCTATGTCTTTTAGTAACTGCCAATTACTTTACTACATATATTTTTCTGTGCTGTTGCACATTTATTGTTTCGGAATGTGTTGATTTGAACACGTCTACATGCATTCCTTTTACTTTGCCTCCACAATCTTCTGCCACAAAGATTGTATCACCGTATCCCTCAATCTTAACTCTTGTTCCATAAGGGATAATGTTTTTATCAACCGCAATCGTATGATACGGTCGAGCAAATCTATGCCCTGCATGACTCCAAGCAATCTTAGATCCATATCCTTCAGAACATTCATAACATGGACAATATGCCGTGATCAAAAATGTTCCAAGTGAACTCTTTTCAAGTTCTTGCTTTCGCTTCAACCGTTGTCGTTTAATTCGCAATCGTTTCTTTCGAAGTTTTTCTAATCGAATCTGCCTTGCTTTCTCCTCATCAGCTTGCTTACATTTCTGATAATGCTCATGAACGTCTTTTAATTCAACGCTTTGACTGATTGGATTGTTTGAAATCACATTGCCTTGCTTATTTTCTGCAACAGTTGTCTCTGTTGATAAGGTTGAAGTCTCTACCGAGGGTCGCTCCTCTGCTTTAACTGTGTGAGTCATAAAGCCCGAACACATTGCTAAGAAGCTAAATGAAACAACTTTCATTAAAAATCTTTTTCTCATTTTTGCATCTCCTTTCCTTAACATATTGGTATTTTACCATACTTCTTGCACCCTGTCAATAGGTGCAAAGAATAAAGTTAATTTTTTAAGCTTAACCAGGTGCGCCTCTTATTATGATTTGTCACGATACATCTCTTAAACGCTTCTGGCTCTGCAAGGAGCGCAAATCTTTTCTTAGCTCGTGTTAACATTGTATATAGCATACAGTTATCAAGCAATTTGTAATGTGTGTTGTCAATAATGCCAATTACAGTTTGAGCAGCCGATCCTTGAAGCTTATGCGTTGTTAATGCATATGCCAATTGAAGTTGTCCTAACTGAGCAAAAGAATATTCAATCATCTTTTCTTCAATATTTGCATTCATAGATACCAAACATATTTCTTTTTCTTTATCAATTTCTGTAATATATCCAATATCGCCATTGAACACATCTCGCTCGTAATCATTTGAGGTCTGTAATACCTTATCTCCTAAATAGTATTTATGATCTTTGAATTCAACAAATGGTTTATTACTACTAGCAAATAATTCTTTCTGTACTGCTTTGTTCAATTCATCTGTACTGTTCGTACAATTACTTCTTCGTGGAGAAATAATCACAACATTGTCAATCCCTTCCTCTTTAACAGATTTGATATACTGCTTTACTGCCATATTAAACAATGACTCTCTATTCTTCCTGAACAAATAAAACATATCATTTAGTTCACCATGAACAATTTTTAATTGTGGGCTATCCAATGGATTAATCCCTCTGCGAATCTTTCTTGCATCCGTTAAAATACCAGATTTTTCTGCTTGTCTCATCGGTTTGGTAAGTTGCACACTATTTAAACCTTTCTTTTTTAACAGATCCGAGAAAATATTACCAAATCCAATTGGTGGCAACTGCATATAGTCACCACAAAAAATTAATCGTGTTCCTGGTCGAATTGCTAATAAAAAATTATAGAAAAGACTCGCATTTGTCATGCTACTTTCGTCCATAATTACTACATCAGCAGGTAATGGGTTATCTTGGTTATAACAAAAACTATCAATACCTTCTGCTACAAGTAACCTATGAATAGTCCGTGAGTCTAAGCCTGTTGCTTCTTTAATTCTTTGGGCTGCTTTTGCAGATAAAGCACACGCAACAATGCTATTATTTCTTTTTTGGTAGCATTTAATAATTGGTTTCAGAATTGTTGTTTTACCAGTTCCAGCTTCTCCAGAAATAAACACAACTTGGCAATTTAATGCTTTGTTAACTCCTGTAATTTGCTCTTCTGAAAACATAAACCCTTCTTCATCTTCAACTTCAGAAATCGTCTGACTAATCTCACTACCTGTTATTGGTTTATAATCTGTTATATTCCCAAATGAATATTTCTCCATATCTTTAATCAGTTCGTAAATATCCATTTCAATTGTATAATACGATTTCAGACCAATTTTATCTCCAGATGTATATAAATAATTTGGTATTTTTTTATCTGATTCTTCATCAAGCCATTCGTCAAATATAGGTAGGCATTCAGACGCTGCATTACTAATATCGCTTCTTAAATTTTTGATATATACATATGTATGTCCATCATTATCACCAACTTGATGCAAGTCGTAAGAAATAAATGCATTTAACCGTTGATTTGAGCATCGCAATTCTGGTTTTAATTTGAGCGCAATATCATCAACTCGTTTAAACCCCATGCCCTTTACTCTAGTGAGTATATATGGATTTTGTTCAATCTGTTTTTTTAAAACACTTGGATTAGGTTCAGATTTCAACAATCTTTCAATCGTTGGTAATGTAACTCCATATGGTTGTAACATTACAACAATATCAGAAATCACATAATTTTTAATAATTTTATCTCTAAGTTTCTTCCAAGTTTTATCTCCTAGTCCTTTGATTTCTGAATGGTCAATCATCTCTAACTGACCATTCATTACATCTTCAACAACATTAGGATATTTCGCAATTAACTGATCTGCGATCGCTGCGTTCGTCTGTGTTTTTAAAAATACCTTTTGTGCTTCAAAAGTTTTAGGAACTTCAGCAACTATAGAAAGTGGTTTATATTGATATTCATTGTATTTCTTAGAATATGTCATATTGGCTTTAACCTTATATTTCGTTCCTAAATACAACTCCTGCATATTACCAACCAATTTGCCACATTTGTTCATTTTTTTATCGGATAAGTCATCAAAATCATTATTATTATATGGTTTACATTCTGGTAAATCTTCTGCTGTACAGAATGTGTAAATCCCAAATAAAGATTCTTCATTATAATAAATCTGATATAATGGGACAATCTCAAACTCATATTCTTTTGTACTATCCACCACTTTAGGCGACAACCCCCTTCACTTTCTTAATATCTTCTAGCCATTGTTTATATGGTTTAATTTTCTTTGCGATAACCTTCTCGTCTGAATCTTTTCTGCATAACATCGCAATCTGATTTCCTTTGGCAATCATATCTTCATATTCTTTTAATTGCGAATGCCAGACGATTGCCTCAGTCAATCCAAAACTAGAATATAAATTCACATACGCAAATGTCTTTTTATTTTTGTCTTTCTTTTTATCAACTTTAGCGATCACTGCAACCACAGTGCAATCATCTCCATTTTCAACATCTTGAAATTGTTTTGACATATACTTGTATGCCTGATCAAATGGGTTATCGTTGATAAAGATTTGCAATGCTTCAAATTCCCAAAAATCTTCATTCTCAAGATATTTTTGATTCTGTGCGATAAATTTCTGAAATCGTTCTTTTTCCTTATCTTTGTACAATTCATACTTTTTATCGTTATAAGCTTTCAATATTGCATCTTTGTCGTAATCATATTTCTTCTCACCTATACGGTAATCTTCAGCGTCAATATCCCATTTAATAAGTAATTGTTTGTAACTCGGTGCTTTTGCAACTGGCTTGAATGTTGTTGGCTGATACATAGATTTCAAATACTGAATTAAAGTTTTACGTTTATTCTTTGTTGGAATTGCACCTGCTTTGATCAACTGAATAACCTGTGATTTACTTGGATTAATACGTTCGCAAAAGTTTTCAAATCCTATGAATTTACCATTTTTATCACGGTCTTCAAGAATTACCTTTGCAATTTTTTCTCCAATACCACTGATAGCCGATAATCCAAACAATATATACACATCGTCAATACTGAAATTCATCATTGATTTATTTAAGTTTGGTGGTAACACTTGAATCTTAAACGCCTTGGCATCAAGAATATATTTATTTACCATTCCTGCCTTATCTTTATTGCGATTCAATAATGCCTTAAAAAAACACAACGCATAATGTTTCTTTAAAAACGCTGTTTGTAAGCATAATACAGCGTATGAGTACGCATGACTTTTATTGAATAAGTATCCCCCTTTTTGAGATAACGTCTCGCTAATCTGTTTTGCAATTTCTTCGGGGTATCCATTCTCAATAATCTCGTAATAAAGTTTTTTAGATTCAGACTTCACAAGTTCAATATTCTTTTTACCAATCGCTTTACGGAATAAGTCGGCTCCTCCATAACTTCGACCACCAAATTTACGAACAATATCAAGTAATTGCTCCTGATAAATCATACATCCATACGTTTCCTTTAAGATTGGCTCCATATCTGGATGGATATATGTAATTTTCTCTGGGTGATGTTTGTACTCAATAAATTCTTCTAAGACATCCATTGCATCTGGTCTATACAGTGCTAATACAGCTGCCAACTCTTCCATGTTTGATACCTGTAACCTAACCAACAAATCCTTCATGCCAGCACTTTCAACTTGGAAAACACCATTCGTCATTGCACTACGCAATAATTCATATGATCCTTTATCCATTTCAAACTTTGGATTGTTAATATTTACATCAAACTCAGTTAACCCTGCGTCAATTTCAGCTTCTTTTACAGTGTTTAATGTGGCAACACCCAGAATATCAAATTTAATAATTCCAATTTCTTCAACGATACGTTTATCTACTTGAATAACGTGCTCTCCGTCAGTTCCAAGCTTCATTGCCATATAATCGCTAATATCTGTATCTACAATTCCTACACCACCTGCATGAGAAGATACTGTTTTTACTCTGCCTGCAAGATGTGATGCAACATCAAAAAGTTCTTCATATCTTGGGTTCTCTGCTAAATCTCTGTTATTCCACAAAGATTCTTCAATTGTGTCATATACGAATTTTTTACTTAATTTGTCCATCTCGTGATAATTGAACCCTAAGACCTTACCAACATCTTTGATCGCTACAATTGGAGTAATAAAACTGAAATTGATAATCTGGCATACTCTGTTGTCGCCATACTTATCGATCAAATATTGGATAATCTCATCTCGTGTACCAACATCTGTATCTGTATCTGGCATTGAAATTCGCTCTGGATTCAAAAATCTTTCAAAAATTAGTCCATATTTGATAGGATCTAAGTCTGTAATTGTAATCGTGTAACACACTAAACTACCTGCACAACTACCTCGACCAGCACCAATTGGAATACCATTTTCTCTTGCAAAATTGATAAAATCCCATACAATTAAGAAATACCCATCGAATCCCATTGAATGAATAATATCTAATTCATAATCAATTCTTTCTTTTCTGAGTTTCTGTTCTTCTTCTGGTAATTTATCGAATCCTCGTTTTACCCACCCTGTATCAATCAGATACTTTAAATAAGAATAATTATCTTCAAACCCTTCTGGTAATGGAAAAGATGGTAACTGAGGTGCCTGAAATGGCATGTGGATTTCATCAATTAAATCTGCAATCCTATCAGTTTCTTCAAGTCCTTTAGTTACTGCGTCTTCTCCAATTTGACTATCCATAATTGCATGAATTTCATCATCAGATTGCAAATAACATCCTTCGTAAATTTCTGCTGCGGTTTCAGTATCGTGAGCAAGTTTTACATGCCAGTTCTGATAATATAAATCTTCTTTTCTAGCAGCGTGACTATCAGTTGTGATAATGTATGGTGTATTAGTGTCTACTGAAAGCTGTAAGATTTTCTGATTATATACCATTTGATCCTGATGTGAATGTGACTGCATTTCTAAATAAAAATGTGGAAAAATCTCTTTGTATTCACGAACATATTCAACACATTTCTGGTAATCTGGCTCTCTGGCAAGTTTAGATGCTAAACAAGCACTACTTACAATCAAATCCTTAGCATATGGTTTCAATGCGTTCAGATCAATTCGTGGTTTGTAGTAAAATCCATGAAAATTTGAATCAGTTACCAATTGATTAATTGCTTTTCTACCATTCTCATTCTTTGCCAATGCAATTAAATGGAAATATTTGCTATCCTTATTCTGTTCTGTCATATCAAAGCATTCATAAAATTCAACTCCAAAAATCAATTTAACACTTGGATATTTCTCATGAAGCTTATCATAATAGCACCAACTATACTCATTGCCATGTTCTGTGATAGCCAGGGCTTTTAGTCCTATCTCTTCTGCTCTTTGTAAGTTTTCTTCAGGTAATGCATATCCATCTAACAATGAATAATGCGAATGTGTATGTAATGAACTGCTCACTAACTTTCACCTCAATCCCAAATATCTTCGTCTAATTCTTCATCTGTTGTGATGCTCAGAACATTAATATCATCAACCGCAATTTGATATTGTCTAATTCCGTTAAAGATATTAGTCTGTGCAGTTCCTACTAATTCAAATGTAACTGTGCCTTCGTCAGAAAAATCGTTCATAATCCAATCATAAATCTTATTTTGTTCATCGCATCTAAACATCACGCATGGAATATCATTAATCTTGAATTGCATTGTATCCATTTTCTTACCAACAACATTAATTTCTTCCTTATTTAATGTTATATTCTCGACAGCAATCATCGGATCATCAATGCCCTGCCCACGAATATCATCCAATTTAGACATTTCCTGTAGTAGTTCAAAATCTAATCTGCAAGCATCTACAATGAAATCAACTCTATAAGTTGCATCATATTTAATATCTTTCAGCTTGTCGTTTAATTCTGTGATTGCTCCAGAGATATTATCTGTCGAACATCCAAATGCATTGGCGTGACCTTTTGCCCATAAAAATGAATTTGTTTCGGATATCACATCTTTCAAACTATCAATCGGGCTATGATCTACATTCCTTGCGCTACCACTCATTTCTACTAATCCTGTTTCTGGATTAATATGTTTTCGTAATAACAAACATGGTCTGTTCATATCTTCAGCAATCTTAATAGCAACCAATCCTGTCAAACTGCTATCTAATGTTTCTGTAACATCAAGAATAGTAATCTTGCTATCTTTATCTTTTTCAGCCTCTTTCATAATGATTGGAACCATCTTTTTCTTTTGACGATCCTGTTTGCCTTTAGCATTTTTGCATAATCGAGCAGCACGATCGTAAATATTCTCTTTGATTACTTCCGCAGGGTTGTTTTTTGTTGCTCTTTTCTTATAGTCAAATACCTCATAGTCTTCAATAAATGCTCTAAAAACTAATTCTTTATCTTTCAAAGAACCAAATCGTACCATACCATTGATAATTGGAACGATATACCACTGAACATTATGAATATTAACAATACTATGCATTGAATAATCTTGTGCATTGATCAGCGCTTTGAAGCATTCATTCTGAATATTCTGTATTCCTTTATTGACTAAACGACGTGTTTCAAAGGATCTCATATCCATCACATCACCAATATTGGCTAATGCACATAAATCTAAATAATCATCTGCATAATTAATCCATAATTCATCATCCATTGCCTGTAAAAATCTATAAACAACGCCTGCCCCACATAAGTCTTTGTTCTTATAGCGTGGACTGCACTGGTTATTTACAATTACAACTTCCTCTGGCATTTTAATTTCAGATTCTTCTTTTTCATGGTGATCAAGAATTACAATCTGTACGCCACGATTTGTAAGTTCTGCACACTGTGTTACATCGTTGGTGCCTGCATCTGGGATTATTAAAAGTTTTACGTCTTCAGGTATAGTAATATCTTCACTTAATCCGTGAGCTTTTGCTTTTTTATGCAATAAGTAACAAATGTTACTCTTGCTGTCATAAAGTTCATTATTAATACGATTTAAGTACATGTATGCCATTGAAGCTGAGCAAAATCCGTCTACGTCCTCGTCAATTAAAATACCGATTTTATGTCCATTTTCAAGTGCAAAAATCGTTGTATTTACTGCGTTTTTGATACCCTCTAAATCGGCATAATCTTGAATTACGCTATCATCGAGGTTCAAATACGTTTCATAATCATCAATCCCTCTATTTCTTAAAATTTCTGGCACAACATTAGAGGTATCATTTGTGCCACCTTCATATAATTTGTATTTTATATGTATAACCTGCCTGTTCTTATTTAAGTGTATACAAATAGTTATTTAACAATAGTTCCCATTTTTTAGGGTCATCAGTAGGTGATTCTTTTTCATCAAGGATTCCTTCTTCTGAGTTATCCATAATGTATGAAATCGGAACTCCATCAATAAAACGATCGCCAAACTTTTGAATCTCTTCTAATTCAACATCTTTGTCAAAAATAAATACTACTTCAACTCCGAGTCTTGTTAACATGTCAATTTGCTGTCTTGAAACTTGCTTGCCGCCAGTCGCCACAACATTTTGATATCCATATGACCATAGCTGCATGACAGCTTTTTCTGCTTCTGCAACATATACTCTCCCAGCCCTTTCTATATAAGGTAGAGTTTTATTCAATCCGTATAAGATTCTTTGTCTAGCGCATGGCTCAATATATAAATATTTCAAATCATGTTTATCTAACTTTTTCTTGAACAATCGTCCTTTAACACCTACCAAATCACCAATTTCAGAAAAAATAGGTATTGTAATTCTGTTTGTATCTTCGTCATAGCCAATATTAAATTCCTTCTGCGTTAAATAACTAATATGATCATCGTAAAATAAATCGTTTACATAATCCTTATAATAAGAAAGAATTCGTTTTGAAATTGGTTTGACGGGTTTATCTTCTTCGGTTTCTATATTTTCTTTCATATCATGAATCAATTGAGTGATCTGCAAACTTTCTGGCAGTTGCTCATTAAAATCATGATAATAATCTATGCCGATCAAATTGGCTAGATATTTTAAACCGTCTGGGAAAGACAGACTTTTTGTAAAGCATACCAAGTCAATTAAATCTGTCTGTCTTTCTTTTGCTGTCATTTTTCTTGTATAATTTGTGCAATTTAGGTTTTCGTTGTTATATGTAATAACTGCGGATTCATTATCCCCATCTTTATTTGCACAGCTCCAATATCCAGACGAATGATATTTAATATGATGACAGCCTATATCTTTCAGAATATTTTCTACATAATTATTGTCGTATATATATTCTTTTAGCTGTGCTACATCCATAACCTACGCTCCGTTTTTCTCTCGTTTAATGACATATCCTATTTCGTCCCAAGTATTTAAATCCAAATTGATTTCAAAAATTGGAATAACATTCTTGTTACCACCTCGGTTTTTATCAACCTTAATACAGAAATATGTCTTGTCCTTTTTTAGATCGTGCGCCTGTGGTTCTCCCCAATCGCTAATTGATATATACTGATATTTGTAATATTCGTCAGGATGTAATCTTTTACCAAGCATTAAGATGTCAGCAACGTGCTTAATCTGTTTTGCATTGGCAATATTATTACTACTTAGCTGGAATATATCTGTATACACCGTATCATCAGTTAACTGGAATACAGAGAAACAAAACATATGAATTTCTTTCATAAGTTCTTTAATTTTTGTGGCTGTCTGTTTCACCGTTTGCCAATCATCAATACGATAACCTTTTAACGTGTCATAACCACAATATTTCACGTCATATAACATACGATGTTTTCTAAATTCAAACTCTAATGCTGAGTCTGAGTAATCAGAGCCAACATCTTTGAAATATAATTTCCCTTGACGTTTCTGATCAACCCATTTTGCAACTTGCATAACTTTTTGAAACTCATCTGATGTAGTAGCCACTCTATGTTTGTATTCCTCTTCTGTTTCAATAAAGTCTCCATTTTCATTTGTTTTTCTTTCAACCACATTGCCATTGTTATCTCTGTAAATACCAAGAACTATTTCTTCTTCTGGCTTTTCAATATCAATCCCATGAAGCTCTTTGAAGCATTTGTTGTTGATTACTGTAACGACTAAGCAATTTCGCAAATCGTCTTCATCCATCTCATTACTGAGTAATAAAAATTTCTCGTCCATTGCCAATACTATATATGCAATCAACAACATCATATTTCTTGATTTTCCTTCATTGCTTAAGAATCCATTAAAAATTACCTTTCCAAGGCGACATCCTCTGAACATCTTATTGAGAATCGCCCAAGGTAAAGGAATCCCTAAATCTGGTTTTGATAAAAATGATTCAACCTGTGATTCAACACCACTATTCAATAAGACAGAATCTTCGCCTGCGCTAATAACAGTGTTAATTTTGTCTGCCTGAGATCGAATCACTCTATAAATATCTTTTGCTTCCCATTTTTCAAATAACCTATGGTTTAAAATTCGTTGAACAGGATATCCATTTCTGTCATACTCTCTTACAAGAGAATATTTCTTAACGAGATTATAATATTTTTTAAAATCATCACAATCTGCAACCTGCATCCATGATGAAATCGTCTTCCACCCTTTGTATCTTTTGTATGTCCTAAGTCTTTCATCTGATTGACTCATGAACATATTTACCTTATCCTCCTCAATCGTCTGAGTAAATGTTTTATACATAATCTCAAACATATCATAGAAGAATTTACATGCCTCATCGCTGAAATCATACTGACTTCTCATATATCCACCATAAGAAACATATAAATCTGGCTGTTTATACAAAGCACCGATAAACATCATTTCACTCTGAATGTTAGTTACACTTTTACGTTCTACTGCTTCTTCTGTCAATCAAGTCCCTCACCAAAAATATCACTTAAAATGTCGTCCATGTTATCGTCTTGTGTGGCTGTTACTACAGTTTTCTGAGTTGTGATATTATTTGTTTCAACAAAAGATTTTGCAAATTTTTCATTATTCTTTTTGTCTACTTCATTTAATTTCTGTTTCTCTTTCCATCGTAAATAACTATCATACTTTCCTACTAAAACTGCCAAATCATAATTAACCTGGTGCGTTGGATTATCTTCATCCATCGTTCCTTTTTGTATCAAAAATGTTCGATTTTTCTTAAGATATTTCATTTGACGCTTCCACATATCTAAAAGATCACTTGGTGGAATTGGTTTCGCCAGACCACGATATGTACCTTTATAAATACTTTTCAATTTTGTAAAAACATATGCTGGTACAGAACCAATGTAGTTATAATTATCAAGAATAAACCGATATACTTTGTCTTCTAACAATCTTGGTTCAAGTAACACTCGTGCTTTCTGATTATATTCATCAATCTTAGACAATGCAGATAACCATTTGTCATGTTTAGTATTTTTGGATAATAATTTTGCTTCACACATTTTGCGGAAACATTCTTTGTGATAATAACTATTGTCATATTTAACAATCTCTTGCACTTTATCTAAATCAAGTTCAATTACTTCTTTACAATAAGCGCATTTTACTGTTAAAACATCTGCCATGCTACAGTTACTCCTCGTCCAATATCAAAGGATTAGGTAGCCAAAATGGCTACCACATAAACCCTTTTGTAATTTCACCTTATCCTTCCTGATCTTCTTTGATTTTTTTCACTAAGATTTCTTCAATCTTCTTTAGCTGAGCAAGATCATTAAGACGACTAAAGGCGGTAGGTAATCCTTCTTTGGCGAGCTTATCTTTCATTTCCTGTCGTTTTGGAGGAGCTAATTTTTTGATTCTGTCAGAAATTCGTTTTTTTACATCCTGAACAGAATCTTTTTTACTAGATGATTCACTGGATGACACACCAGATTCTTCTTTTTCGGCTTCCTCTTCGGAAACTGGCTTACCTGCTTCTCCAAGAATTTCTCTCTTATAGATTTTCTGTTCAACATCTACTGCTTTTGTAAGAGCATTACCAAGTGTAAACTCTTTGTTTCCAACAGAATTATCAATAACTTTCTGCCAAGCTAACATCTGTGGATCTTCTACAATCTCATTCTTTTTATATGTATGCGTTCTATCTTTTACAATCTGAGCACAAACCATGTCAGTTTCATTATCAACGAATGTACGAATTACTGTTTTTGCGTTATAATCCATACCTTTAAATCCATCAATAATCTTACGACCTGTCGTAACAGTTTCTCTTTTACCGTCAATCATCTTAGATTCTGTTTCATCTTTTTCTCTTGCTGTTACAACACAATGTGCTCCAGAAGCTAATAAATCAAGGATTAAATCCTGACCTTTAAAGTTTACAGTCTGGTAATCTTTTAATTCCATACCTGCACCTTCAATCTTGACAAGTCTGGCTTCACCTGTCATATTTGCAGCATCCGCTTTTACACGATTTCTTTTCTTAGAGAACTCAATCAATCCCTGTTTTGTAGTCAGATTTAAGATTGTTGATCCATCCACAACAATTGCGTCAGCTCTAAATGGAAGACCATCTGCGTCTAAAACTACATCATCAGTTTCTTCTCCATCGTCATCAAGCTCGTAGAAGTCACCGTTTGTTTTAACTGTATCAATATAATGTCTTACTTCTCCTAAGCTCTGAGTGTAAACAATGTAAATGTTTTCGAGATTTACACCATTTTCCTCTAATTCTGGTAAATAATCATCAATACTTCCTGATTCAGAGTCTAGGTATAAGACTCTGAAAGGCTTCCCATCTGGGCGTTTAAAATACGCTAACTGCATTGCCAGTGTACTTTTACCAGTAAAAGGTTCTCCATAAATAATAGTCATCAATTTACTCTGTGTTTTTGCTGCTTTTCTTGCTTTTGCCAAATGTAAAACTCCTTTATGTATATATTGTTTTGTTATTTATTTGTGAAATGATTTAGAATTGTTCTTACCAAACATCGCCTTCAGTATCATCTGAAGAATCATCAAAACCAGATCCCCATTCATCATCTGTAGAAGAGCTACTTGTCTGTTCGTCATCAGACTCACCGAAATCACTTCTTGCTGCTTCTGCCTTTTTAATAGCTTCAATCGCTGCATCAATTGCTTCTCTGGTGTATGTTTCTGAATCAATACTATCTTTGCTTGCGCCAGTGATAATAAGTTCTTTTCTTGCAGAATCTACGACTCTCTTTGTAGGATCTGCTTCTCCCCATCCATCATCTTCTACTTCAACTTCTTCTGTCTGAATTTCTGTCTTAATATGTCCCCAAACTTCGATAGATGAATATGGCTTAACATTCTTCTTAAAAGTTTTTGCTAATTTCTTATTTGTCATATAGAATTCAGCATCATTAACAGATGAATAACCAATAATCTTTCCATAAACGATAAAACGTCCTGTTGGCACATCATCTTCTTTTTCCTGTTCAATATTTGTAAAAACCATTGTCTGTTTAAAATCAGATCTTACCTTATGCTCCTCATTATCAAGATCAATTTCTTTACTTGTTAAACTAATCTGTGTTGGAGACATTCTTGACCACTGGCGTTTAGTTCCGTTTTCCCCAGTAAAACTTCCATATTCAATATCTCCTTTAATGAATACACTCTGGTTATCTGCCATGTGTTCTGAAGCATATTTTGTTAAATCAAATGGATCTAATACCAGTTTTTTGTTAACGACCTGTCCTTTATCATTAGTCTCTTTCTCAAGACCAACCCTTGAACCAATCAATGACCAATCATCTCCAAGCCCAAGCTCCTTAACAGATTTAAAACGGTCAGCCCAAGGAATATCCTTAGTTTTGTATGTAGTTTTTTTACCGTTCTTTTCTCTTTTAAGGAAATAAACTTTTGGTTTTTCAAATGCCTGGATTTTACATCTAACTTTTACGTCAGGTTCTACTTTAACTCCGAAAGATAACGTTCGTTTATCTTTGCCTTTCTGCGTTTTACCTTCCTTATAAAAGTCGTCTTTTGCACAATCAGTGATTAATCCTTCTAACTGAAATGTACCTTTAGTTTCTGGTAAGTTGAAAAGTCTTTTAGATTTTGTGTTTTCTGCCAAATAAATTTACCTCTTTCTGTTATTAAATTTGTTTAGTTAGTTTTTAGTTTGTAAATAAGTCATCAATTTATATCCACTGTCAACTCTGCCAAAGCCAACAGGAACAAAAAATAATTTTATCTGATCGGCTTATATTGCTATAATCGTTCTAGTACGTTTATAACAAATGCGTCAAAAAAAATAATAAAAGCAAAAAGCTTTTTTTGAAATTATAAGGATGGGATTAATTTATTTTTAATTTTTTTCAATTGATATTGAATTGCTTGATATGTAACACCAAGGGTATTTCCTATTTCTTCGTTCGTATACCCTTTTGCCTTTAAATTAACAATTAACCTGTCCTTATTATTTAGTATTCGCATTTGCTCATCAAAACACAAAAAGAAAATTAATTTTTTTTCATTATTTTTTTTATCAGCCAACAAAAAAGAATATTCTTTTTTGTCTTCATCTAAATCATTCATTAACTGATTGTACGATAATGTAAGTCGTTCATCTCTTTTATCTGCAAATCTCCATCGAGTATATGCTATAATTTCTTTTTGCATACATTTATATGCATATGTAGAGAATGATTTAGCTTTGGATTCATCATAATCAATTGCTGCCTTACACAACCCAATGGCAGCGAATCCATAATAGTCATCAAAATCTTGTCTGCGGATACCGCATTTTGTCATAGCAGAGTAAATCAAATTATGATTTTGTTCTACCAAGTTTCTCTGTTCGTCATTTAATTTCAACGACATTTTCTCCTTTATTTACTTGTGTTTATGTGTTAATCATGAACAAATGGTTCCCATTCTCTGGGTGGAGCATTTAGCTTCCAATATTTCGGTAATGAAACTCTTACCCTGCAACCTCTAACTACATTATAAAAATCACAATTTAAGCAATTCTCATAATCGACACTTCTACTTCCCATATCATGAACTCTGTTTGCCTTACAGATATTTTGAACTACGCTTAAAGCATCATATATCTCATCAGGTGTATATTCTTTATAATTTTTCTCGCTCACAATATCACCTCCTACTTCTTGAATGCTCGCCATATAGTATCTGGATCATCATCAATTTCCCAATTACAAGGGTCAAGGTCTCTAGGTGTACAAGTCGGGGCTTCACCCATCATCGTGCATAAAGGACAGGCTTTACAATCTTCGTCTGTTCCATCAAGATGGTATTCGCACGTATCCTGAATCACATGCAGTGCATTTAAAATTTCTTTTGGCGTATGTAATTTACTTTTCTTTTCTTTCTCCATTATATTTCTCCTTAATTGTATCAATTGCAAACTGCAACGCCTCATCTTGAATTGTTGTATAATCATTTATGGAAATCATATCATTTAATACATGGATGTACTGTGCCGCATTGGTTTTAGTAGATAGTAGCTTTTCGGAATCTCGATTCTCTATATCATTCACAGTCAATGTATCGCACGCATTAAGACACGAATCCACCAATTCGTTCCATAACGACAAAACAAAATATCTCGCTGCAATCGGATGACGTTTTAGTTCATCAACTAGCGGTTTCGTCAGTTGAAACGTATCAAGTAAACTACATATATTATAATATTTTCGAAGTATATGATCTTGCTTATTTGATGATTCAACCTCGCCTATTGAAAGTGCTAAACTATTTCTTAATTCTTCTAACTGCCCGTATGTAAATACTTTATTATTTTCTTTTTTCACTCTGTCTTTCCCATTCCTTTCTCCAATAATCATCTTCTTTGATATTGCCAAGTTTCACATATTGATCTGGTTTAATTTCTCCTAAATCAATCATATCAGAACCATAAACAGATAACATCTGCCACGCCAAATCTTCATCATTATAAATAATCAAATATACGTCTTCGTCATCATCAACCAATTGTACAACATCATATTCGAATTCATTTTCTCTGCCAGTTGATTGACAAATGGTATCTTCTTTTACTTGACACCCATACATACCACTATGGTCTGCTGGTTCACATCTTGGGAATAATAACCATCCTTTACCGATGTATGTCCCAGTAATCCACTTATTAGTATCATAATTCTGTGCCTTGCAGTACATACCACAATTTTGATAGGTTTGATTCATTGCTAAATTCCCCTTTCGCTCTTTTGTAATCCGATATACTCTGTCCATAGCTTCCATGTTATGATCATGTACCTCTGGAATAAAAATTTCCCTTCCACAAATCTTACAAATACCATATGTCTCTGCAAACGAAATTCTTTCACCTATCATTGGAACAATTGTAAACCTTGTTTCAAGTTCATAATCAACTAGCTTTCGACAATATGCGCACAAAAGTTTCTTCTCCATCTACATTACTCTCCTAACTCAATACCGCAAATTTCTTTTGCCAGTTCTCGTACTGCAACACGACTTACCCAATCTGTCTGCCAACCATTTATATGTGGTGATGACCAATTTGTGAGATCATTGTCATACATAAATTTCAGCAAATCTTCTAAGGTATGAATGTCTTTTTTAACCTCATTTACCTTGCCATAAAACTCTCGTTTTAGAACCGCTTTTATTTCTGATTCAGTGCGATATATCTCTTCTAAAAGAACCATATATAAACCATGCGTTATACTGTCTTGTATCATTACATATATTAGATCGCCAAGACATTTAATCTCCGTAATGATTCCAGACTTAACAGTATATGGTTCATCGTACCAAGCAAAATACACTTCGTTTCCAACTTTGAAATCGCCCATCTTTATCACCTCTTTCTAACACCAAGCCCACAAAATTACTCCAATTAAGCATGATACATGGAACATAACCCATAAGAAAAATATCCTACATTCAGTTAAATCCCAATTATATGAATCATCACAACCAGTAATTATGAACCAAACCCAAGCAGCTACATACAACAATACGCACACAGCAATTGAAAATATTCTGATTGTTAATTTAACATTATCTATCATTGCATCCTACTATTCATTGACTTCAACTGGCTCTAATGTGTCTTTATTTTTAACAAAATCCAACATGACTTCTTCTTGTATATCTTCATATAATTTGTCATAGTATGTTTTCTTTAATTTAAAAAATGCTACTTTCAAATCTTCACAATAAAACCTACCTCTTTGCCCATTTTTAATTTGCCGATAAGGATTTTCAGGGTGCTCATACACAACAGAAATTGTTCCATCTCCATCATATGTAGTCTCCATCGAAATACTACCATTCTTAAGAGCATGATACATAACCTGATTATCTTCAATAAACCCATATGGATGCCACTCATAATCATCAGGAATAACAGTTGGTTCAATAACATCAAAATATTTCTCTAATTCATCTCCAGACATCACACCAAGATGCACTCCATTCGCACCAAATCTAAAATTGATAACATTTTCATCTGTATCAATCTTAACAATCTCGCATACCTCGCCAAGATTATCGAAGCATCCCATTGGTTTCTTTAATTTAATCTTATGGTCTGTTGTCAATTCATTAATATTAATCATACTGCCACCTTACCTTTCTTGCTAAAATGTTCATTCCATGCATCGACCGCTTCTTGCTGATCAGCGGTTAGAGGATCATTGAATCTTTGCAGTGCTTGTACGATTCGTCCATTTTGTATTTCAATCGTCACTAACGATTTTTCTGGTTCTTTTACTCTTCTCAAGAACATAATATGGCATTCGCCATCAATGACTCGATCTATGTAACTTGCCACACAATTATTCTGCTGTACCGCTTCGTCTTTAATGTCTTGAGTGGAGTCTGGATAAAAGAATCTCAGTCCTTTATATGTAAATTCGTATTCTTTATTAATACGGCTCTTAAAGACTTCTTCCGAAAATTCTTTTTGTAATCTTTTGTAATTTCTTGTGGCAATATCCATTGTTGTTTTGAAATGTCTTGGATATCTATCAAATTTATGACTGATTGCGTCCATCATACGGGCATAATCACGCAATTCTCTGAGCAACCAATTTATAGCAACAATTGCTTCAAACGTCATTATCTTATCCATATAAACAAATACATCTGCGAGATTATATCCATAATCCTTATTTAAAGACGTTAATATTTCCATATAATAATCTGTGCTACGATTAGCAAAAAAGAACATTAAGTCGGATTGAGTCACTGTCATATATTGTGTTTGAAGAATTGTTTGAACATAATCTGGATATTTTTTGTAAAAATCAACAAACTTGTTATTTAATAAGCGGTTCATCTTCACACCAATACAATAATTTCTTAACCATTTTGGTACTTCATTAATTGAATATCTGAAATCTTCTGCAATTTGTTTGTGCGTAAACCCTATAGCGAAGAACTGCTCACATACTGAATATTGACTTGCATATTCAAACAAAGTTCCCAAATTATAATCAATGAAGCCACATGTAGTTCTTCCCATTTCACAATTTCTTCGCCAATTTACATATTTTAGAAACTCTGCATAATGTGGATCGGACACAAACAATTTATCCAATTCATCAGCTGAATGTCCAGACAGAATATTATTTAAAGCTTTCACTTTCTTACCACTTTTGCCATAACAATCACCATTTGATAAATCATATTTGCAAGTTTTACCATCATCCAGATGGAAAATAATAAACTTGCCTTGTTTTTCTGCTGTGATAGTGCTTCAACTCCTTTCATTTTGCCTCAAATTCCTATTTTATCATCACGTTATGTTCCCAATTATAATGTTTCATCTCCAAGTAGAAATCTGTAACATAATCGCATAAACTGTCAGAATCTCTAAACACTCTATCAGACATCTCAATCCACCAAGCATGTAATGGTTCAATATCTTTGTTCAAAATCAGTACAGGAATATGATGTTCATATGCGATCGCAATCTCCATAGACGTTCCAATGCTTTTCTGATCATTTGCATTAACAATTACAAGATCGCTGTTTCTAACAAAGTTGGTATCAAATCGCATCACTTCTTTCTCTGTATCGAATAATTTTTCTTTAAAATTATAATAATCTACAGGGTTAATAATATTCATTGGCTTGGTATCGGCACATGTTTTTTTACATCGACTGATAAGTGATTTACGAATTTTTTCTCGCCACTCATTTTGTTTTGTAAACGATAAGTTTTGCATACCGCCTGCAAGATAAATCTGAAATACATTATTTTGCATTTAATTTCTCCTCCACTTTCTTTGTTAAGTAATCCAAAATGTCTTTATCGATTTTAAATGTCTGAATGTCTTTTACAATTCTCTCTGCACTAAGGATACACTGATTCATCTTTTTAAAATTATCTACTGTAATATGTGAGAAAAATCTAGCATCATCTTTGACAGACGCAGGACTCTCACCTGTCTTCGCATAATGAAACTCCTCACAAATCAGTAACATATCTTTACCGCTTTGAAGCCCACCCATTCTAAACGAAAAATGAGCCACACGATAAATTGCTTTTGGATTGAATTTATTCTGCCAAAAATCACCAATATGTATATCCATTATTTCATTTCTCCTTTCACAACATAGGACTCAATCAATCCTTTTCTTAGTCGATCATTCATATCCTGAATCGCTTCCTCAATTGTCTTAAATTTACATGAACAAATATGCTCTTTTGTCAAATTAACAAATGAATATGTGCCATCAGATTTGTTCTTAAAAATAACCACCACTGATTCTTCCTCATTTGGTTTTTTGACAATGAATCGAAGTGAACCTTTTGCTGCTTTATTCGGCTTCTGTTTTTGATATTCAATACAGATATTATAATCCGTTCTTGAGCCTCTACGGACTGCATATGCCTTTTTAATCTTATGATCTTCATTGTCTGATGCAACATAATATCCTGCCGTATCATATTCTAATTGTTCAATACGCTTCGCATTATCATAAATATTGATATATCCCCAATCCCCAATTCTTGTTTGCATCATTTCTTCAATAAATTCTTTAACGGTATATTCCTTGTCAAATTTTACATCACTTTTCAACAAATTAAACATCTCTACCACCCACTTTCTTATTAAATGTTTCTTGTAAATTTAACCAGAACTGTCCATCATCAGCAAACCCATAATGGTCTGCCATTGTTTTCGCAAATTCTTTTGTAACACTTTGTGATCCGTTAATCAGCCCTTGCACATAATCAACATCCATGCCAATTTGGCTTGCAAGCTGATAAGAAGTCATACTGCAAGATTCAATAAATTCTTCTAAGCATTCGCCAGGATGAAAAGCAATTTCATCTCCAATCTTTACATACATATCACACCATCTCTCTCACAATTCGTTCATTTGTTGTCATCAAGAAGTTATTGATACGATCCCAGTCTGGTTCGTCTGGCAAATCAGTATTCATATAATCATAATCAAATTGATAAAGTAATCCTTCAATAAAAACATCGTATGACTGATTTGGGAAATATTCTGTATGCTCATTGTGTTTGCCAAATCTATATGTTTTATGCGTACTATTATATCCTTCTTTGATCTTTACAAGATCTTTTCCTATGTCATCCATAGATCCTAACATTGTTCCGTTATGTAATAATTCAATGCCCTGTAGCAATAATCGAACTGCATGCATCATTGATTTATTAGCGTATCGTTCTGCCCTTTGCTTTTCTTTCTCTGAATCTTTATTTTTATAATACTTAAAACTCGTTCGAGTCAGACAATCACAAATATATCCTTTATATGCATGATAAACTCTCTTAGATAAGAACATATCTCTATTTTTGATCAACTCCATACCAATATCGGATACATACAAATAGCGGTCTGGTGCAAAGTATAGCAACTCTAAAAATGTAGGATTACCCTTGGCAAGCATATTAATCATCTTAATATGCGAATGTAACACGGTATCAATGTCTTTATGATCATCGGTCTTCTCAAGATTGTTCTGATTATTATTCAACAAAATCTCTCTTTTATCACTAAGGAAAACACCACGTAAATCAATGTCAGAATCCTCTGTATTTGTTCCGTAAGCATAACTTCCACCTAGTGTGAGAAAAGCGATTTTATGAGGATAATCTCGCAAAAAATCATACTCTGTAGACGAGTTTATGTAATCTTTCACTTCTTCAATTGTCATGATCTCACCGCCTTTGCCCTATGCATTATTTTTTTAATATTACCAAGTTGCCAACTTACCCATTGAATACTCTTTCCAAATTCTTTGGCTATGTATTTATGCTCAATATCATCAAGTAACATATATATAATTTTCTTCTGCTTGTCTGATAATTTGTTAAATTCTCCTTGATAATATACTGTTGTTAGTGCTTGACTCTCTATGTCATCGTTACTCACAAGCAAACTACCAATTGTTAATTCTTCTGCGTCAACTCTTTCGTCAACAGGTGCATCCAATGATTCCGCATTTCTGTTCATTTTCTCTGTTGGGCTATGCCATTTTATATAATATTTATTAATTTCTGACTGTAATACCCATCTAAAATACGTCCCAAAATTACCTTTAGACTCATCCCATTTTAATGCTGCTTTGCAAATTGCCATACGACCAAGATCCATATATGTATCAAAATCTTTAAATTTTGTAAAATACTTCTCATGCAAATGCCAAATCAAAGAATAATTATCTTCAATCAGCTTTCGCTGTTCATCATTTAGTTTCTTCACATTTCTTAGCCTCCTGTTCTTTAATAAATTGCTCTACTTCATCTGTATAATCTAACCCAAAATAATACTCTGCATGTCTTCCAGGATGAGGCACAATCATATCTATAGCATTTGGGACTTCTTTGTTTATTTCTTTATAAATATCACCACTGCATTTTAATGTACCCATTACTAAATCATGTATAGAATATTTATTTTTAATACATGGAATTGGAGGGTCGTTAAACAAGTGGCTAATAAAAGGATGTATGCTTCGTTCATTTCTTGCTTTTATATACGCTTTGTCCATCATATCTTTCATTATATGTATAGCCTTGCAAACATCTTTACTAGCCAATTCATAAACTAATGCTTTAGTAGATTCATAATATACATCATCTGTATATGTACTATTAGAATATAATTTATAAACTTCATTGCCATTTGATTTATCAATACATATGTTATCAATAGAAATTTTCTCACCGTTTTTTAATACAATTTCATCACAACACAATATTGCAGGAGATGTAATATGCATTGTTTCGATTGGCACATAATCTGTATATTCATACAAATAAGACTGCATAAGTATTTTTAAATTATAATCAAAACAATAATACATTTCATCTAACTCGTCACAATTTTTGTATTCTAAAGACTCAATTTCAGCAAACTCATCTCCCAGACAAATACCACGCACTACTTCGAACTTTCTTCTTCTATAAATTTCCACATCGGCTTCCCAATCTGGATCTCTGTTTTTACTAAAAGCAAGTTCAATTTCTCTTGTATTTTTCCTTGACATACATCACACTCCTAATACATATTTATCACATCTGAACCCAGCTGCATTTGGATGACCGCCACCACCATATTTCACAGCAAGCTCATACACATTTACTTTATCTTGTTCTGCGGATCGTAGCTGATATTCCCACATACTTCCATTGAATGAAAAACCGATAAACATATCGTATTTAGAAGCATCAATAGATTCGAAGAAATCAGAATTGATTAACGCTCTGTTGATTGCATAGACTTTATGTCCCTCAAATATGGTTTCAAAACCATATGCTCTAAGATATTGTTCTGCATTTGCTGCTAAATACTCAATAATTGATAAGCCATCTGCTATCATATCACCAATAATTTTTGCTGCTTCATAAATTCCTTGATCTTTATTTAACGTGTTTAGCAATGGACTTAACGCATCAAAATCATACGATTCAAATGCATAGTGAAATGCTTTTACGAATTGTTTTGACGTTTCACCAAAATAAAATGTATCCCACATGGCTGTATATTCTGCCAGTTTTGGATAATCTGCTTTATATTTATATATATTGAGTAATCTTTTTACATTTTTCTCATCCGTCCTCTCAATTTGCTCCCAATTTTCATCACACATATATTTAAAATATAACCATGTCAAATTCGCTCCTGAAATACCCGCTCCAGTAATTCTGATTCCTTTTACATCACACTTGAAATCTTTATACGCTTCAATCGTAGACTGATGATGGTCGATCCAAAATACATTCTTTGTAATACTGAGCAACTGCCACATCTCTTCTGGCTCAATACTGTAGTCTACAATAAACACAAATTCATCCTGCTCAATGTCATGAAACGGGAATTTCATGCCGTAATTAATTTTTCGGAAGTCTTCTGGTTTAAACTCTAAACCTCGCTGTTCGCAAGCTTTTCTGACATAGAAACCAGATACGATGCCGTCCTGATCAACATGATAAAAACATTTCATTCTTCTTTACCCCTTTCGTTTATTCATTAAGTTAAGAAAATCTGCAACATCCTGCATAGCATGTACGCCAGAATATACTTTAATACGATTTTCTTTCAATAAATTTTCGACTGCTTTTAAACTGTGGCTCATCTGCTTAGATTCTTTATTCTTTTGTTCCTGATAGAGATTAAGAAAGATCACTTTATCTGGTCGCTTATGAGAATCATCAACTACTTCTGCAATACTGTATACTCCTTTAATACCATTCGTAATGCCATACAGAACATAGTCAGATTCTTCTCTTTCCTTGACTTCCCGCAGTCGGTCTTCTTCACTCCAATTTTTTACGATTGGATTATAATAATCACAATCCAACATCTTCTGTAGCTGGTCTCTCCACTTCCATCCAGAGCATGTTCCGCCTAAAAACACTTTCATTCTTCTTTCTCCTTCACCTTTGCTTTTGATTGATTTGGCTTTTTAACCGATTCAACATATATTTCCCAGTCATCTGCATATACATCTTCCGCAAGAGGTATCCAAACTTCTGCGTTTTCTTTATCAAATAAAAAAATAATTGAATCTGGCTTATATTCACCCATATCATTACACTCAAAATAAACATTAGTTAATTCTGACGAATAAATTTTCAAATACTTTTCCTTTCCCCAAATGCCTCTTCTTATAGTAGTTTTGTCTTTTTTTATTGCGATCATTGCTTTTATAAAATTCAATTAATTATTCACCTCTTCCTTTTACTGTTAAAATCCCATCCTTGCTCAACCCAATCATTTGCGAAAATATCCTCTTGTGTAGGCAACCATCCCAATGTTATAACTCCATTTTGGTCTCTACATAAGAGTGGTTTCATTTTATATTTTTTATCAAATGGAATAATCTCATTTAATTCTTCTTCGCACATCATAAACACATAATCATAAGTTGTTCGTGTCTTCTTCCACGAACTACGACGATACAATTGCCTTGGATTAATTTCCATATTTTGCATCATCATTTCAAACGACATTCCTTGTTTCTTTTTTGCCATTGGCATTATTTCTCCTTTACAATCTTAACTTTATAACCAAGTTCCTTTTCAATTTCTGCAACCGTCATTTCTTTTGGCGGTGATAAACTCATATTTAAACTATCAATATCAGATTCCATATTCCAAACGCTTCTGTAGATCAATCGTCCCGTCAAAATACAAATTGCTTTCTTAACTTCGTCTGCCGTCGGTGGATAATGATCTAATGATGAAATAATATGTTTGTAATTTTCTTCATTCAATAAAACACGTTTAGAATCGAGGGATGTATTCTCTTCTTCCCGTGATTCAATATATAAGAAGTTGTTCATTATATCTCTCCTTTCTCAATTTCTTCTTTAATAATTCTATATGCAAGAGCCTCATCAGACTCTTTGTCATTAATTCCATTTCTTTCTAACAGCCTGTCCAATTCACTGGGACTCAGCCGATCAAAGAATCGTTTTATCTCTTGTTTTCGTTGTTGTCTCGATTTCATTTTTTTTGTTTAATTTCCTTTAATTATGTTATTTTTTATAGTTACCAAACTGTTTCCAGAGTGGGATGCGACAACGTAGTAGTTTTGTACCTATGTTATTTTTTATAGTTGTCAAACCCAAAATAACATAAATCCGACAAAATAACATAGATTTTAGTGAGTGCCATAATAAGCCTCACTTTTGGCGTACTCAATATTATTTGAGCAGAATATTTTATATATTCCCAAAACACACCAAATATTTTAAAATTTTTATTTTATTGAGTTTATAATGTGAAATCAAATAAGTACAAACGTTCTTTCTTGTACCTAATACTTCACGTTTTGTACCTATGTAAAACTAAATAGGTATCAAACAGGCTTCTCACTGCGAAATATTGATGATGAGTTTTGTACCTATGTAAAACTAAATAGGTATCAAACCTCAAATTCTTTTGTCCAATTTTTGCTACCTAATTTACATAGATTTTAGTGAGTATCTTACAATCTCACTTTTGGCATAGCCACAATTCAGTGACCAGAAATTTTAATTGGAATAAAATTTCCCAAAACATGCCATGTATTTTACTTGTGTAATTTAATATGGTTCTAAAACTGAGGCATAGTGGGTAAAAATATTGTAGTTTCAGTTTTGTACTTGTGTAATTTTTAATGGTTCTAAAACCTCAAATCTTAATTATGTATACAATACGGAACTTTATGTTCTACTTCATTACACAAATTTTAGTGAGTGACTTCTCCTCACTTTTGGCGCAACCACTTTATTTATGGTTGAGGGAGTACGGAACTCCCTCCAAAACACACCAAATATTTAAGCAGCTTTTTTATTATCATTATTTTTATCATCTTCTAATATAATTCCATAATAATCTGCCGCAGCTTGAATCGTTTCTTTTGAACATTTAAATTTATCGTCTGTAAATTGTGTTGACATTGCGATGTTTCTAGCCGCATTATAGTCTGCGTTTACAGTATATAATTTGTGGCTTTTACAATTAGGATTCTTGCATTTAAATGTTGCCTGATCTTTTCTTTGTTCCTTTTCCCAGTGCCCACAAAAACTACATACTTGGGATGTAAATGACGGGTTGATTTTTCTAACTATGATTCCACATTGTTCTGCTTTATATGTAATATATTGTTGTAGTTTGTAAAAGCTCCAGTTTCTTAAAACAAATTCGCTTGAGTCATACCCTTTTAAATTTTCTATGTTGATATATTTTGCCCTATGTTTAATTGCGTAATCAACGACTGTTTTACTAACTCGATGGCAATATGTATCAACAAAATTCTTTTCTTTTTCTTTTAACCTCTCTAAAGCTAATAATTTTCTTTTCCTTCCATGCCCACCTTTTGCTAATTTTAAAGCTTTTTGTAACTGCGTATATTCATTTTGAAATTTTGTTCTTCTTGTAACAAGATCATTTCCACTGCCGATATATTGTTTATCGTATTCGTTATTATTTAAAGCACACACAGCAGGAACAGCAAGTCCTAAATCAACTCCAACAACAGTATTTTCATCTAAATCCATTTTTTGTTTCTGCATTGTTATACTTAAATTCATTTCAATTTTATCGTCATCAATGCCAAAGGTACTTCCACCGACTGAATACTCTCCTGTGAAAATCTTGATAATCGTTGAAATTAATTCTGTCTTATTCTTATTTTGTTTATGCCCAAAGTTAATTTTGAATTTAGCAATCGTTGGGGAACCATTCTTGCCTAAACACACATATACTGGACATGTAGGTTTACCAATATTCTTTTTTAATTCTGTTATATCTTTGCAATCTGTAAAAATACCGAAATCCTTATTGGTTAAAGTAAAAGGAGAATCGAATTTGTAATTTGGAACAGAAACTTTTCCTTCCAATACTCCATCTTTAATTAAATTCTTAATCTTGCTGGTAAACGCTTGTTTGAAATCAGATCCATATCCTGCTAATGGATTATCAATGTCAACATTTGTAAAGATACTACCATTCTTATTACCTGCTTTACGATAACACTCTTTTACATTATCACTCACCCATTTATTCTTTTCTGTAAGAGTCGGTAAATTTGCCACTTCTTCTTGTATCATTTTTGTATATATGTAAGATAGAATATAGTTCTTTCGTCTTGCTTCACTCTCCATTGCCTTTCTTACAATATCGTATGTATAATCACTTGCTATTTTATGAGTGTATTCTTTAATTCCATTTTCTTTGAACTCTTCATATTGCTTTTCTAATTCTGCAAGCTGTTGTTTATATCCATCTTTCCGTTCTGGCTTACTTGTGTTTTTAATCTGTCTTTTTTTAGATTCAATTTTCTTCGGAAAATCCTTTTCTAAAAAAGCATTAACTCTTTTCTTCCATTTATCATTGTCGCTTGCAACGGGAATCAAAGTAATCTTCCTTGCGATTGTCATTGTGTTGTCGTCTTGTTTCTTAGCCATATCTACTTCACTCCTTTATCTTCCATTTCTTCATATAACTCTCTGAATTTTCGAAAATCATCCACACTACCACCATTGTCTGGATGACTTTTCTTCATTGCATACTTCACTGCATCCTTAACATCTGAACGAGTTTCTTCCTTATTATATGTACCATTTTCTTTGTCGTTAGTATCTGACATGAACGACATCTTATCTAAGATCAGATTTACATTTTCCTGCCTCATCCGATCCATCTTTCTTTCGTATCTCAGGAATACAATCACTCCAACGATACAAAACCCAATCGCATAGCCAATGGCAAACTTAATATTAGCTCCCATGTTAATCACCTCACTTTACATAAAACTCAGATTACACATTCTAGTCAGTAATTCTTTTACAATTTCTCTATCTTCGTCTTTAACCTTTTTTGATTTTGTTGTTGCCATAAACTCTAACCACTCTTTTCTCATTTTCTTTTCGTCATCATTTAAGTGTTCGATTACAATTAATTGCTTAGAATTAAGTTTGTCGTGACTAGAAATATAGTTATTCCATCCGTCTTTCCAAAACAACTTGTTTGAGATAACTAATGCATATCCCATCAATGTTTCTCCATTTACTATTCTTGATCTAAAACACAGGTTTCCATTTTCAATTGGATTATTTCTCATATCTTTCATTCATTATCACCTTCTTCTGGTCTTAACATAATTCCAAGACCTGTGCACATACCTGTAAGTTTCTTGTCCATTGCCTTGATTCTTTTGTAGTTGTAATATGTCATATATGGTACTCCAACGCCAATTGCTACGATTACCATAAACGCCAATACCCAAATTATGTAAAACAAAACGTCCATTTTATCTTTCTCCTTTTCTACTACTATCTCCTAAAATCGAACCACCATACTGTGTAAAAATTCTTCTGAAAATATGTATCGTCTCCGTCATCAAGTTCTTTAAAATATTTTCTGCCTCGTTCTTTAACATCGTCTTCATTGAAATAACTATATGCCCATGCAGGAATTGTGTAAGATTCCTTATCTTCTAAGCAGAGATTCAACAAATCTTTGATCATCATCTGCAATTCTTCTTCATCATATCCCTGCGTCATTACATCAAAATATGGGATATATGCCATATATGGAACTGAGTCATTTTCATCTTTCAGAACTACGACAGGAAATGTTAGATTGTAATTCATGTTTTTAATCCTCTTTTTTACTGGGCTTCTTATGTTTCTTTTTGTATGGTGTACAATAATCGGATGAGACCCATCGCCAACAATTTTTTCTATAAATTAAAAAATCTGCATAATGTTCGAATTTGTAACCTTTCGTATATCTATCTGAGCATACCCCATACACTTTGTATGGCTTACCTTTATATAAAACTTTCATACTATTCATCCACCTCACAATCAACATCAAATAGATATTTCATGATGCGTTTTGTACCGATTTTGTTGGCAGCATCCTCTGCAATTTCTGGAGAAGTAAAATAAATGCCATTGATTGTTTGTGATGCATATAAATATGCCGTTGTTAAATCTCTATCTACAATGTCATACCTAATACAACAATGCTCATTTTCACCATCCCAAATTAGTTTTTCCGAATTATTGTGTTCGTCAGCATATCTCTGCAACTCAACATTAACCTTCTGTTTTTCAATAGCAAACTCTGTATCCTTTTCAGTCTTAAATACATTACCTAAAGCTAATCTTCTCAAATCTGATGCTCTACCTTGCCATTTTGCAATACCGATCTGTCCATCATTAGTGATGTAATAATACTCATCTCCGTTCTTTAACCCACATGGATTTGTTTCTTCTTTCTGTTCTGATCTCTCGCAGAACTGCTCAAATAATGATTTAAATAAATTCTGCTGTGCTTCAGATAATTTTGAAATATCAATTGTCTTTGCTATACCCATTTTCTTTCACCTCACTTTATGCTCCAAAGATGTATTTAATGATTCTGTCTCTTCCGATTGCTTCAATTGCATCAACTAAAACATCTTTTGATGTAAACATAACTGTACCCTGTATTTTTGTTGTAGCCAATGTATCGCAAAGAAGTCTTTTTCCGTCTTCTTCACATCGAATACAATAACAACGATTGGCAAATTCTGTGCCGTTGTGTTCCTTTGCATACCGCTCAAGTTCAACTTCTACTTTTCTTTTCTTTCTTGCAAATACTGCTTCTTCTTGTGTTTTAAATACGTTGCCTAATACCCATCTACCGTTATCGACAATGCTATTAAACCATATTGCGCTATAAATAGATCCGCTACCATCAATGTAATGATATCTTTCACCGTATTTTGGTTTCCAAACTTTAGACCCTGAATTAGTTTTTTCTTTTGGTTTCGCTCTTTCACAACATTTATCAAATAATGCTTTTATTAGATCCTGTTCTGCCTCTGGCAGCACTGAAATATCAATTGTTTTTGTTGTACTCATTTATTTCCCCTCACTTTTAAACTCTTCAATCTCTCTCCACGCCAAAACACTTTCGTCGTTATAGTATAAAATGTTACTGTTACGCCTTCTCCATCCATGAGAATCGTGCCATGACCTATGAGTGCATTCACCTTTTATAAAAACCCAAACGTACTTAATATCTTCTGGCAGATCATCAGGATTCTTTCTTAAGTCATGCCATCTATACTTTTCTTTATATTCTTTTAACTCTTTCAATTCTCCCAGCCACTTCGCAAGTTGCTCATGATTTAAGGCACAGTCAATCAATCCATCAAGTTCTTCATCGTCTGGATTCGCATGACACAACATGGCTTCTGTGTATTTCTTTGTTGTCATATCATTTGCGCATTTGATAGTTTCTTCTAAATTCATTTGTTTCTCTCCTCTCTAATCAATATCTGCGATACTCTCTACAAAACAGTTATAATAAATATATCTCTTACCTTTGTAGTCAAACTTGACATATCCACCATCATTTGTATCAATATCAATTTTTCCTTTATATTCAGCAATCTTCTTACCGTCTGCCGTGTATACTGTAATGACTCTATTCATACCACCATTCCAATTGCTTTTCATATCAACAACTCCTCTTTTGAATCCTGCGGTACATCCTGTCATTGATCCTAAGCAAATCGTTGTTCCTAGAACCGTTGCCAAAATTTTCTTTCTCATTTATTTCTCTCCTTCTTCCTTATAGTAATATCCATACAAGCAACAATCTCCAGAATCCCATGTGTCGTAATAACAACCGTCTGAAATTGCAACTACATGATTCGCAACATTTACCAAGTAATTGCCTTGTTTATGATCTTTTGCAAAACTTTCAACTGTTGGTCGTTTAGATCCTTTTCGGTTGCTAATACCTTGATAAGCAAACCCATTATCGAATAAATATTCTTCGTAACATTTTCGCTCTGATGGCATACACTGCATATCCCTTGCGTATGGTAACAAATCATCAAATGTTGTTAACCATTCTTTATCAAGCACTTTTGTTAATGCTCTGATCACGCAATCTGAATGATTGTCTTTTGTATCTTTATCGTTTGGTTGATAATATCTGTAAATTTTATTTGACATTTTCTCACTCCTTCATATTTCATTTTCTTGAAGTTTACCTTTCATTTGTTGAATATAATATACCACTTCTTGCACATAGTGTCAATACAAAATCTTCAACTTCTTGAATATTTTATTTTACATCCTGTATATAATATGTTACAATATAGATGTGGAGGTATATCATATGATAAGTTATAAACCGCTTTTCGTAACTTTAGCGAAAAAGGGTATGACAAAATCTGATTTACGAACCGCTTTAAATATGGGGTCTGGTACAATTGCCAAGATGGCAAAGAATCAGTATATCAGTCTCGAAAACATTGACAAAATTTGCTTATATCTTGATTGCAAAGTTGAAGATGTTATCGAGGTCATACCAAACGATTAACCAAAAAGACTTTAACCATTTAGGTTGAGGTCTTTTTTAGTGGAAACAACAGGAATCGAACCTGTGTCGGCAATTTATATGTGATGAAAATTAAATGTAAATAAATAAAAATACTTATATGGAGGTAGAAAAATGAATGTTTATGTATTGCCTGCTCTACCAACTGAGCTATGTTTCCATGACTGGCACTTTATACAACTATATATAGTGGTTCAATAATTGGATAATCACTATATATTGTGTTTTATAGAGTCATAAAATGCCAGTTTTATGTTTGTGAAATTAATTTTTGTAGATGAATTTATCCGTTATTTGCGAGCGTTTTTCATTTGATCTAATATGGCTTTAGCTTCTTGCTGTCGCTCTTCTTGCTCCATATGATAATCCAATGTTTCTGCACTAGATTCATACGCAATAGCAACGCCTTTGGATTGTTCGCTAAGTTTCTTTGCTCCTTCTCGAACCTCTTCCAAACCTTCCTGAGCAGCATTTAAACTATTGTATTGGTCTAAATTTTTCTGCAATTCTGCAATCTGCTGATCTGCTTCCATCTGGAGAACCACAGTATCTTTTTCACCTTTTAACTTAATGAGCTGATCATATGCTTGGTTTTTAATTTCTTCTTGTTTATCTTTTGTTGCTTGCAACTCTGGGATTTTCTTTTCGTACACTGATTTCTGTGCCTTGAGCGTGGCTAATTTTTGAGCATAATACATTGCTTTTTTATCATCATTGTTATCAATATACTGGTTGATCATTGCCTCGGTTTTAGAAATTTCTTCTTTTGTTTCTTTGAGGTTATCTTCCATTGTTGCCAATCGACCAGCTACCATTGTGTATGTACCCATTGTTTTCTGGTAGAAATCCTGCTTATCTTTAATTGCAGTATTATATCTGGCTCTTGCTCCCTCTGGAGTCATTGCATTTTCTTTGATTTTTTCTGTAACTGTTCCAGATGCCACATTTTTAATCTGCTTTCCATTTTTAGTAAATTGTAAATATGCGATAATCGCTACAATTACACAAATAATAATAATTGTCATAATAATTTCTCCTATTAGAACTCACGGTAATCTGCTGGCTCTGGTGTTCCAAGATTTTCATTATCTGTAGATTCTACTTCTTTATCTTCAGAAACAAAATCTTTTAGCATCTTTGCAAGATCAACACCTGTAGATCCTTTAACACCATCTGATACCTGATTCACAACATTCATAATATCTTTTGTTAATTTTGTTGTGTTTCCTTCTCCATACATAGTGATACTTCCTACATTTCCTAATGGTGCGGCTGCATTTTTAACTGCTTCTGGGAACATCTGGCACATCATTTCTACAATAGAAGCTTTACCCATCTGTTTCATAGCTTCTGCTTTCTTTTCGATTGCTTCTGCTTCAGCAATACCTTTAGCTTTGATTGCCTCGGCTTCTGCTACACCCTTTGCACGAATACCTTCAGCTTCCTGTTCCATAGCATATTTTGTAGATTCAGCTTCTTTTTCTTTAGCATATTTATTAGCTTCTGACTCTTTCTGTCTCTTATATAAATCTGCATCTGCTTTCTGCTGAGAGGCATATCTTTCAGCCTCTGCCTGTTTCTTGATCTGTGCATCTAATGTCTGCTCTGTTACCTCAACGTCTTTACGTTTCAGTTCAATTTCTTTTTCCTGACGCATAATATTAGCATCCGCAGTTACAATTTCAATTTCTTTACGTGATTTTTCTTCCTGAATCTTGTATGCTGCATCTGCCTCAGCCTTCTTTGCTTTTGAAATCTTCTCAAGTTCAGATTTTTTAATTTCCAGATTGTTATTCTTTTCTGCGATCGCTGTTTCTGACTCAACCCTTGCATCATTCGCTTCTTTTTCAGCCATTGCTTTTGCTTTTTCAATATCTCTTTCGCTTTCAGCTCTGGAAATTGCAGCCTTCTTCTGAATTTTAACAACATTATCTACACCAAGATTTTCAATAACATCATTATCATCCATAAAATTCTGCACATTAAAACTGATGATATCTAATCCCATTGCAGCAAGGTCTGGCTTCGCATTTTCTGTAACAAGCTGTGCAAATTTCTGACGATCAGAAACCATTTCTTCGAGGCTCATCTTTCCAACGATCTCTCGCATATTACCTTCAAGGACTTCTCTTGCGACCTGTCCAATATCGCCTACTGGCTTATTTAAGAAGTTTTCTGCTGCAAGTTTTAATCTTTCTGGATTACTGCTAACCTTTACATTGACCGCTGCATCTACATTGATATTGATATAATCTGCTGTAGGCACAGAACTTGATGTCTTAACATCAATTGGAATTAACTCAAGATTAAGATGATCTGCTTTTTCAAAGAATGGGATTTTTAACCCTGCCTTACCAATTAATGTCTTAGGTGTCTTTCTAAGTCCAGAAATAATATAAGCTTTATCTGGACTTGCTTTGACATAACCGCTACCGATAATAGCTCCTACGCCACCTACCGCAATAACCACTGGTACCACTGTTCCAATTACTTCAATCATAAATATCTCCTTTGTTATAAAATTTATTTATCACAACACCATATATAGATGTCATAATCTTGTTACTAAATACATCCGCCACAAGAATTAGTGCGAAAATCCTCTTCATTGATTGCTTTGAAGATCTGGCGCTGAACATCAATATCTTTTGTAATTTTATCTAACCAATACTTATTAGCCTCAATCCACTCATCTTGTTTCAGTCCGTCATAATATGATTCCCATTCTTCAACCCAGTCCTTAAAATACCATCGCTCATATCTTTTATATGTATTCATAGGTTCTGTGCGTAAGTCTTCTGGAATCTTATCGGTAACATCTTTGCCATCAACATCAAGCTTCCATTCTCCAATACAGAGTGCAAAACCACGACCTGTCCATTTTGCTTTAACTTCCATATTTAATCATCCAACTCCATTCCTGCCTCGATCCACATGCCAGATATAAATTTAGGCATTGGAGCAAGTTTAAATACATTCTTCTCATGCATCTCGTCAATGATCTGTCTCACTGCTTCATCTTTACATACTCCAGTTCTCAGATATTCGTCTAACATATCATATGTAAATCCAAGATTATCTTCATCTGTCTTACCGCATAATCCATCAGTAGGTGTTTTTTCGATTAACTCTGTTGGAAGTCCCAGAACTCTACCAATTGCTTTAACTTCTGTCACAGTCAGATCACTTAATGGACTAAAATCTCCGGCTGAATCTCCATATCTTGTTGCATATCCGACCCAATCTTCAGATAAATTACATGTATTTGCTACTCTTCCATTCATACTCTGTGCAAAAGCATACAATGTAGCCATTCGGATACGAGCAGGTAAATTTGTGGCACTCTGTTTACTCCATTTACCGCCTAATTCATCTCTGATTTCATGTTTAATATCTCTGCAAGCATTAAAAATATTAACTGTGTAATGTTCAATTCCTAGATGATCACATAGCATCTGAGAATACTCAATATCACTCTGCACACCCTGTGGCATCATAATTCCAATAACTCGATCTTTACCTAGTGCTTCGACACATAAGGCAGCGACAACTGATGAATCTTTACCGCCTGAAATTCCTACAACGGCATTACACCATCTTCCATTAACTTTAAACCAATCTCTAATCCACTGTACTAATCTGTCTTTGGTTTCTGCTGCATTAAAACTCATGTTTTATATCTCCTCTCTTAAAATTCTCCTTCGTTTAAAACTCTTCTAATTTCCTGTAATGACTGTTCTTTTACCAATTTGCCATCTCTAAATACTGTCTCAAGCAGATTATTCATTGGAAGATTTTCTGAAGTATATCCATCTTTAAATGTCAATTTACCGTCTAATCCTGTATAGACATGACATAAACCTCTCTGAGATTTCTTAAATCCGCCATCTTTTGGATTCTTGAAAATTGGATATGGTTTGCCATCAATCTCACAATACGTTGCTTTAATACAACTGCTAAATGTATCTCTTGTAAATGGTTTCAAAACTCCATTTTCTTCAATACACTGGAATGAGAATGATCCGACGCCAAGTGCAACATTGCTTGCTGCGAATCCATTTTTCTCTAAAATGTCATAAATCTGCTCACATCTCTGCACTGTAATTGAATCTCCGTAAATTGCTTTTACATGAGGATCTAATACTTTATATCCTTTACTATTCGTAGTTCCGCCAAACTCTTCCCATAACTTGAATACCGTTCTGGTTACTACATCTACACAATCTCCTGAATCCCCTCTTACAAGAAAACATCCATTGTGATTCATAATCTCATTCTTGAGTTTTGGAAGAATATTCTCTACAACGTTCCAATAATCATATGAATCCAATACTGCGGAGAAGCTTGTGTTTCGATAAATCTCTGTAAGTAATCTTTTAATCAGAGTCTCTTCATCTCCGTCAATCGCATAATTACTACACGCAACCGAATGTTCCGTTGACGGGCTACCAAAAGCAACTGGTTCTTTCGTACAATCACAGTTATAATTTCTCTCTAAATATGGAATTGTTGGAACTGTTGCTGTATTTAAGAATGATAAACACCATCCTGCCCCTGCTTTAACCGCAGACTGTAAACATTCTTCGCCACGAAAATCGAAAGCCCCTAATGCTTTAGATTTTGGAATATCGTCATCACAAGTCATTTCATAAAACTTATTAACGATCTGTCTATATGTATGCCCGACAGTTGCAGCGATCATCGGATGCCACATTTCTGCGGAAATTAAGCTTTCTAATGCCTGTGGCAACCATGCAAAATCTTTATGTGTATTCTCAATACTAAACATCGGCACATGCATTGGTACTAAAGTTCCTTCAGGAAGAGCCTTAATCTCAATTGGAAGATAGCCAAGATCATATAAATCTTCTATTTTCTGTAATCCATATGTACCTTCTCCAAGAGCTGCATCCATTACTGTCTTATAAGTACCAATTGCTTTGTTTCTATATTCAAAGAAAAAATACTCATTAAAATAATCGACCAAATACTCTTTAATGAATCCTTGTAATCCAAACATGGCTACTTCATTCCATCGTTTTACTCTGCTCATACGTGGAGTAAAATAAGAAACAGATTTTGTAATACCTTTTGGTAACATTTCAGCATGAACTGCTTTATAAAAATCAATTAATAACATTGGATTTGTCTGTTTCATAAATCTAACACCTCAACTTTCTCATGTTCTTTCGTAAAAATACTACGTGTTGTAAATACTTTTTTAAACAAACTATCTTCCTTTAGTAATTCGCCATCAAGAATTGTGTTTTCACAGTGAGTAACGTACAAATACATATCTTTACAACCGTATTTGTTTAATTCTTTTGATCCGTAGTAGAATGTGCCACCCTTACTACAAATATCATCAATCATTAGAATTGCTGTATTCTCATCTAATTTATCTGTATCTCCATGAATCTCAATACCAAGAATTTCTCCTGTCTTCCAATCACGATTTTTAATTCCATAGACAATCGGATAATCATCTGATACAAATTCAGAATATCTTTTTAGTGATCCGCTATCTGGAAAATAAATTACAAGATTTCTTGATGACTCTGCTTTAAGGACTTTGCAGCAAGTTTGTGTGATATATGATGCTCCACGAATTACTTCTACATGATCAATCAATGCAGTAGATACATCGGAATGTGGATCAGTTACAATAACTCGTACAAATCCCAGACTATTAATAATTTCTGCAAAATATTTTAATGTAAAGCATTCGCTTGGCTCTTTTACTCTGTCAAATCTTGCATTTGGTATATACGGCATCACTAATGCTTGTTGTAACCACGGAAAATGTTCTTTAATATTTTTAGAAATACACAACAAAGAAAACAACTCTTGATCTGACTCATATAACCATGTGATATACACTGTCTTGTTTTCTATGATTTCTTGAGATATCACACCTAACGAAAAATCAATTTTTTGCGTTCCATCTGGAAAAGATTCTGGAACAATTGGGACTCCACCAATACTAATCATTTTTCATCACCCCTTTATTCATTAATTACTTCAATTTGACACATTTTCATTGCTTCGAGTGCGTTCTTATGACTCTCTGGCGTTACACCAGCACAGCAGGAAGCATCTACGATAATCTTTGCTTCTGGTAACGCTGCTTTTAATAACATTGCGTTTGAAATTACACAAATATCTGTACAAAGACCGATTAATGTAATACTTTTAATTATTTCTTTTTGTTCTTTGTGTAATAAACAATAATCAAAAAACAAGTCGGTAGACCCAAAAGACATTTTATGATAGTCATTCAAACCATTATATTCCCATCCATTTGTCTGCAAAGCTTGTTGTACGTCTGGATGGAGCTGCCACCCATTGGTGCCAAGAAGACAATGTTCTACTGGTAATTTTTGACCTTCCTGTGTTGATAGATAATCTTCAAAATGAGTATCATATGTTGTAATAAGACGCCCATCGAACGAATTTATCTTCTCAACAACTTTTGGAACGATCTCCTGTGCTTCTTTGGTTCCAAGGCTTCCGTCGATGAAATCATTCTGCATATCGACGACAATTAATATTTTCATAAATTTCTCCTTCCTTTAAATTACTGTTTTATTAATCAAATAATCCATACCCAAAGTGCTGTCTCAGTTCATGATTCCAACTATTAATCGATTCAACTTTTCGCTCTTTGACAAGCTTATATCGAAAATCTTTAGGCATAGACAATACGATAAAATTCATAATAAGTTTTGCACAGTCTTTCCTTTCTTCGATATAATACACGCCATCTTCTTTATAGAAATCAACCTCTTTAAAACACCCAGAATTATTTAAAATTTCAAATGCTGTTTCGCTAATTTCTGATTCTTGATACTCTGTCCAAATCAGTCTCTCACTTCTACAACCAAGACCTAGCCCCGTATAATCTTCATTACAATTAAAACCTACTCCTAGCTTTTTACAGCTGTCTTTATACGCTTGTCGAATTTTATGAATATCATAGTTACAATCAAATAAAAAACTTTCTGATATTTTATGCCCATCTTCCGACCAGTCGCCTAATTCTAATTTATAAATCATTCCAGTCTCCTTTCTTTAGGCACCCACCCGTCAAATATGACGAGCAGGTATATCATCTTAATCTTCTAAAGAATCAATCATCGCACGTAATTCTGCTTCTGACATCTTCTCAATAGCCTCATCCTGTTTCTTGGAAAGAGCATCAATATATTTTCTCTGTGTCAGTTTCTTATTAATACGTTCCTTCTCAGCAAGTCTCTCATTACGTTTTGTTATAAAGATATACTTCACAATACCAATCGCAGCTGTTAACTTTGGATCAACATTTGCATCATCCAACAGACTTTCTTCTGAAGATTTAACTTCCTGATCTTTCAGATTTTTATAAACCACGTCTAAATCTTTATCAGATAAATCCCATAAATCTTCTACGGATAATTCGCCCTTTGTTGATGGGAATCTCAATTTACTTCTTGTTGCCATTTCGAATAAATTTTCTGTTGTCATAATTCAATCTCCTTTTTATATTAAAATTTAATTTTAAGAACTCTTTCAGTAGCGCCCTTGACTTTGACGATCACATCATCTCGTTTTGTAGAACTAAAACCAATTCCTGATAACTGGTTTTGATCATCTGCGACATGCATCTTACTTCCTAAAGCCTCGAATACTCTCTTGTGCTGTACTAATTCCTGTTTCAAGAACTCATTGAAGAATCCATTTGGAGTATCTTCATTTACACATCCGTTTAACATGAACAGATAATGTTTGTGTCCAATACCTGTCTGTTCATCCCAATAGTTAGGCGAATAACACATTACTGTTACTGGCACAAACTGATTTGTATTGATTCCCCAGATTTCTCTTGAAGATGTTGTTGATGGAAGTTTCTCTTTGATTGTGAATACTCCATCTTTTAATGTAACTGTAGCCACTGGTACGTTCTGTCCCTGTCTTAAAGGTTTATCATATTCAAATTCGTAAATCTGACCATCAAATTCAATCTCTGCTGTAAATCCTGATGTACCGTTGCTATGGCAATAATTATGTACGAAAAATTCATAATCTCCATCAACCATTTCAGATTTATCCGCCCATGTAATATTTTCTACAGCAGGTTTTCCTTTTTCTGGATTGATTACATCAACATCAAGTCTGCCTCGTGTCACGTGATCAACCATATGGCTAAAGAAAATATGCTGACAAGGTGTTTTACAATGTGCATCAAAATCATCCCTATTCCAATCTTTTCCTGCATTCCACTGAATTGAAAATCTTAAGACTCCATCGACTGCTCCACCTGCGTTCTTAACTCTTTCTTTCATTTCGCTATCTGTCATATTTCCTGTGTATGCCCAACTGAAAGGATTACTCCACTTCATCATGTTCTTAGCATCTTTATTTACAGGTGCGATCAGTGAAACCATATTCTTCTTGTGACGATTTTCAAACAGAACTTCTAATTCTTTTGCCGTTGGAAGTACATCTGATACGAATTTCTCTGCACTGATTTCTTCGACTTTAGAGAACTTCTTAGGATTTACAGCAACTTCCTTACTCATCTCATCGAAAATATCTAAACCGCCCTGAATACGTGGTGCTGCATCACGATTACAAAACAGGATATTGTTGACTGTAATATCATCAAGTTTCGCAAATCTACGCTGTAATGAATCCATATATCCTAAATCAGTCACAGTTTTCTTTGCATCCTCAAGCATTTTCTTTGTAAAAATTGCCTTTGGTCGTTTGTAATTCGCAGGAGCTACAACATTTTCATAAGCCTTAACCGCATTATCTAAGTCCATATCCTCACTGATATTTACAAGCAATGTACCAATACTATGGTTTCTAATACGACCAATTACATCTCCGATCGTCATGGCTTTTGCCCATGTGTATGTATCTTTCTCTTCATCGGATAAACTATTGTATTCTCGCTGATATTTTCTAAAGTCCTTTAAGATTCTTTCCCATTCCTGTCCTCTATAAAGAGTATTTGAAGCGATCAGTTCTAATACCGTATCAACAGCTTCTTCTGTGATTTCATCAAGCGATCTTTTGAACACGCTCTTTCGATCTCTAACTTTTGCTTTTGCTGTAGGAATATCGGATTTTCTTTCTAGTAATCTCTCTGGAATCGGTGTATACATATGAGTCCATTTGATAATCTGCTTATCTTCTGTATACTCATTTGTACTTTTTACTCCAACTGTATTTGTAAAATGTCTCCAAATATCTTTGATTGGCTTTGATTCTACATATGTTCGTAAAGCATCAACTACTGGCTGAAATACGACATCATCAGTGTCGATCTCCCAGATCGTATGAATCTTACCGTCAACAATTGTCACAGCTCCACCGATTGTTTTAATAAAGTTTCGACAATGACCACAGTCATATTCTCTTCGCTTGCGATACATTTTGTTAGTTCCTTCAGGGAAACTACTCAGATATACTTCCCAAAGTTCATCCTTATCAATATCGGTTTCATACAATGTAGAATTGTTTTTCTCTACATAGTCGAGCATTTTATTTAAACGCTCTGACAATTTGCTTAAAAAGTTACTCCAGCTTTCATTCATTGGTGTACACATACTTTATCTCCTTTTTATGTATTATTTAATTGCTACAAAAATTTCATCGTTCTTGTTACCATTCACATAAATTTCTTTACCCTGAAGTTCTGGAAAATATTTCTTGGCAAGTTTTTTGAATTCATTAACATACTTCATATCACAGTTTTTGTAAATCAGTTTACCAGCAACAGAACCACCTGAAAGCAAACCTATTCTTCTTAAGAACTTCGCATGAGGTAAACCTTTCTGATCATCTTTTCTATACTTATCTTTCTCCAGAATCTTTTCCAATTTACATAAGTTTTCTGTCACTTCAATACAGCTGCTTGGATATTTCACATATTTGTTTGTCCAGAAATCAACTGCATCATAAGCCCCTGCGTTGCCGCAAAGGTATTTTAATACACAGGTTTTGAAGCCATTTTCTCTGTCATACACATCATTTCCTTCTACATACGCAACAGTTTCCGCTCCAGAAGTCCATAAGATTTTAACCATTCCATGATAATGTTTTACTTTAAACACTGGTTCGCCATCTTTTTCAATCTGTTTACCGTTATTGTCTAACATTGGTTCTTTTACTGTAATTTCTTTATCAACATAAATCGGTCTCTTAATCATTTCTTTTAGATTTTTTATATTCATATCTTTCTCCTCTTCGTTTCCTGTAAGTTCACTCATGATTTCATCCAATTTTTCTGACGCAAATGTTAAAGTTGCACTCATTTCACCATTCCAATCATCAAGTGTTGGTGCGTCTGCTCGTAATCCACGTTCAGTTTCGGATCCTCCACAACATTCTTTCCACCAATTCTTTTCTGCTTCTGACGTTGCGGTAATTGGTTTTTGCTGATAGTGTGGCAGAACAGACACTCTTCTTTCTGAAAGTGGTGGTGGGGCTAATGTTCCAATTTTTATTTCGTCAGCTAAAATCGTACCTGTATGAATCTCAAGATCCTCATTCATTGTTCTTACTGATTCCTTTCTTGTTATAGTAATGCTCGCTTCTGTTGATCGTATGCACTGATTTCTATACTGTTCTTTTTTATACCATGGTGGAACAATAACCAATATCTTATCATTGATGTACACATCCATTTCGATTGATTCAGCATCATGAAGTGCAACATATCGCCAAGGATGTGTTGTTCTAATAATCTTACCTTGAGGTTTTATTGTGTAAGTAGCAACAATTCGTGAAGCATTTTTTAATTCAACAATCTCAATTTTAAATTTTGCATATACATCATCATTATCTACTTCGACAATATCTCCTACATCAAATAATTTCATCATACGTGAATTATATTTAAGTTCTTGTCCATTTTTAGTCCGTATCCAAACGCCCGTTTTATTTTCGTCCATTCTTTGTCTCCTCTCTAAGCTGATGCACTCTGTGAGGCAAAGTATTGTGCTAATTTCTTTGCCAAGTATAATTGCCCTTTGCCAGTCACATATGTTTTGGTGATCAACTTGTTTCCATTCTTAGTTTCAACTTCACTTTCTGTTAATTTGAAAATGCCCTGCTTAACATATCTTTCATATGGGGTATTATCTGACATGAGATACCCTTCTTTTCTTAACCACGCAAATAATTTGTTTCTGCCCATATGAATATCTTGATTTTCTTTCTCAAGAAGCTTTGCCATTGTTTTCATATCAACCATTGTTGGTGTGGCACTGACCGTATTGGCAAAATCAACAAGTGGCTTCTGTTTACTGATAACTTCTTCTTTCTGGGCTAATAGTTCATCCTTTTGTTCCAAAGTGTTTTGCATAATATTCAATGCTTTCGCCATGATAGTTAAATCATCATCGTCTTTTTCAATTGGAATATATCCGCCTGTCTTACGAATCTGCGGAAGAACTTCTGATGTTACCCAATGCTTGAATTCTTTTGCCTTATCAAGCTTACTTCCAAAGATTAATGCATAAAGTCCTGACTCATTAATAAACACTGGGTATTGAACTCTCCCTAATTTGTCTGTTATAGATGGGGTAACGTTTCGTTCCCCCATAATTTTATCTTCATCGTCAACATGATCTCGAATTGCTTTCTTCGAATTTGTATAACCAAGACACTCAGCTACATCTTTCCCTACGAACCACGGGTTATTATTTAAGATTACCGTTCTGATATTCCCAAATTCATCATTATTAAACACCAATGTGTTTAATCCTTCATTTACCATATTCTTTTCTTCTGTCATTAAATACCTCCTAAGTTATAATTTTACATTTTAATTTTGCACAAATGCCTGTGCGAGTCATCATATATAATAAGGAAGAAACTCTACCCGATTATATTCTGGATCAGCTCATAATACTTTGTTCTACCGACATAAGGTTTATGCTCTGCATCTTTTAATTCTTTCTTCAAAGTACATATGTCTTTCTGATTATCCATGCAATTTTGCATCACTTCTATGTATCGAATACAATTCTTGATCTTTCTGTGTAATTCTTGTAAGGTTTTAAGATACCCAACAATCACTGCACGTTTCGCAGCATCAATCTTTTTAAACTCAATCGCATGAAGAATATCACTTCTGGCAGAGTCGGCATATGATAACGCCTGCTCTAATTCAAACTTCTTTTCTCCTAATTGATCTGAGTCATATGCTAAAAGCCCTACTATAGCTCTTTCCTCAGTCTCTATGTTGTCGATCAATGTATTATCACATTCCCAGTCCATAAAGCAATTTCCATTACCTTTTCGCATTATTTCGCTAGATTCCATGGGTTTTCCAACTTTACCTAGCTCAATTTCTCGGGCATAAAATCCGTCTTTCATCCACGTATATTTATGCTTCAAACCTAAAATGTGCTTTGCTTGCTTAGAGGTAAATTGAGTAGCTTCAGACTTACGATTATCACGAACGTATTTATTTCTTGCATGATCTCTTTTCACATAGAACTCTCCATTCGTAATTATGTATTTCATACATCACTCCTGTATTTAATTGTAGTTTTTTGGAAAAATTTTCATGTTGACGAACATGTTTAGAATTGTTATAATGATTTTAAGGATAATAATATCCTTATCTATTAAACAATTCTAAATATCAAATTCGATTTTCTATCGTGCTGCCAACACGGTAGATTCAAAAAATCTTTTTTTGTTATCTATGATTTGTTTAGTTGAAATTTTTAGTTTGTGTGAAAGTAGAAGTTTTACCAAAGACTTCTGCTTTCTTTTTTATTGTCTGTATTTTTATTCCAACATTGTATCTCTCTTTGTATGTAAATTGCAGGCATTTGATTATGTCAAATATGTCGTCCTGCCTAATATGAGAGAACAAATTCTCATCTTGAATAAATTCGATCCAATGATATGAAAGATCTTTATCTTTGCCATAGATCTTCATCTTTCTATCATCTGCTCGAATCTTATATTCGCTCAGAAACCACGATGACATTTCTGATGAGTGTAAATCAAGTACATCAATATGCATTTGATTTGATTGATTCGCTACCAATGTTTTTAATATTTGATTGTCCATACATATACCTTCCTTTATTCTGTCATAATTTGATGTACACGATAATTCTTATAGTCCTCATCTTTATATAAATAACCAATAGTTTTACCAATTACAGTTTGACGATCACTAAATTGTTTCTTTTTTAATCTATATGATATATAATAATTATAATAAAATTCAATTGCAATTTCACTAAATTGACGTGCGATTATAGATCGTGCGATTCCTTCTTTTGATTTAATATAATATAAATCTGCAATTGCCTTGATATCCATTTTAGATTTTAAATATTGTATAAAACCAGAATTAATAACATCAATGGTTGTCAATTTCTCATAAGATAAAGTGTTACCAGTTAATTCTAATTGAGACTGCACATTATTATATATCCTCTTTTGCTCTGCTTGATATTCTTCTATATTATTACATTTTTTTCGTGGTATTAATACAAAATCATCATATATATTCGTATCTCCCATTTTCAATTTATATTCATTCAATGTCTCGATAAAATCTTTGGAGACTGGTTTCCCAAAAATTGTTAAATCATTTTGATTAATATCTGAGAATTTTAGATTTCTTAACTCCTTTCCATTTATCCCATTATATAAACTCACAATATGAAATCTAGTATTCAATTTGGTATCGGCTGATGCATTGCACGACATCAGATTCGAAATAAACGCATTTATTTTATCTGGTGTAACATAATTAACATTAACTCTATTTGAAAAATATATATCAACTGCTAATTGCAAGTTTATAAATTTATCATTAACAAATGGATTATATTTAATGTAATTTTGTTCATATGCATAAGTATATAGTTTGACGAGCTGGTCATATCTTTTTTTAATAGAATTCATACTTTTGGTTTTTTTACCTCTAGTATCTGATAATATAGCCTCTTGGATTGTACCTGGTGCATACGTTAACCCAGATTCATTGTCGTCCGCAATATCAGAATCTAATAACCAATTCCATGTTGGGCGACGTGATTCTGATACGTGAGAATCTATATAATTTTGTATCAATTCTTTATTATTCATAATATTCTCCATTTCTAGGATGCCATTGCATTCATGTACGATAACATGCCGTTTTGTATTAAAATGCCATGTCCTATTTTTAACATTAAAGATAGATCAGATATTCTTCCCCAATACTCTAAAAGATTATTCTTTGGAATTGTTCTTCCTTGCTCTAAATACACCTGTGATACCATTTTTAATCCATTACTGGTATTTGGATAAATGGTCACATGTGTCGGTATCCAGTTCCTTAATTTTTTTGTAATTGGATACACGTTAATCTCGGTGCTCGTATTATTACAAATATTATTAGAATATACGATGACTGGTCTTTTCCCATGCAAGATGTGACTACCTTCAATTTTCGGCAAATCTGCAAAATATATTCCCCAAACTTGAGGATTTTGATATTTGCCATATACATATTCTTTTCTTTTTCTGTTTCTGTTATCGTTTCCTTTTCTTTCTTTGTTAGTATATCCGTTCATTTTACGTCCCTCAACTTTCCCCAGTTGCATTTTTTATTTTCATGAATTAAATATACCATACTTTTTGCACCCTGTCAATAGGTGCAAGAAAGAAAGTTAATTTTTATTGTGAACAAAGAATCTCTACATTTCTTATTATAATGCTACTATAGAACAAAATCAAGATATTTTTCGAACAAATGTTCCCTTTTTGTTCGAACACTTTACTTTGTGCTTACTTGGAAGTGGGAAATACTGTCTAACTTTATGAGGCTTATCCAGTTTCCACTTCTTTTCCTCAAAGTCATAGTCGCAAAAATCAAGCACTTCATCCACGCATCCGTCATTATATTCGTAATCTACAATCACAGGATATGTTTTATATCTCATATAACGTGATGCGTTATCTGGTTTTAGCGGTGGAATCTCTGCTGAAATCCACATAAGATTCTGGTTTACTTTCTTTTCTTCTTTATTTTGTCTAATTGTATTTATCTTCATACAAAATTCTCCTTATGAAATTCTAATTATCTGTTCGTAAATTGCAATCGCATTATCCCACAGAAAATTTTTATTAACGTGCATATGCCCAAAGAACCATTTTTGATAAATCACTTTGTCCTTTATTTGCTGTAAATAATCCGTTAACTTATCAGATTGGTACAACCCTGCTCCGCCATCCATTTGTCTTAAAACAGATGTGTATGGGCTATGTGTAATAACGTAATCTACTTGAAAGTCATTTTTCTCCAAATTCATCACACCCTCTGCCATCTCTTTATCAGATGGCAATTCTTCTTTCCACCAGCTCACATGATTAATCCTAAACATTTTGTCATAATCTCTGTACCATTCATTAATTCTTGGATCGTCTGGCTCTAAAATTCCATCTTGCACATCATGGGAACTGGCACCGCCAAATGTAAAGAATTTCTTTCCTTGAATCTCAAACACCTGTCCACGCATAAGATGAAATACAGAGTCTTTGATCTTGTGAATCTTTCCGCCACACCATTTCTCTACAGGATATTGATATAAGCGGTCGTAATTTTCATGATTCCCACATACAAACAATGTAGTAAATGGCTTGTTATCTAACCATTCCAGATTATATCGTTCTTCTTTTGTGTCATGCCACAGCCCAAAATCTCCGCAGATAATCACATAATCATCTTTGGTTAACTCAACTCCCTCTGGGAAAGAACGACTGTTTAATCGAGTCATCCAATCCCCATGTGTATCTCCTGTTACAAATATCATACAATTACTCCTTCCAATAACTCTTCTAATGCCTGCATATTATCTTCATGTACTCTATCATCTTGATCTGCATCATCTTTGCCAGTCTTATAAGCAAACTTGATAATCTCCATAACTCTATCATAACTCACATTAACAACATTTTCCTTCAATCCGTTAAAAGCCCCACTGATAATTTCCTTGTATGTCTGCGCAATATCATCAAACAATACATGAGTTTCTTCCTCTGTGATTGTTGCATACAGAAATGTCATTGCAGGGCTACTATGATTCAATAATCTCATAAGTGTATACAATACGTTCTGATCATCTTTATGATCGACAAGTGTCCAATACACAAAGTTCTTTCGTAATGTATGCGTACCAATATTGTCCTCAATTCCAACTGCTTTAGCACCTTTTTTAACAAAATCCAAAGCATTTGCTTCAGTCATGTGTCCTGATCCAGACTTACATGTTCCAAAAACATAATCATCCATTGGCACTTCGCCATCAATCTTGACATCATATTTAGTTCCTGCAACAGCTTCAAAGAAAATATCCACTGCTTCAGTTACCAAATCGTTAAAGTATACAGTTCTGAATTTCTTTGTTTTCTTTTCCTGCTTACGAGTCTTATCGTCTAATAAATCGCCCCATTTGAGTCTGACGATATCAGAGATACGATATGCTGTATTGTTTCCAACTGCAACCAAAAGATTGTTTCTGGCAGCTACATATCGTTTGTACTCTGTGTACGATTTATCAATCTGGTCTCTAAAATATGCATTAAAGGCTGCAAATTTTTCTTTGTTCTTAATTGGATACACTAAAGATGATACGCCTTTTTGTTTATTAGATCGAGTCCATTTAGGATTTCCGTCCTTACGTCTTTTGATCTTTGCTTCAGGTTCTTCTGCGTTATTATTGTTTGCTGTTTTAATAACTTCAAACTGTGTTGCTGCCATGATAATCTCTCCTCTCTTAATTATTCTTACACTCTCTTAATTACTTTTTCTATTTCCTGTGCCAACAGAAAATCATTTATTGCATTTTCATCGTCAGTAATCAATGTATATTTCCATACTGGGGAACCATGATATGATATATCTTCAACCTTAAATAATGCTCTTTTACCAGTGTTATTTTCTCTATGATCTGACTCCAATAACTCTGTATGAATTCCCCAACTATCATATAGATGTCCATCGTATAGTATTTGAGCCGCAGCTATTAATATATTATATTTACTCACATCAACCTCTGTATTCACTGTTCCGTATAATTTCATTGTTCCAATCTCCTCTCTAATTATTGCACTGTTCACGTACTTCTGGTCTAATTTCTACTTCGATTAATTCCATAATTCTTACTCCTATTCTCTAAATTTAGGCAAAATAAAAAGAAGCCATAAGCTTCTCAATCTCATTCTGTTATTCAATTTCTACAATGGTCTAATAATATCAGGATTCATGATCAGAATACTATCACAATCCCAACCGTAAAGCTCATAATATAACTCATAATCACCTTTGGATAAATTAAGCTTAATTGCATCAACTCCATCTTCGACCATCTTCTCAAAATCTGGCACAACGCCCATTGTATCAAATAAATATTCTGGGAGATATCCCGATAGATCTTGCGTTGGAACCTGCTTTAAATCGGCTTTCGCTGTCCATTCAACAATATTTGCCGAATCATCCAATGTAAATTTAAAGTTTTTGTCTAGTTTATCAATTCTAAAATCATTATCAATACACCATTTCTCCCACGGCTGATCCGCCTTTATATCCGATGCCCATAAACCTCCAAATGGTTTGTTAATCATGTTTCTGTTCACAATTGACATAAACAACTCTTTCTCAAACTTATCACTTCCGTAGTGAATATAAATATTTTCTGACATTTTTCCATCCTTTCGTCAAACTTATCCTGTCATCTGCTTCTCAAACAACTGTCTTTCCAACGCACCAAAATCATAATCACGATCACATTCCAAGTGTGCAAGGTTCGTTACCTTTGGCTTTTGTTTAGCGTTCATCTTAGCCTGATTTCGTTCCCAGTTTCGTACTGCTGCCTTCCAGTCTTGCATCTTGCTATTGCCCATCATCCAATCTTTGGCTGTGTAATAATCCACAAACTCTTCTGGATCAATCCCATTGTTTCTTTGTTGACAATATCTGGAGACTTGCTCGCAATCAGGCGGTGTGAATCGCTTTATATTATTATTATATTTATTATTATTCTTTACTTTCTTTTTATGTGTCGCTTCTGCGTCGTTTTGGTGTCGTTTCTGTGTAGTTTTTTCATCTACAAAACCTTGATAAACACTGTAATTTACTATGGTTATGACTGTCTTTTTAGTGTCGCTTTTTACATGTATGATACTGTCGTTTTCCAGTGTCTTTAAAAATTTGACAACCTTTGAATTACTCCATCCCCATCGATCACACAATCTTCTGATCGAAGTAACTACCGATCCTCGCTCAACTGTTTCTAAATTTCCATCAATGTATTTCGATTGATCATTATATCCTGCGAGAATCAATAAGTCAATCATTGCTTGTCCTCTGGCAAATGGTTTGTCTTCCCATAGCCAATGATCTGTAATTTTCCGATGGAGTTTAATCCATCCTGTGTTACTCATGGCATCGCTCCCCTCTATATGTGGAGATAAAATTCTCCTTTCACTGTTTTAAATGCTTACCTGTTAATTCATCAATTGCATAATGTGTCATAAATTCATCATAACTCATTATACGTTTACCACAGTCACAGCATGTCATACATTTATTATATGTACAGCATTCAATAATTTCTTCATCTTGAAAATGTCCATCAAAACTATATATATATCGGTTCCAGTAGCTTTAAACCTAACAGCCATTCCACGATCACTTCCGCAGTGCGGACATTTTGTTATTGGGTTTCTCATTTAGCACCTTCTTCTAATTCTATCTCTTCAATCTCATTTTGTTTTATCCAACGATCAGAAACTTCCATCATCATATTAATATACGAGATAGGGAAATTTCCATTATAAATTTCTTTTCGTTCCTTATAAAATTTCAACAACTTATCATCGCTCCAGCTTTTGAACTGATTACTCACGATATTTTCTTTCTTCATATTTTCATGTTCTCGAATCCATCGCTTGCCGATTTCTTCCAAGACTATATATTGTTCTAAAAAAGTTCTATCGTCTCTTATTCCATGTGATCTTACCTGAATGTCTAACTTTCCCTGCTCCAACAGTTCATCATCTGTATATTCAAACGTACATTTGTGATCATTCAAATCCACCATTCGTACCACCACCTATCAAATTTTCGTTTTATTCTTCATCAAGTTCCATATGATTTACATCAACAGGATTCTCTAATTTTAAAATATCTTCTTTCTGTTCTACAAGAGCCCGTTGAGCTATTGCATTAATTTTATTCTGTGCAAAAGCCTCGATTTCTCCTTTAGCTTCTGTAATTGTTTTGTCTATCTGATTTTGGAATTGATCAAAGATAAATTTTGAACTAGATTCAATACCTTGAGTCACGTTGGCAAGTCTTCTCAGGATCATTTCTCGATCGCCTTTTCCAATAGATTTCTTCGTAGTAAAAAGCTCCTTGACTTCATCATAAAATTCTTTTGCATCGCTCATACGCTCGTTCATAAACTCTTTAAATTCATTTGTTATCTGCTGTCTTTTATTGATAAAATCCGCTTCGTTAATACGTCCTTTACCACGTAAATATTTAATAGTACATGGAATACCTGTTCCAACATTCATAGAAGTAATTAATTCCGCAAATTGTGATTGCGACATTTCTACTTCCAGAATCTCATCTTCTCCAACATACCTATCATCATTGAGTCCCCTTATAACCACACCTTCCTTTAATACCATATGGATTGTATCGTTATGCTGAATGCTACTGCCAAATAAATTGCTATGCCCGCCATGAGTACGATTGAATGATAACATTCCAAATGATGGGTGTTTATATGATGTTCCAAGAACATCTTCTGATATTATATAATCTCCTTCTTTCCTAATATTTTTTTCCATTTATTTCCTCTTCTTTCCTATATTTTTATTTGTATTTTTAAAGCATACCAAAAAATGATATGCTTTAATTTATTTCATCTTATTAAGTTACTCTAAAATTCATCCCATTCTTCATCAATTATTAACCCAAATGCAGGATGATATTCTGCCTCGCAAACTACATGATCTTTATACATTCTATATCCTTTTTCAAGCACATATTTAACAGGAAATGGACATTCAAACATATCCAAATCTCCATCTTTAATTGCTTCGTCTAACTTACATTCTGGAATTGCAAGAATAGAATGTCCACAATCCACAAAGTAATAATTGAATTCTTTTAATTCCTCTGGAAGTCCTTCGTAATTATCTTTCTTTACTCCATGAAGATCTGCTACACTTCTACGAATTGTATTTGTTTCTACTTCTTCCTCTGCTGTCTGATCATCTTTGTCATCAAAAACCGACCATGCTAAGGTTCTGCAAAAATCTCCTGACCAGTTTGAAATTATGGCACAAAATGGCGTTGGAATATCCACAATAAATGGCAATTCAGGATGATATTCACCCAAGGATTTTCCAAACAAATCTTTGTAAGCACACTCTATTGATTTCATTGCAAGGGATAATCCGCTTCTATCTTTGCATCCTACTGTTGTCAGCAATACAATATTTTCGCCTTCAGCCTCTAATATAACTTCTGCACAATAGAAAGCTCCATCCGCAGTAATATGCAATTTAGTTCCATCCATAAACGGTACTGTGTAATTAGATGATACATTCCTATCAAATTCAATAAGCTCTCTCATTCTAGTTCTTATTTCACTACTGATTTCCTCTGAATAAGATTTTCTCATATGCCCTGTCAACAGAGTATAATGATTAATATATTCCATTACTTGTCCACCTTAACCCTTCTCATTTCTCTGACTTCTTTTTTATACTGTTCGATAGCATCAAGTGCATTTTCAGTATAACAAAAATCATACCTTTTCGCAAAGTTATTTACAGACCTGTAATTGACTATAGGTACTTCCACGCACCCTTTGTCTCGATTATATCGATTATTCACAATTTTCCTTGAAGCGTTGTAAATTTCATTACTCCTTGCACTCCAACGCAATGTTAGAACTTTATCTTTTGAATCGTAATTAATCCAACGAGTGTTTTCTTTTTTATAGTTACCGCTGATTGCCATTTCTGTGATTTCGCTATCATGAATACAAATAGCAAACCCATTTTGTAATAAACTGTGTCCAATTTCTGCTGCTCTGTCAGCATAATTTCCGCTTTTCTCGGTCAGACAACGACACCAACAACAATCATCTTCATTCCATCTATAATCTTTTGATTTAACCAAATTAATGAAATCCTGATCTTTCAGGTAAAACAAGCATATTTTATCAAGTTTTTTAACAATTTCCACAACACCTTCATGTTCTAGTCTTTCTGGTGCCACAGCATCAATACTAATGATTCTTTCTCGACGCTCTTTCTCCCTCTTAGTTCGTTTATATTTTCGCAGAAAATCTTGTTTACTAATAAATCGATCTAAGTCTAACCAAAAAGAGGCTGTCGTTTCATTTTCTATAATTTCCTGTACTGTTCTGTCGTTTTCAAACTCATTATAAACATCCAATCGAATTGTATTAGCCCACGCTACTTGTTTTTTTGTTCCTGTCAATTCTGGAAATCCATATTCTTTTGATAGTGCCTCAGAGTTTTTGTTTTCTTCTGTAATCTGTTTTTCTCTTTCTTTTTTTTCACATTGTGGACATAGATGAGAAAAAGCATAGTCAACTTTTCTCTGTCTTTCACTCATTTTTCCAATAACATTTACTACTCCATCATGCCCACAAGCGTAAGTGCCTTCATATTTAGCCATACTTATCCCATTTCCTTTCCATCAAAGTTTCATTTTATTCTTTGCAGGCTACAATGCAAGTTGGATAACTGTAATCAAACAATTTTCTGGCAGGCATTGCCTTAATAATCGTGTTAACAATTTGGATTTTCCAATACCTTTTAATGTTAATATTTCCATTTCCATCACCTCAATTTCTAAATTCTAATACCATGCTCTGCCTCATATCTACACCAGCAATCAATATATCCATCTTCATCATTAACATCTAAATACTGTTCGTATTTATCCATGAGTGGATACATTTCATTATAACAAATATCTTCGTTGATAAAGCTCCAAATATCAATATAAATTGTATTATAAAAATCTTCTGGGACATAATCATATACATCTGCACAGATGATTTCTACCTTATTACTCAATGGCAACTGACTTGCTACCAAATCAATAACTTCCTGATTCTTTTCCACTACAGTTATCTTATCTACCATTGGATCATCTTGAATCGCAAGTAAAATCAAGCCAATTCCAAGTCCACCAATAAGAACTTTCCCATGAGCATTTGTTACAAAATCTTCATTTGTTCTTTTTTCCATTGGTGTATTAGACATTAAGACACTTCCTCTATGTTCTAATCTCACATAATCTCCTGGTGCAATTCCATGACACATGGCGTATCCATCATGGTTGCTTATTGTAAAATGAGACAATTTAAAATCTCCAATCTGTCTATCTTTTAAAATTTTTCTCATATCTTCATACATATATCTATCTTCCATTTACTCTCATTCCTTCTGATCAAATATTTGTTTTATTTTATCATATCTCTTTCTTAGTTGTCATTACCATCTCTTTTATCTTTTCGTTCACGAGACTTCATAATAAATTTATAATAATCTTCATAATCTTTAAATGACTTATAGTTTCCAGTATAAACATCAAAACACTGTTCATTTCTAACCATTGTATAATCGTTAGCAGATACAATAAGGTAAACATCTAAAGGTTCTTCTAATACAATATCAAATAAATCCATTTTAATTTCATTTATGGTATCTACGCTTAATCCACTATCGACTGCATCAATAAGAATAAATAATTCTTTTTCATCCTTCGTTTTGCACACAGCAACTGTATTTCCAATTTGTCCTGCAAGTCTACCGATGTTTTGAATAATTCCTTCTCCCTCAGATGAACAATATTGCTGTGCTACTATATCAAAATTTCCAAGATATACAGCATCTGCTATTGTATTATGCTTGTTATCAGATACATTATCATAGTTTATACAGCTAATACCTTTGTCTGTAACGATTTTTTTAATCTGTTGTAACAAAGTTGTTTTTCCACTACCATTGCACCCAACTAATACGGTTAATCCAGGATTAATTTCAATATTCTTTTTCCGAAACATTGTTTTCTTGTTTCCATAAGGATTTGTTTCAATTTTAAATTTCATTATTCTTCCTCTTTCTTATTCACTAATAATTTCCACCGCAGCCTCATAAAATCTATTGTATAAAGTTGCATTTGTTTTAATAAGCTGGGATTTAGACAATCCATGAGCATACTCATCCCAATTAACGCCATTCTCTGTCATCTTAGTATAAATTTTCCGATAAACAGAAGTTCCGCCTTTAGATTTATTTCCAATATGATTAGCATAATTAGTAATCTTAATTTTCATTTCTTCCCAATCAGGCTGTGCATTTTCTTTGCGGAACTGTCGCAGAAGTTTTTCCAATGAATTGACTAGCAGATCAGGGTACTTGTCATAGCAAAGATCAATCGTTGGCACGTTACCTCTTTCCCCGATATTATATTTCTCTTTGTATTCTTTCCGATCCTGCTCCCACACAATTCCATATGTGTTAGTAAGATACCTGTATGCTTCTCTGAGAATATCTCTCGTAGTAGTCCCTAATTCATCAGATTCTTTTAGAATATCATCAATGATTGAATAGACGTTAGACTTCCATTCATTGAGTTTGTATTCTGCGATAACACTTTCCGTATCCACTACTGGAATATCTTTCGTAGGTTTACCGATCTGCTTATACAGTTCTTTCCGTTCGGCTTTCATTTCTTTAACAATATCTGCCAGCTGATTAAATCCCTTGATAGTAACCTTATACAGGCGTTCATTGTTTCTTTCCATCTGCCTCATAAGTTCTGTCTGTTCTGTAAGAAATTGCTCCACTGTTGTTACAGGAGTTCCTGTTCTTAAATTCCCATGACGATAAGCTTTGATAATATTCCATGCCCAATCCATAAAGGCATCTGCTTTTGGTTGACGACTTAACCTACATATCTCAAATACTCCCAGCTCATTATATACAACTGTTTCCCTATTCCTTCCATCAACCGTCCTCGTTTTGAGGACACTTGATTTTCCAATAAACCGAGCCTTGTTCTTGTCGTGAATATTTTGGATTGCTTTTCTTGGATCTGCATATTCCAGTGCTTCTCCAATTTGATTTCTTGTCATCCAAATATCGTCCTCATAACTATAAAAATCACACGATAAATCGTTAAAATTTTCCGTTTTACTAACTGTAGGTTCATTCTTCATCTTCCTTTCTAAACTGTCTTATTTTTCTCTACACTCATTATTTTTGTATAACTGTATTCCGTAAACCAATAGGAATAAAATCAACATTTAATTCCAACTATTAGTGTGCCAATCTTAATAGAAACCTATTCTATTCCTATTAGCTCTCTATGTAATCAACACCTTATCCATTAACATTTATATGCTTAGTGAATCATTAGTTTGTGTATAATAAATTTGACAAAGAACCGACCTGCCAAATCGGTTCCTGTCAAATATTTCCGTAAAATAAAAAGAACCTTCCGTTCGGTTCTTTGCCAAAATTATTATATGGAATTATAAAATAAATGCCGTTCCTATTTTCATAATAAACCAAGTCCATAAAATAATAGTAGTTGGTTTATCAATAACATTTATTATATCCTCTAATAAGTTTGTATACTTCTTATAAGCTATTGTAGAATATTTTCCATTAATTAATATCAAAAATTCATTTGCAATCATAACTATGACTTTGAATGTAATCATTACTCCTACAAATACATCTGAATACCGAATAATCTGTTCTAATTCCATACTTCATCATCCTCACTTTCTTCATTATCATATAAGTTTTCCACTGGTGCTGTCTGCTGGAACATATCGGTTGGAGATAGATTTCTTGCTTCACACATTGCACAAAAGACTTTTAATACCTTATCCCATTCATGCTCCTGAATCCACTGTAGAAATGGTTTCTTCCCACGTTTCTTAACATCAATCTGATATTTGTATTGCAAGTTCTTATAAAGCTCGTTCCACATAACAGAGAATTGTGTTCCTGTAACCGCAGCCAACTTTCTAATCCCAGCGTTCATCTTGTTTCGATCATCCCACGTTAAAATTTCCGCTGCTAATAGCTTATTATCATTCTGCAATTTCTGATTCTCTTCTTTGAGTTCTTTGTTTTGTGTTCGTAAATCAGTTACCATAGCAAGCTTGACATCCTCAGAAAATGATGGGAAGTAGTGTTCAATGAACTGTGACTCTTTCCCAAAGTCAACTGCACCGCCTGTCTTACGGATGTTTCTAAGGTATTCTTTGATCTGCTTCTTCATCTGCTTGGCAATCGGTTTGCGTGACTGCATACACACTTCATAAAGCCCATCTTCTGTGAGAAACCAAAACGGATCACGACTCTTTCCATTTGAATCAGTAGGTATAGTTTCTTGACTTAAATTTTTGGTAGGAACATTATTCACACCTAAAATTTTGGTCTTATATTTTTCATCAGAATCAATGGTTTTTAACATTTTACTGACATTGTATTTTCCATCAGTTTGGTTGTAATCAATCCATTCCGCTACATCTCTCGCAAGGAATAACGGATCTTCAATACTTCTATACAGATCAATTCGTCTGCCTAAAATTTCCGTTGTGTCAACAAGCTGCACACCTGCCTCTACCTGTTCTTGTTCCCTCTGTTCTTCTATCGTGATATAATCATTAATGAAAACATAATATCTTACGCTCTCAGCAAGATTTGAAGTTTCCATCAGCAAAGACAATCTGATCAAGCATTTAAGAGTAAACACCTTAGCACCCTTGTAACCGAATGAGATATTCAATCCGTTCGGATACGTTACCATGATTCTTCCCTTCTGTTTTTCCGCTGTTGCGTTCTGACCATCAATGATCTCCTGCACTGTCTTAACTTCCATTCCATCTGCTAAAAACTCTTTACGATACTTCGTACACAACCTCTTGACTTCATCAACATCCCCGTCAAAGAATCGTGCTACCTGTTCTGTAGTGATATAATCTCGTCCAGGAAGCCACGGGATCGGCTTGATTGTAACCTGTTTTAAAAGTTCTGTGTTCTGCACTAACTCATCCCTCTTTGCTTTATCCAAAATTGGATCGCAAGGGATTTCCATTTCGTTTAGATTCATAATTAATTCCACCTTTCTTATGTAAAAATTTGTATTAAAAAAGACACTCTGGAATTTCCCATAAGTGTCCTAGTTACCTATATTAATTTGTATTCATTCTAATTCTAGTTCATCAATTTCTGGCGTATCAGAATGTTCCATTTCCATTAACCCTTCGATACTTGTTCCAAGCAAAGTAAGAGCCGACTTAAATCGGTTCGGATCAATATATCCTGTAGGTCTATGCCAAAAATTTTTAGCAAAATCTGGATCTTCTTTTTCCAATTCATATGCTATGTGATCGGCTTTATCGTACAATAGCCTTGCTCGTGTTGGCAGTTTCATCGGTTCATATCCTCTACTCTGCTGTCTGTAATCTTCTATTATGTTATCCCAACTAAGATCATCAGGGATCTTTTCTATTATATACACTTCCTGTAAAGCTTCCTCTGGTACATCAGGATAATGAATTAGAGCATACCTCTCTTTTCCATTCTTAACATATTTATATACTTCATGTTCAAGATCTGGAAGTGCTACATATTCTAATCCGTTTTTCTTTAGTCCATCTACCCAGTTTGTTTCTGTAAATGTCTGAACCCATACATCTTTCCCATAATGCTTGAATTTATTCATATTCATAACTCCTTCCATATATAATCTGCTTTATCAAATAATATTTTCCATTCTATCTTCCATTCCAAAGATCGGAAAAGAACTTATAAATACCATACAGAATAGCAACAAATGCTATAACCATTAAAATTCCATAACCACCACCTAAAATAGCTCCTAACATATATTCCAAAGTGTCCTCTGGAACGATAAATATAATTATTAATAATAAAACCAATGGCATAATTTACTCTCCTTTGCTCTGTTCTTTAAGTTTTTTGTTTGTCTTGTATCTCAACTAATATGTATATATTATCATCTTCTCTGACTGTAGTAAACAGTCCATAAAAATTACACTTCGCTTTCCTCTACCTCACTTGCAAATAACTCGTACTCATAGTCGTAACCACCGCCATCACAAGGAATATCAATATCTCCTGTATTAATCTTTTCCGCTACAATATTTCTTGCTTCATCCTCTGTTTCTGCTTTAATTTCAACTGATCTCTTATATGTTTCTACAACATCTATTATATATTTTTTCATGTAAATTTCCATCCTTCCTATTGTTTTTCTAGTGCTTCAATAAAAGTCTTATACATAAGAATATCTTGCTTAAGACAGTTCTCAAAGACCACTTTGCCTTTTTGATTAAGAAATAAATCAGAAGAAAGATTTTGTAATCGTATTTCATAATTTTTCTTTCGTCTATTTAATTTTTCCAACAATTCTTCTCGTGTTCCACATTGTCGGATGTCGGGACCTAAGCTACTATTTAATTCCATATCATTTCCATACCAATAGAAATTTCTTTTTGAGTCTGGGCTGCATACCAATTTACATACTACACCAAGACCATCTGGTTTGGTCGTTGTTCCATAATTTGATTCTACTAAAACTCTCATGATTATTTCCATCCTTCCTACGATAAAATTGACATTCTATTAATTAATAGATCCATCTGCATTGACCAATCTATTTTCCATATCTGCGTTGTTATCTGCAATATTCTGCAATACATAAAACAGTGGATCATTTGCCTTAGATAATTTTCCAATGCTTTCAGTCAACATTTCCATATCTTCTTTATAATCATCTACAAACGTGTCATAGCCCATGTCTAAAGACATATTGAATAAAATGTTTGCAATTCTTTTTACTTCGTTATTTTCCATAACTAATCACTCTCCTATTCTTTAATCTCATTTGCAATGTCGTTTCTTGTTCCTCTGATAGAGCATCCTTCTGTATCATGTCGCATCAGGATCTCGTAAATCTGTTCTTCCTCTTCCTCTGTTAAGGAAAATCCTCCCCAGTATCCATAATCATTCTCTCCGTGACACATAACGATTCCGATAATTTCCTGTTTTGTTTCTGTATTCATAATCTCTCACTCCTGTTCTGTGATAAAACTTTTCTTTTAACTCAAAAAGCGATACCTATAATAGATATCGCTTTCTAAGTATTTTTATTTAATTGTTTCCGATTCTACTTATGTTCTTTATATTCCCATTGTAAAATCCATAACTCTGCAATTCCACCAACCATATATTGCGGATTAAGGTCTTTATAAGAACCACATCCAAACTTATAACAAAAGTTCTGCCATAAGTTTTTAAAATATGTTCGGCTCTTTTCCTTATACTCAGGTGATTTAGCACCACCTAAAAGATCCGCAACTCTCATTCTGGCTGTCTTAAGCAAAATCTGCTGTTGCTTATAATTGATCGTTGAATAATCAATCATAGATTTGAATGTGTCTGCACAAGATACAATACTCTCTACAGCTTCTTCAAATTTTCCAGTTGATAAAACCATTCCATTCTCAACAGGCTGTAAGTTTTCCATTGTTTCTTTGAACTTAAAATATGTATTAACTAATTTCCGTTGCACATCCCATGCAAGATCATCCGTAAATGATTTCACGATTAACAGATAACCACTTTCTGTTAAAAGCACAATATCTTGATGTAATCTTTCTGACACATACATGATGTTGTGTCGACGAATTTCGTCGGGACAAACTTTAAAGTAATCCTCGTTCTCAATTAAATGATTTCTATTCTTTCTAAAGTTTCTCCCTGCCGTTCCGTCAGGTCTTTGATGAACTCTGTCAATATCTTTGAATGTAACAACTCTCTGCCCATTCCATTCTTTGACTTGTAAATCATTTTCTCCGATCTTAATACTGTTTGTTTCCATCTTATCTAAGTCCTTTCTGTAAAAATATAATTTCCATCACTCTTGTATACTTCACAGCTTTTAGATGTTTCGGCTTTTCGTAGCTTCCGTTCTCAGGTACCTACTAAATACAAGATATTCAATTCTCAATGTGCTATTAAAACAAATTGGAATATGTGAAAATGAATATTTCCACTTGAAAGAATTGATAATTTGATATATACTCAATTTGTTCGGATTGGGTATATATCTTTCCATTCGTGGAAGATATCTTACACATTCTTTGGTGGTAAGTTCCAGCTTGCCACCTTTTTTGTTTTACAAGGTTTTAGGCGTTACAGTGTATTTCATTTCTACTCGAACGTCAATTTTCCCATCAACATACGACTGCAATAATGCTTCTGCAACATCACTATATTTTAATGAATTACACTTGCATTTCAGCTTAAAACTTTCTTGTAAGGTTTCTTCGATTTGGATCGACATTGGTTTTCTTGCCATTTCTCTCACTCCTTACAATGATATAATATCACTTTTTTAATTGCTCGTCAATAACTTTTTTAATTATTTTAAAGTAATTAAATCTGCATTTTATTTTCCATTAAAAAAGGAAGATACATCTCTGCATCTTCCTAGATTACCTTGTTCTTGTATTAAATTTTCCGTTATTCTTTTTCCCCAATAAGCTGGATGATACAACCAAAATCTCCAGCACGATATACTCTAATTTTGTCTGCACTATAATCTTCTGTTAATCCTTCATCGTCATAAATTTTAAGCCATGCTTTGAACCCTGATGATGTTTCGAATTCCATCTCTAAGGTATAGTGATCTCCGATCTTTACGTTCTCATCTACGACATAAGCATTATATCTTCCATCAGAGCCAAAATTTAAGATGTTCGCTTTTAATCCGTCTTTTGTTGTGCCTACAAAAATTAAAGCTGCAATATCACTATCTCCGATAAACTGTCTTTCGTATTCTTTATATGATTTCATATTTTCCACCATCCTTATTCTATAAACAATAACTAATTAACCATTCTCTTCCATCGTACTTTACAAAACTATACCCATCCATTGGAATTTTTGTTTCCAACATCTTCTTAATTTTCTTATCAGCTTCAATTTCATCTGCATCTTCATGAAAATTTTTCATAAATTCAAAATTTTCTGTAAAATCTTCTAATGTATAAACAACTGTGCCATTGTTTAAATGCTTTTCTGCTTCTTTTCTAGTACAGCCATCTTCCATTAAAATTTCAACATTTTTTTCCATAGCCCAGAGTTCTTTTAAAAGCTGGATCACAAATTCTGGATATTCCATAAAGTAATACCATTCATAAGCTGATTCTATCTGATCCATTTCTTCTCTAGTGAGATCTTCATAGTATTCGTCGGTATATCCGTTTACATTTGCCCACGTTTCAAAATCCATTGCTGTTCTCTGGAATTCTTTTACCTTGTCACTAATTCGTTGCAAGTCATTTTTTCAATTTGTGATCAAAGGTTTTCCATAATCATCATAAAGATCTTCCCATAAGTCGTTATTCCATTTTGATTTTGGTTCATGCTGTATGTAAATGTTTGTTGATCCATTTATATTCCAGCCCGTTGTAGCAACTAATTTTCCACTTTCTTTTTCTACTCCATAAAACATTCCAGGCTTCACGCAAAATCCAGCGTATGAAGCATGGTTAAAATGTTCTGGCAAGATCATTTCTTTAAATTCGTACATAATTTCCAGCCTTTCTGCCTATTTAGGACTTTAAAATATTAACTGTTCTCTTATATTATACACGATAATTTCCATCGTGTGAAGTGGCGGAGTGGAAATTGAACCCACCGATAAAAGCACTCTTTTATCTACCATACGCCACCGTTTTTCCGTTCCAATACGTCACTACCATCAACCAGTAGTACAGTCATTCCGTTCATTTAAAGTAACTATTAGCTTCAATAGTCGAGTCTTTCCGTTAGGGTGTATACTCATATCATCATGAGTAGTAAAAGCCTTTAATTGGCTATGTAATAAGCTATGCACGGCATACAGAGAAGTTGAATAGATTAGTTGGATCTTCTTTTAAAATTTCTGTCATTCCGTCAATTGCTTCTTGCTGTGTTCTGTATTTCCGAAAAGTTCCGAACGTGTTCTTATACAACAAGAAATATCTGTATCCAAACAAATCATCGTTAATTCCAACGTTCGGAGGATTTTTTGTAAAGTATAACGTGTTATACTTTCGTTCTACGTGACACGCTAATGATTCCATAGTTGTTCTGCGACTCATTCTTTTCACCTACTTTCTATTCTTCTAAATTTTTAGAATAAACATCAACATTACGTTTGTTATCACGACTCCAGCCCCACCCATAATATTTTCCACTCATCCCGCAATCTTCAAGATCGTACTCAATACTAAGATCCCAGTATTCATCTGGATTTGTACAGAAAATTTCCGTTCTACCATCGGGATATGTATTTCTTGTTATCATAATTTCCACCTTCCTTCTTATCTGATTTTTCCATTATCTGTCACGGCTTCTACGTCATCGCAGTAACTATTGCAAGGATTCCATACACAATAGCTTGTTACGTGCTTTCCTTTGCGTACACGTTTGTTATATGCAATGTAGTAGTTTTTTCCATACGTTCCATGTCTACCACCAGCAGAAACACTTTTGATAATTTCCACGTAAATCGTATGCTTTACAGCACGTTCACGGATCATTTTATCGGTTAGTTTGTTTGTACTGATATATTTAACCTTGTAGGCGTTTAAATCGTAATTTCTACGTATATAATCGTTTACAAGTTGTATATTTCTATCCTTTGCATTGATCTTTACGATCGAATCATCGAGCTTGTTTCTAGTGCCATGAGTGTTAAAATTTACAGTTATGAGTGTAGTCCCTGGATAGGCATATGATTCCTTACGAACTTTCCAGCAATGACCATCTGCCGTATCAATTGTACCGTCACTGTTATAAATACCGTTTATAGTTCTGCACGTGTTTCTTTTTGTCTTTGCGTGTATAGTATTTTCCAGCATTAAAAAAACCGTAAACATGAGTGCTACGGTTAATAGGATCTTGATTGTTTTATTCTGTTTTGTTTTCATTGCGTTCTGTACCTTCTTTCCTATTCTTCTATATCTGTATCATCAAAAAATCCAACGCAAGCAAGCATATAGACAGCGGTAATCATTACCAATAATGCTTCTAAAATGAAGGCTTGCGGTATTCTTATAAACGTAACAATAGCCGTTACAATCCATACAATCGCAACGGCTATATCTGTTAGTTTTGGTTTATGTAATTGTGTTTTTTCCATTGTTCTTTCCTCCTGGTTTTCTAATCGTTCCATACTGTACCATCTGCCAAAAATTCCATATCATCAAGAAACGGATCAGCTTCTTCTCTATCAATTTCATAGAAATAATCGTATCCGCTTTTTTCAAACATTCCACAAATATTTTCAAAATATTCTTTTACAAGTTTGTCAAACTTTTTAAGAATATCTTTATTGATTATAAAATCAATTTCATTTTCTTCCATTTCATTTTCCAAACAATCAATCATATAATCATATATATCCATCTCAAAAGCTCGACAAAAAGATGATCTGTCATTTCTCAATAAATCGAATTCATAAAAGTCTGCGATGTCATCAGCTTTCTTAAGATATTCAATTTCTGATTCTGTCAAATTATCCTTGATACGTTCTAAGATGTCTAAAAATTCGATTTTTCCATAAAGGTTGAATCCATCCCCTTGACAAAAATTCAAGGAATATTGAAAGTCTAGATCTTCCAGCTCATAAATGTCATCCAACGTATCACGAACCATCGTTGAAAAATCTTCGGTCGTGTGATACGTTTCTAAGTACCATTTATCCGCCCTTTCTCGTGCTTCTTTGGATAGTTCGTTATATCTATACACTTTATATTCTTTCGTTGCTATTCTCATATCTTTCCACCTCCTACTCATCAACTTTTTCTATCATGAAGTTACCACCGTGGTATAGATTGAGTCCGTGATTTCCACCAGTAATATACATATCATCAGTGATTCCATCACGTTCTATATCTTCATCTGTAATGAATACACCCATATTTCCATCAGATTCTAGTTGATCGATCGCAAGATCTAAAATTGTACCATAGTCCGTTGTAGGTTCGTCAACTGTTACAAGTTCGCTGAAATAACCAAAAATCACTCTATATTTTGTCATAATATCCTTCTTTCTGCCCTTTACGGGACTTTATTTCTATTTATAAGTTCAACAAAATAGACAAGCCGTGTTTTGACTTGTCTATAATATTCAATCTATAAATACACCACAAACTCTGAAAAATCAACAGTATCATATAAGTTCTTGATTTTCTCATGATACACGTTATCCAGTTCTTCTTGAGTATCTACCCACGGCATACCATTAAAAACCTTCTCAGCTTCTTGTAAAATATACTGTTTTGCTAATGGTTGTAAATCACATACAACCGTTTCTGCTTCTTTATGTGGGCAGAACGCTTCAATAAGATCCATTCTTATATTATCTTGAATATAATCATCTAAACTTGAACCGTTCTTTTTATCATCCGATTTATTAAAAAATTCTAACAGTTGCCCAACCGTTAGAATTTTAATTTCATTATCATCATATTCATCTGCATATAAATATTGTTCCATAATTCAAACACTCCTTTTATTTCTCTAATATGGCTTAACAATAGTTCCATAGATTGCATGGAACAAAGTATTTTCATACTTTTCATTTTCACAACCACTTAATTTTTTTAGCTGATTTCTCATATTTTCATATACTTCCTGGAATTCTGTATATGCTTTTTTAGATACTTCTAACTGTTTTTCTAATGAAACAAGATTGTCTTTTAAATCGTCAATCCTATTATTGATCTTTTCTTTAATCTGATTTACGTCATAAAGAATAGGTATATATTGCCTATTCTCGTATTTTGTTTCGTGGCAAAAAATAGAGTCGTGTTCATAACCGCTGAACTCAGACCATCCACAGATTGATAATTCTGCACTATTATCTTTTGCCGTATATGTAGCTCCGTCAAAATTCTTTGACATATTTTTGAATGGTGCACCATCTTTTTTGGTTGGATATGTAACTTTCTCCCATTTTTCAATTAAGCACTTTGTTCTTTCGATCTGTTTTTTGATTTCTGTCTGAATTCCATCTAAATCATAATAGTTCATAATATACCTCCTTAATTTAAAATTGAAATGTAGCCGTTAAATGCTTTAGAATCAACATACCAACCACGAATATCCATTTCACGACCGTATTTTTCATAATCAAAATAATTTGATACACTCGTTGAAATGTTTTCGAGTAGTCCAGTATCATCAACATAACGATAAGCAACGTCTTTCATGCTGTCACAATCTGAATAAATGATATAATTGCCATCTTCTACAATGTCAAAGGCTTCATCTAAAGTTGATGTTTCTGAACTAATTTCATTAAATACCGTTCTTTCTTCATCTGAAAGTTCTGAATACCGTTCTCCAATTTCCTGGAGTCTTGAAAGTGGTGTGTATTCTCCTAAGTCCGTTGTATCAAACTCTGCATCATAATCAGCAACAAAGTATTCTTCATATTTTGCATCGATACCGATTTCTTTTAAGATGTTTTTGATTTCGTCTTCATCAGCAAGTGGGAAATTTACAGCTTTATCAATGATTTCTCCTTCATTGTATTTCCCTAAGTTTGTAACCCATGCTGTAAAACCGTCTTTATTTGTGTTCGTGTTCATGATAATACCTTCTTTCTTTAGTTACCCGACTTACATTTCTATAAAAGCGGGATTTTAAATAGTTACAATAAAAAAGACACAATCTTTTTTTAGATCGTGCCTTTATAGGTTTACGCTATTCCTTCACTAAAAAACCAATCAAGAAAATCACTTGTATATGGTTTTTTGGTTAAATGAATGTATTTTTCATTCTTTCGAATGAACGCCCAACATTCAATTTTTGTTGCAAAACCAGTTGAGTATTCGATATCTGTTTTTTTATCGACATAGTCAATATAGTATTTCATTCTTTTCATAGTTGTTTACCTCCTATCACTACGACCAGCTTTTCAAGGCTGGATTTTTTATAAGTTCATGAATGGATACAAATAACAGTGTCATGGACAGTGGCTTGTCTTTCGAGTGCATACCATGCAAGGCGTTAATTTGTACCCCATCATCGACCTATAAAAGAATTATGATATCTTAACCAGCTTTATAACTGGTTGATTCATTGTTAATCTTTGGCTATGATGTTTTATTCAAAAAAGATTTAATCAGCACATACAAGGTGTATAAAGTCTTGTTATTATGTGCTTAGTCATTCCGTACAATGTTAAATCTATGTTGCTTCTAATAAGTGTCTACTTTTTCAACGTGGCGTGATTTTCTCAAACGAACTATGAATGCCGTTAATACTTTGGCTTAGATCCAACTAATTAATCATAGGGTTCACACGTATTTCGCTTCACTCTTTAGGGTGATGCAACCAACCCTGGTTACTTCTTGCGTAACCAGCCTTTGAAATTGTGTATAGCCGTTTGGGAAATGTGCCAAAAGAAACTTGACACCAAAGAATGATTTTTGATATACTTTAGTTGCGAAGTAAAGGTATATCAATATCTTATGAAGGTTGTTGCAATCATCACGACTGTAGCAATCTTCTTTTTTCTTTACTTAAGTAACTCATATCTTAATGAGTGATGTATTAAATTGTATAGATTTTTTTCAACTCCTTTGAAAGTCTGATTATAAGTTACTTGTTAATTGATTAGCAGTTAAGTCAAGGTTTCAAGTATCGGTTGTTATCCTTGCCCTTAGTGGCTTATCTCTTAATTTGTTTATATCTTAACATATTTGTTAGGTTTTGTCAAGAACTTTTTTGTTTTATCTTGAAACCTTTTATATCTTGTGTTAAGATATAATCAATATTTATTTATGTGATATCCTTATCACAGTTATTATATTAACATATTTGTTAGGATAAGTCAAGAAAAATCTTAACATTTTTGTTAGCTACTTATTATATAGAAAAGGAAGTAAAAATATATGATTATTAATACACAAGATGATATCTTAACACTATTTAAAATGTATATGAAAAATACTAAGCATACACAAGTAGATATTTGTAAAGCATTAAATTTAAAAGATAGCGGAGTAAGTCGTACATTAAAAGGAAAAAACAGTATGACTATAAATACCCTTTTAAACTATGTAAATGCTGTTGATGGTCAGATAGTATTAGACATTATACCAAAACAAAAAGATAATACAGATAACACCAGCAAAGATCAATAATGCTGTTTACTCTGCCGTATGCACCTATAAACACTTATACAGTCGTTTAAATGCTTTAGAATATAAGTATGCAAAGATTATTTGTATTATATAGAAGGAACACGTATATAACAGTATTATTAATATAATATATGAGTATATGTGATATAGTTTGGTATATAATGATTGTCTATGCCGTAGGTGTACTTATATAGTATTATGTATATGTACTATATCTATATTATGTCATAGGTGTATATGGTGTATAGTTATATGTTATGCTATTATATGCACTTGTATAGTTATAGTAGTTTGGATCTAGTTTAATGTGGTAGTATAAGATATACTATCGTGTTATGTTTGTATATGTATTTATTTATGTATGATAGCTTGATCTTGTATGATTGCTATATATTAATTTGTTTAGTTTATATTTTAATTTGTGTATTTGTTGCAAGTGCTGGAAGTCTGCCAAACATCGAACACTTGTTTGCTTAGTAGTGTAGCATGGTTTTATGGTGTTGTCAAGTGGTATAGATTATGGGTATAGATAGGTAGTTTGGTATAGGTTGGAGTTATAGGTGGGTTTTGAGTGATAAAGAAAATATTGTTTTGCTAGTGTGGTGTGGCGTGAAGTTTTATTTTGTATTGATGGCGTGGATAGACTATCCAACACATTGTGTAAAAGTGTTGGATAATAGACAAGTGTTGTGTAAATAGTCGCAAAGTAGTAACCCTATTTTGGAATACTACGACACGTCGTAAACCATATTATATTATACAGCATCTGATACACTATCATGTAGTTTTGAATACTACGTGGAAATAGTTGGGAATTATCTGCACTCTGCACCCTGATCTACCTATAAATTATTTACAATCATTTACAAAAATTCATTTGATAAAATTATAGTATTTCAAATGAATTTTTACAATTTTAACCATGTAAAAATATGGTTGTAAAAGATCTCAAACCAGCATAACGGGGGTTGGTTTACATTTCAAAAATTGGAAATAACTGTCATTTTAGACAGACGTGTTCAATCACCGTGTCAACAAAAATTTTTCGACCTTGCAACAAAATCCCAACTTTCCCAAGCAATTTCCTACACTTTCCTAGATAAACACTTTCTGCTAATCGAAAACGTGTCTTCGGAGGCGTCGTCGAGCGAATCGTTTATTTTACTACTCTTTTTTCAACGCTCTCAGAACCCCTTCTTTCAAAAATCGCACTTTTTCAAAAAATCAGCACCATTTTCCCCTTTATTTTCCACAATTCTCTCGACGACACGTTTTTGTTTTGCGCCATTTCATGCAAGTTTTGCCCTCAAAAACCTAAGTAATTCCTTATATTTTTCACATCAGATTTTACACAGTTTTACACAATTTATCGAAACATGATTTTTAGCATTTCTCGAAGCACGATTTTGACCATCAGCACAATCACAAATCCAAGTAAATTCCTACACAAATTACCTCTCAACCTTTGCACAAAATTACTCCCAGAAAAATGTATAAATTCAATCAATCAAGCCCGAAACCGATTTTATCTCCATATTCATTCGCACAAAATAATCGTCACTTCCCCTTTATAACCACTACAATTTTAACCATTTTGCGTACGAAATTGGCGACACCCTATATAGAATGGTCACAACAAAGATATGCACAAAAATATATAAATTACAAGAAACCACTTACAAACACTAAAGAAAACAACAACTACCTCTTCTCCACTATCCCAAGTAAACAAGCAATTTATTGCGCAGTTTAGGAGAGACAGGATAAGCGTCAGCGTTCCTTCTCGACATTGCTACCGCAGGTAATATCACTTACACTCTTCCATTTCTAAGCAGATCATGTTATACTTCCATTGAGGGATTAGGCAACCCTCGGCATCTATGCCAAAACAGACACAAAAATGATATTAAGGGATTCAAGTTGATACCCCCAGATAATGTATCTGCAAATGCATTATCAGAATTTATGCTCAGGGAAATTTCTCTGGGCATATTTTTTACAACTAACAATCTCTCATTGCAATAAAATATCTTACATGATATAATCATATATATGGCATTGAACAAGAACATTCAATGTATTCCATGTATCAATAAAAACAATCCCTCGCAAGGCAAAACATTTTATAAGATGGAATCCCTTGAGCTATCAACCAGATTTGTGACAGATAGTGAACACAAGCAATCTATCAATCAAACACTCAGCCTTGCAAGCAGGGATTATTTTTATGCAAAAATTTATCTCTCATTCAACCCTATCAAAAATCGCACTCTACAGATCATAAATCAATTTTACCTATCTAGCCTAACAACTCTCCATGTCATACCACAAAATCTATATTTGACGGATATACTCTTCTAAACATTGAGAATCACATATAAGTAGTAGCCACTGTTATGTCAGATAAGCAGTACCTACCATCATGCAGCAGATTTTCAAATTAGACATCTATCACAATTCATCTTAGATCTAAGGCAAAAATATCTCTTCATTATACCCTTTAAGAAATGTACTCTGAGAGAGCAAATTTCAATTCTACTATCTTACCCTAACAAGTTATCGCAAGAACATATAAAATTGAAATTAGTACCCGATTTCTCATCTAAACATTGAAAATGTACACTAAGTAATTGCACACATGACCTATATCGCACACTCATACCGCATAGGGGGTACACTTTACATTGAAAAGACCATTATCTGCGCCAGCATATATTGTACGTGAAAAAGTACAATGGTATTTCCTATGAAAAAATACACCTGAGAGATCATAAATCAATTTTATACCTTTCCACTACCAACAATACCAATTTACCAATAGAATGGAAATTCCCCCACGAAAAGCTCTTCTAAATGTACAGAATCCAGTATAAAGAAAATTACATTCTACCCAGATAAAAATATGACTAACTTCCCTCATTGCACCCGTTGACAAGGTGCAAAAAGTATGTTAAAATACCAATATGCTTAAAAAGAAAATGAAGAAAGAAAGGATATATACCGTGAAGAATACAAATGATTTTATACATAATTGCAATGAAGAGACAAAACTCTCTTTCAATTTGCCACCAGATATCACACCAGATATGATATGCCAGATAATCAATTATGGTAATCTGTGTAAATATTCTTTTAAAGAATATATGTTGGCAGATACAAGAAAAGAAATTGCAATAAAAATTCATGATTACTGGAAAGATCATTCTGAGATATTATATCCAAGATCTTCAAGATCATATATGTGGTTGTACTACAATGAGATAGCAAGAAAAAGATTACGGACATTGCAGGAAGAAAATATAAAACAATTATCATATATGATCTACATGATGAAAATAAAGAAAGGAGAAATGAAAAGATGATCAATACAATTATCAAGACAGATAACACAGATAAAAAGAAAAGACAGATGAAAGATCAAAAGAGAAATGAGATGAGCGTCAGCGAACACGGAATTTTTTCGTTGAGTAAGCGTCAGCGACCGAAACAAAAAATAGGTAGGGAATATTTATATTCCCGTGTTTTGTATAGGTAATATGTCCTATATAGATAACACGTCTCTTATAGTTAATATTGTCGGTTGAGCGATTAAAAATTATTTGTCTAGCTATTTAGACGTGTCTATCAAATCAACACCTGTTGTACTTATGCTGAGATTTTGTCTACACACAAGTTAATAACCAAGATAGCAAAGGAGAATTATTTATGAAACAAATTAAACCCGAAGGAAAACGACAGAACTTTCATGTTATTCCACATTTTCTAATCTACAATCCAGAGTTTGGAGAAAAAAGAATATTATTTCAAATGGCGTTAGCAAACAATATGATGTTAAAATGGAATCCAGAAAAACCACCGATTCTTTATAATACAAATTTACTCGTGCGCCAAATGAGCTTTTCACAGAATTACAACTCATCAGGCATCAATGAACAAGTTAAAAAATTTATGAAATTAATTGAAGACAAAGGCTATGTTAAAAAAGTTGCATCACCAATCAAGCAGCTTACATTATATAATGTTCCGAATGAAAACACTGAAGAAAATTTATTCCTACAAAAGAAACATTACGGTATAATTTATAACTTCGAGTTCTTATACTTGCTCCGATTACATAAGACGAATTCAATGCCATATAATACCAGAATATGGAATGTATTACTCGTGTTAGCATATCTAAGATACAATATTATCATGCGAGTTTCAGAAGATTTTAATTCGAAAAAAAATAGAAAGAAAAGACCAGAAACATATGTGAAAACATATGATGATATCGGAAAGGAACTTGGATTACATCGAACTACTATTGAAAAATGTGTTAAGGTTCTTGATGAGGCAGGGATTATCTATCATGAGCAATTATTCAAAACTCTTCCTGGCACTGATAGAGTTGTATATAGTCGAATTGCTTTTACAAATAAATATAAATATGACGGAACTCAAGAATATCGCTTGGATTCCAATTATGATTATAAAAAAGAGGTCAAAGAAATTAAACTCCAGTTAAAACCTTACGGAGAATACGGTCGTACTACTTCTTCTGATTTAGAAAATCTTGATTAATCACTTTGTTGGCAGCATTGTGAGTAATCAAACAAACACAAATTAAAAATCAATTAAACAATAATATACATAACGAAAGGATCTAACAAATTTTCATGACAACACAATTAAATACAGAACTCAAAGACTTATTGACTACTTCTGACCGTATCTCATTTGAGAACATGACGCAAGAACAGTTTGCAGTAAAACTAGCAGCACAGAGACTACGTACTACTCCTTCTTCAAAGAAAAGATTAAAAAGAAATGATGGTATTCGAGCAAGAGATAGTACAACAGATGCCGTAGTCTATAAGCCAACGCATGACCAGTATTATCGCATTTTCATCAACGATATCTTAAGCAATATTCGATCAGGTGGCACTGATTATTGTTTTAAATGGTATCAGGTTAAAGAGTTGTTGCGGTTTCACAAGCACACGTTGATATGCAAAATGGTCAGAGAAAGCAAGAGTGCCAGTGGCATTTATTTCAAGGTATCTCTTCCAAACGATTGGCGAAAGATTGAGAAGAACATTTTACCAGAACAGTAAGAATGAGCTACTGAAATACATAATAAACACAAATTAATAATTAAACTAAACAAATACATAAATAAGGAGACTTTTAATGAAATCCAGAAAATTTAATAAAGAAAAGTATGCAGAACAGAAGGCAATGAAGAAAAAGAATCGTCCACAGCGCAGTTATAAAAGCCTTGGGACAACCATTGAAATCCCGATTAATCACAGAAAGCATAAAATTTTAGCTACTGCCCGACATAATGATGAAAACGGCAAAGAGGACGAAACATTTACAGTAACGCTTTCAATTGCCAAAGAGACAGGAGATTTCCCAATTTGGCATCAGTTTGAAGATGATTTACAGATCACGGCAAAGAGATATTCTCTTAGAACAGCTCTGATGGCTAAGGTAGTTGAGCTTGAAACAGCTGGTGATCTTGATATACATATTGAATCTGCTGATGCTATCTACAAGCTTCTTGAATGTGCAGGCGACTACCTGAGTGGTAAATCAAACACAGTGGAGGTGCGGTAGGATGATAGTTTTATCTACGATTCTGATTGGCGGTGCCGTACTGTTTTGCGCAGGAATGTGTCGTTCTGCTGCTACCAGAGAAATGATTACAGAAGATATTTATTGCCAGATCAAAGCAGAAAGTTTACATAAGGACGCTTTCAGAAAACCAAGAACTGAAATGGAACGGATGACAGACATGATTTTTGAAGAAAGCGAGGATGATGAGTAGAATGGCATTAGATAAACAGATTCATGTACATTCTGTGGATACAGGGCATTTTTACACAGAAAAAGAAAAGGCTTTACAAGATAAATACATAGAGCTTAGAAAAAAGAAAAGTGAAATTTATCATAATCATTTAAAGAAGATTGAGAAAGATTTTGAAAAATGGGTAAGAAATTGTGTCATTGAAAAAAGTGATACGGAATACAAAAAATATTTAGAAAAAAAATCTGGTAAAAAACATTTAGAAAAAGGAGAATTTCTTGAATCATATTTCAATAAAGAATTGTATAAATCTCAAAACCAATATACCGTGAATCATTCTAAGTTTACAACAAAAGATATAATTTTAGATGACTTTGATCAGGTTGCTATCGAATATGGAATTAACGATTTATTGTTGTCTGAAAATATTGACGATCAATATCATTACTGGTTTACGTTAAGAAGTTATTTCTCTGCGTATGCTAATCTGTACAAACAAGAATTGTTAAATCTGCTTAATAAAACGGTAGAGGATAATATTCGATATACAGAAAATGGACAATTAGACAAGGTAAAGGTTCGTTGTTTTTATGAGAAAGATTTAAATGCAACAAATACAGTTTCTTTATTTGAATCATTTTTAAGTAGAACAATTGGCGCAAAAACCAATGAATTCTGTGATGACTTACTTATTTTACAAGTATATTATTTTGACATTTTTAAAGACCTGTGTTTCCACGGGATGGATTATTGTGATAATGACGGAGTAGTTACTAGATATAGATATTTTACCTCTTCTGCTGGGCAAATTCGCACAAAGAAAGCTGTTTTTATCAAAGAAGATACTTGGAATAAATATGAAAAAACATTAATGTGTGGTCTAACAATTGACAAAATTAATGAAAATGGTGGCAATAATATCAACAAGCATTTAGCATATATGGCTTTGACAAATTCTGCGACAGATTTATGGGTAGATTTTGACATTGATAAAACCATTGTTGTAGACGATTTTGAAACAATGGTTACTGGAGAATTTGATAGTATTGATGATATTTCATATGAAATTGAACAAACAACTGATTCTGTTCCAATTCCACATATGGATGGATGTGGAATGGTTCTTCCTAGTTTGTTGAAAATTAATTCCATGATCAGAATCCCATGGATTAAGGGGTTAATATCTCCATTTAATTATGCTGAACTCATAAAAGAGCAAGGATGGTCTTCAAAAATAAAAGATATTTATGGACAAGAGCATGATGTTATCGCAGAGGATATTCAAATTATTTTTACTAAAAGTCAATTCAAGATGAATGGGTTTTATGACGATTGGGATAGTTACAAAGAATATTTTAAAAAATATAATTGCACAGCGGGACTTTGCAATCAAGAAGAAAAATACATAAAAAATGCTACAATCAATTACCAGATGCTTCAAACATTAACAGATATATCGGACGATGAAATAAAATTGCTTGCAAGTAAATCAAATGAAAAATTGCAAACATTATGTGATTCTGTAGATAATGTTCAGAAAGTTTTTGGAATCACACCATATAACACAAATTTGACGCCATTTCAGGCAAGTTTAAAATTGTATCCAAGTCTTTTAAGAGATCCATATTCAAGAGATACTCTTAGGGATTTAAAAAACAGTATGCTAAAGAAATATCGTAGTGGCAAACTTGATATATATGGGAAATATACATTTATTGTGCCTGATTTATATGCGGCTTGTGAGTATTATTTTGGAGGAATTGAGAATCCAACTGGCTTATTACAAGACCATGAAGTTTATTGTAGACTATTTAAAAAAACAGATAAATTAGATTGTTTACGAAGCCCTCATTTATACAAAGAACATGCCGTTCGAAATAATCTTGCTTGTATTGAAAAATACGGAGATCGACAAAAAGAAATTTCAAAGTGGTTTGACACAAATGCCTTATACACGAGCACACACGATTTAATATCTCGTATTTTACAATTTGATGTAGACGGAGATAAAAGTCTGGTTATTGCAGACAAAACTTTTGTCGAGATTGCAGAAAGAAATATGACCACAATTGTTCCATTGTATTATGAAATGAAAAAAGCACAAAAGCAACAAATTACAAAAGAGTCAATTTATGATGGATTAGTTCATGCATTTACAGGAAGTAATATTGGAATTTACAGCAATAATATTTCTGTTATTTGGAATGACAATGTTTTTTCTTCAGACGGAAAAGAACAAAAAATTGCAAAAGATGAAGGTAAAACTACGCAAGATGCAATGAATGTGGTTAAGTTGCTTTGTATGGAAAACAATTTTGTAATCGATTATGCAAAAACATTATACAAACCAATTAGACCAAAACATATTGCGAAGTTGATTTCAAAATATACTCAGCATAAGCTACCGCATTTTTTCGTTTACGCTAAAGACAAAACAGAAGATCAAGTTGAATCTTCCAACAACACATTTGTTAATAAGTTACATTCTACTATTACTGATGTAAGTATTAATTTAAAAAATCTTAAATTACCAAGATTGGATTACACACAATTAATGTTTAATCCTGATACTGATATTACATCTCAAAGTGCGTTGGAGATTATCGAATTATACGATCAGTTAAATAAAGAATATAAATATCAATTCAATATTGTCGATAATAAAGTAGCAAATATTGGTGCAGTCAAAAAGAAGTTATTGAAACAGTTTGAAGATAAAAATTCTTTATTATTTTACGTTACTGATGTTCTTGTTAAATTTTTATATAGTAACAAAAGAAAACGTAAACAGCTTTTATGGTTTTTATTTGGAGAATATATCGAAAATAATATTAGAAGACATCAAGATCAACCTTTAATGAAATATGTTGAATGTGAAGATTGCGGTGAATTATTCGAAGTTCCTAAAAATAACAAAAGAACAGTAAGATGTAATAAATGTCAAAAAATAAGAAATGACGAGCGGAACAGACAAAGAGTAAAAAAATATCGAGAAAAAGTAACTATGTAATGGTTTTAAATTTTAAAAAAAGTTCCGAAAAATTCAGTTCATTTTTAAGGTTAAAAAATGCAATGTTCTGTTTTTTTCGGAACAAAAAAAGTCACTATATGGAAAGGTACCCCCTTAAAAATAAGGAACCTACCACTATATGAAAGGATTCAAAGTGAATAAAACAGATTTATATACATTGGTTTCATATAAAACTGGAGTCCCAAAAGATGAAATCAGTGAAATTTTTCAAGAGGCAAGTAAATTAATTTTTGAATATTTGGGCAATGTATCAGCTGGCGAAATACGAAAAGTATACATTATGAATGGCATCCATATTGAATCAAAATTTGCATCATATGATAATAAAATTATGCCAGATGGCACAAGAATAAAGACTAAGACAAAAATTAAATTGTTGCCAAAAATATCCAAAAGATATAAAGATGAGATTAATCAGAACAGATAAACTCTCAAAATACCAATTTGTACTTTGTACAAATGCTCACGCTGCTTGCAGCTAAAGAAATTTCACACCGTGAGTTCCGAGGTCTATGTAATCAAAAACAAAAATCAGAGATGGTATCCGAGACTTGCAACTGTTCTATTAATATAGTAGACCTCCAGAGGAAACTGAAAAGCAACCAAAGGAGAAATCATGAAAAAGAAAATTTCAATTATCACATTAGTTATGGCAATGTTACTGACAGTTGGAGGATTCACTACTTCTACTGCTGTCTCTGCGAAAAATAAAAAAATCAAATGTTTGGGAACATACAAGATTACTGCATACTGCGGTTGTCGGTCATGTTCTGGTAAGTGGGGAAACCGAACTGCTTCAGGTCGCAGAGCAAAACAAGACAGAACCATTTCTGTTGATAGGAGAAAAATTAAGTTAGGTACTAAGGTCAGGATCAATGGTAAGACTTTTATAGCGGAAGACGTTGGCGGGGGCGTAAGAGGAAAACATATTGATATGTACTTCTCTTCTCACTCACAGGTCAAAAGATTCGGCAAAAAGTACCGTAAAGTATATGTGGTAAAGTAACAAAAAGCTAATTTTATCACACGTAAGAAATATCGCCTATAGGGCATTAATGAAGATATTTTGGTGAGTATGGGACGCCATGCAAAACACAGAGGTATAAAGCTCGTATGTTTGGAGCTTGCGTATAGACATTTACCATAGAATTTACAGAAGTAATATGACTCTGATTTCAAATGTGTTGGACGCCTTTTAATGTATACGCAAATTATTCGTCGGTGACTCATGGACACATTAAGTAGTATGCACCGACCAATGGATATTTTCTCGGATAATTACCGAGCCTCCATTTATTATTCTGGCAGATGGCGAAATGTCATCTGTACATTATATTAAAGGAGAAAATGATTATGAATACAACAGCAATTACAATATTCAATAATGAAGAATTTGGAAATGTGAGAACTCTGACAATTAATGGAGAACCTTGGTTTGTTGGCAAAGATATCGCAGAATGTCTTGGATATTCTCGTTCAACAAAAGCGGTATCTGATCACGTAGACGAGGAAGATATAGATGGAATCCCAATTCAGGACTCCATCGGCAGAATGCAAAATACACCGATTATTAATGAATCAGGCGTTTATTCTCTTATCTTGAGTAGTAAGTTAGAATCTGCCAAGAAATTCAAGAAGTGGGTTACATCTGAAGTTTTACCGTCTCTTCGCAAGACTGGTACATATACGGTAATGGCGACTCAACCGAATACAACTTCTTCTATTATTGTTCAGCCAACAAGTGATATAGAGTTGCCAAAAGCAACAAATACTTGGTATCTAAAAAATAGAAAGCGTCTAAGAGAATTGTGTGATCTTATGAATATTGAGCGTAGAACTTTATATCATCTGATTCTGACAGAGATTGGAAATACGATTGACATTGAGCAATCAAAATCAATTTACACAAGAGATCACGGATTCCCACCAGAATTCATCATGGATGTTGTTGGTTATTTCACTAAAATGCAAGAAATTGCTGATGAATATCTTGACAGATTATTAGAAAAATATGAGTCTTTGAATTCAGATAATGATGAAGAAGATGAAAGTGTATGGTAATTTACCATATTATAAAACATTGCACCTTGCGTGCCCAACAAGAAATGAAGTGATCCGACTAAGATCGGTGGATTTATGCTATTAGCTGATAAAAGAAAACACAAATCGTTGAAAGAGTGATGCCGAAGTACAAGGTGGAACTCGTGTAGAAACTTGCGATACTCTAATCCAAGGTGTTTTGATCGCACAAAGAATGTGTGTCTTTTTATAGAGTGGTCTACAAAAATTATGTGCATGTGGCAGAGCTGGTTTAATGCACCTGATTGCTAATCAGGCTTACGTGGGAATGCACGTAACAGAGGGTCGTAGCCTCTCATGCACGTTTCAGCTGCGATAAGCCTAATTTTGGTAAGGCAGCAGTCTTGAAAACTACTAGTAGCCGTAGTGATACGGTGTCTCAGTTCGAGTCTGAGTCGCAGCGTTAGTTTGTCCTGTGATGTCTTTCGAGCTCACGGGCTTATATCCCTGTTTATCCCGCTAAGGAGGCGGATCTGACTGTAAATCAGATGGCTTCGGTCACGAGTGGGTTCGATTCCCTCAACAGGGACGATTAGATCTGAGACGCATACGATGCGCAGATTAACAAATATGCGAATGCCCTGATGGCTAGTGGATATTGGAATGTATACCTCTTCTGATATTCTGATGGAGTTCATCACTTCAGTTCGCCCTAGAAAAGCAATACTTACACACTGTTGCTTTTTAGAAATATGTATTGTCTCGCCAGTGTGTACGTATGAGAGGCAAATACATATTCGTTATTGACATGTAGCTCAATTGGACAGAGCACAACGCTACGGACGTTGGTGTTGCAGGTTCGATTCCTGTCATGTCAGCTCGATTGGCTAGTAGCTCAATGGTAGAGCACACGGCTGTTAACCGTGCGGTTTGCAAGTTCAAGTCTTGCCTAGCCAGCTTTCCTACATACCTCAGAGGCTAGAGGGTCATCACAGCAAGGATAACATTAGATGAAAGTCGCTGGTTCGAATCCAGCTGTAGGAATTTTGTATTTTATACAAAAATACCCAAAGGGATATAGTGTAGCGGTATCACAAGACACTTTGACTGTCTCGAGCCTAGTTCAAGTCTAGGTATCCCTGTTTGCAGAATGGAGAAGTTTGGTCTATCTCGTCAGGTTCATGCCCTGAAGATCGGCGGTTCGAATCCGTCTTCTGCTATTAAAAATCATCATAATAATTCATTTAGGCTGAGACATTCGTGTCCCTACCATTTCTTGCGCAGTGGCGTAATGGTAAATAAACGAATAGATGAATTATTTAAAATTAAAAGTAAAACTAAACCTAATTATTTAGAGCAATGTATGGCTGAATTTTATTTTAACAATTAATTATAATAGGATAGCTAAACAGTTACTATTGTGTTTTGAAGGAGATTGTGTATGGAAGAAATTTGGAAAACATTAAAATATCACGATCAAGTATATAATAGATATGAAGTATCTACTTTCGGAAATATTAGACATAAGATAAATAAAATCAACAGAAAATTTTATCTTGATAAAAAGGGATATTGCAGAACTAGCATATTTAATGGATATGTCAATAATAAACGAAAAATAAAAAATATTATAGTTCATATAGCTGTTGCTTCGACCTTTATCGATAACCCAGAAAAGAAAAGCACAGTTAACCATATAGACGGGGATAAGGCAAATAACCATGTTGAAAATTTAGAATGGGCTACAGTATATGAACAAATACAACATGCGTCATTTGTTTTAGGTTATAGTAAATTATATTCCGATACAATGAGGAAAACATTTTCAAAGAAAACTGCTCAATACAATAAAAATAATGAATTAGTAAAAATATGGAATAGTACCAGAGAAATTGAACGATCATTAGGATTCAGGCACGAAAATGTAGCTGCTTGTGCAAGAGGAAATAGAAAAACTGCATATGGATATAAATGGCAGTATGTAAAAGAAGCGTAATGTCACTATTGATCGTAGGTTCAAATCCTACCTGTACAATCAAAGAGCTGTTTGATTGGCAGTTCTTTTTCAACAAAGATTTTTCTCATTGTTAGCATATAGTGGATGGATATTAATTCATCCGCTACTCCTTTCTGCTGTCGTAGCTCAATTGGTAGAGCAGTCGCCTTGTAAGCGACAGGTTATCAGTTCAAGTCTGATCGGCAGCTTTCCAAATCCAGTAAATATGTACGACGACTGCCATGTGCAGCGTCAAGCATCACTGGAAATATTTTAAGAATGGAGGGATCTTCTATAATTAAGATCACCAAAAATGAAGCTTTCTATCTTCGCTCAAAAGGATTCAAGGACAAATCTGATATTCATCAGACGTATTCTGGACATCCTACTTACTATGCAAGTGAGAAAAGAAGCGTAATGAAAGCTCTAAAGAAATATAGAGAAAGATAGGTGTTCTCTATGAAGAAAAAACAAAACAATATTAGAGTATCATTTGTAGATGAACCTGCTGCCATGGATGTTACTGGTTCTATGGTTTATGTAAAAACAGATACTCACAACATTTTGATTGATGCTGGCTTACATCAGTCAAATAGTAAATACGATGACTTTCTTGTAAATAAGAGAAGGTTCAAAGAATTTAAGCCAAAAGACATTGATTATATCTTTATTTCCCATCTCCATGCGGATCACGTATTTTTAAGCCCAAGATTATATAAAGAAGGATGTTCTGCAAAAATGATTGTTGCACAAGACAATTATCGAATTATGCATCGAATGGCTGAAGATTCTGCTTATATCATTGAAAGAGATATAGAATTAATTAACAATCAACATGGGAAGAATTATGACCCATTGTATACTATTGAAGATGTAGAACGCACAATGAATTATGTTTCTGAATATCCTGTTATGGAAAAGATTGTTGTTGATGATACTTTGTCATTTATGCTTATTCCAAACGGACATTTGCTTGGTAGTGTGCAAATTTTATTGTATCTCAAACAGAACAACATTGAAAAGACATTACTGTTCACAGGTGATATTGGAAATTCTAAAGTTCATAATTATTATGTCAATAAGTTTACTCCTGTTGATCATGCAGATTTAGTCATTGGAGAATCAACTTATGGAGATCGTCCTGATTTAAAAACTGGACAAAAAGAAAGAAATAATGATATCGAAAAATTATTTTCTATTATTACACAACAGGTATGCGAAATGCATGGACAGGTAATTATACCAACTTTCGCAAATCACAGACTCCAATTTCTTACAACAATGATTTACCAGGTCATGAAAGATTATGATTTTCCTTATAAAGTATATATTGATACACCGTTAGGAATTGATATTTTCAACGAATATCGCAAAATCTTATCTGGCGATGAATTAAAATTGTTTGATGAAGTCCTAAATTGGGACAACTTGATATTTGTGCGTGACGCAGAATCCAGTAAAGCATTGGTACATAGCAATGAACCATGTGTAATATTATCTACGTCTGGAATGTGTAATAATGGTAGAATTAGACACCATTTGAAAAAAGCAGTTCCAAATCCTAATGCTACTGTTCTATTTGTAGGATTCAGTACGCCAGGAAGTTTAGCTGCATTACTTAAAGACAAAAATGTTAAATCTATCTCTATAGATAATAAACAATATACTTGTAGATGTGCAAGTTTCTCACTCAAATCTCTTAGTGGACATGCTCCATTCTGCCAACTTCTTGATTACTACTCTTCTATTAACACAAATCGAATTGTATTACATCATGGATCAGAAAAAGCAAAGTTAACATTAAAAGAGAAATTAACTTCTGAACTTGAAAAGAAATGCAAAAGTACACGAGTTATTATTGCAAATTCAAGTTTGAAAATTTCATTATAGAAAGGACTGTTGAATATAGAATTCGAACTTCCAATTAAAGATTTACTAAAACAATTTGGCGGTGGACTGCCAGATGTAGTAGATTATCAGTATTATGTAAATTTACAGCAGCGCAGAATTATTGTAAATGAAGCCATTTGCGATACCATCCTTGAAAGTGCTGTTCTCCCACTTATTGAGATGGATAATGATGGTTCTGGAGAACCTATTACAATTATTCTTGATTCACCTGGTGGCGACGTATATAGAGGATTTAATCTTGTTGATGTTATTGAAAAGATTAAAACTCCACTTACGATTCACATTATGAGTATGGCAGCCAGTATGGGGCTACATATTGCTATGGCAGGACATAATAATCCAAATGTAAAAACCGTATGTCATCCATTTAGCGTAGGTTTACTTCATAGTGGATCAGAATCTGTTAGCGGAACAGCTCATGCTGTAAGAGATTTATTTAATTTTTCACAGAAATACGAAGAGAAAATTAAACAGTATGTACTTTCACATTCTAATATTGGTGAAGAAATGTACGAAAAAGTATATCGTCAGGAATTATGGCTTGATGCAGATGAAATGCTTCGCCTTGGAATTGTAGACGAAATCATTTAATTTTTTATTCATAAAAATGCTTAAACTCCCTCTATTTACACTATACCACATTTTTAATCAAGTGTGTAGAGGTATTTCACAAATAATTAAAAAAATTCACATTAGTTTAAAGGAGGATAAATATGGCTAAAGCTTTATCTTATAAAAAATCTACTACTGTCACAGTTAAGGCGGCAGGTTATGTAGACATCGAAAAAGGAGTTATTGAAACAGAAGAAGGAAATGTATCTTTCAAAGATTTATTAAAAGACTTTGATGGAAAATATGGTGAATTTCAGATGAAAGAAAAGACGGATGAAGATCTGGAATTAAACGTACCTTCTGATGAAGAATAGATTGGAGTGAAGATTTATCAGTATTAATTTTGAACAAGAATTAGCAAAAATCGGATTAACTCCAGAAACATATGAGGCTGTCTGTGCAGATATTGATTCAAAACTTGACGGTGTAGTTGATATCGACTGGCAGGAAATAAAAGAAAAATATCATGTACAATGTGCAAGCGATACAATTCGCAAGTCCTCTTCTACTCCATTTGGTGGTAGATTCAGAGATGCTTATTTTCGCAGCAAGCAAAAATCTGGTAACGATGAAAAATCTGAAGATCAGTTATTATATGAAAAAATTCGTAAGGAACGACAGAAATTACAGACAGTTAATTTAGAAAGAAATCGTATTTCTCGCCAAGAAAGTCGTTTTGAGCTGTTCAATGAATATGTGGCTGAAGCAATTCAGATGCTACCAAACCCAGACTTCAAACCTCTGAGAGTTGAAGATAAATCTAAAGGATATGTGCTTTCTATTGCAGATATTCATTATAATGCAGTATTTAAGAGTGTTAACAACGAATACTCTCCAGAAATTTGCATTGAAAGATTTCAAAAATTATTATCTAAGACCATTGTGCTGATACATAGACTTGGCATTTCTAAACTCAAAGTCGTCACATTAGGTGATGATATTCAAGGTATCTTACGTCTTACTGACGTTAAGCTCAACGACTCTGCCGTTGTTAAGGCAGTTGTTGATATCTCAAAAATCATTTCACATTTCTTAAATGAATTATCCAAATATGTTGAAATTGAATATTATTGCGTAGGTCGAAGCAACCATAGCCAAACACGACCTATAGGAACAAGAGCTTCTGAATTATGTGCGGAAGACTTTGAATATATTATTGGAAATTATATCAATGAATGTTTGGCAAACAATAATCGTGTTGAAGTACATCTTGATCTGGAATCTGATTGTATTCACATTCCTGTCGCTTGCTTTAATATGGTTGCAATGCATGGACATACTTTAAGAGGAATTGATAGCGCCATTCAAAATATGGAGTCTATCTATAATGAAGATATTGATTTCTTATTGGTTGGTCATTACCACGGAATGCTTGAAAAATCTCTAAGTGAAGGTATTACATGCGATAAAGAAATTTTAGTGTGTCCAAGCTTTGTAGGTAGTGATCCTTATGCAGACAGTATTTTTAAAGGGTCAAAGAGTGCTTGCAAGTTATTTGAGTTTACAGAACGTGAAGGACATACAGCATCATTCAAGATACAGTTAAATTAGCAATTCGGCAGTCATTTTTTAGGATCAATCTCTCAAAACAGGTCGGACAGACTGCCTATTATGAGCAGAGGATGCTACTTCTTCTGCTCCACTTCTATAAATGATTTACGAGTGCTCAAAAGTGGGTAGCCGTAGAAATTAGTCGAAAATAAAACATTAATTACAAAAAGGAGAATCGAACTATGATTACAACAAAAGAATTAGTAAAATCAATCGCAACAAAAAAAACAGAAACAGAAGGACGTAAAGTAACTCAGATCGAGGCAAAAGAAGAATTAGATAGAGTTGTTGAATGCATCGTTGATGCTATTGCGTCTGGAGACGGTGTTCGCTTAATGGGTCTTGGAACATTTACTGTTGAAGATAAACCAGCTCATGTTGCAAGAAATCCAAGAACAGGTGAAACAATCAATGTTCCTGCTAAGAAAGCTCCAAAATTCAAAATCTCTGCTTCATTAAAAGATGCAGTAAACAAATAAGATTGGAGTGATTATTATTTCTTATAAAGATAAATATAACAAGTATGAGGACTTGAATATTACAGATTTCGAAGACCAAATTGAGCTTTTATTTACAGTTAACGATCAGTTGGTCGATGGAGATAATTGTGTAGATATCATTGCAAACGCTGAGACAATTCGTTATATGTTATCCATTGCAATGTCAGAACTTGACTATACTCCACATAAAATTAATATGGAAAAAGACGATGCCACATATTGTCTTGAAATGTTGGATGATGGAAGTCTGAGAGTTTTCTTATATGATAAATATAATGATTCTTTGCAGGGGACTTCCATTTATTTATATCAAGAAGAGGTTACTCAGGATATTGTAGATTTTGTGTTAAACTTCTACTCTGATTCTGATATCTGGCTTTTTGGATATGAAGATGAAGATGATATTCCGATCAGCAAAGAAGATGTATCTGACTTGGATATCGTTGCTAAAATTATGGAAGATAAACATTTTGAAGTTTTGCCAACTATGTTGCCTTTCGAATATCTGTTAAAGGATCTTTGGAGATTTTAATATTATGAATTATATGCAGTAGGTGAATGATATCATCTACTGTTCTTCTATTATATAAGGAAAGGAGGGACTTATGGCAAGAGAATTAACGCCAGAAGAATTGGTAAAAGCCCCAATGTACATTAATAGAGACGTGCAATTTGAGATGCCAAGGCGATCTACTAGGGTAGATAAAAAATATAAATGCACATGCTGTGGTAAGAGTTGGGATAATCAGAGAAACCATTTCGCTAAATCTCCTTCTCCTTTATACCAGAGTAATGATGGGTATATCAATATCTGTAATGATTGTATGGACTTATATCTACAGAAGTTGATTAATTACTACAATGGAAATGAAGTCCACGCAATTAAGCATGTGTGTCAGCAATTTGATGTAGTGTTTCATGTTGACGCATACAAAAATGCAAAGGTTGAAAATCAACCAATTACATTTTCACAATATCTTTCAAAGCGTAATCTTCATCAGACAACAAAGGTTGGTAATACATATCTTGATGGAATGAAGACGAAATTTTATGAAGATGGATATGATCATGTTATGAGTGCAGAACAAGCTGTAAATGATGATAACATATCTATTTCTGGTTCAGCTACTAAGAGATGGGGAGCTGGATTTACACAGGCGGATTATAAGAATCTGGATGAACATTATAATATGCTAAAAGACAATAATCCAAACATTGACCAAAACCAAGAAATCTTCGTAAAATCATTATGTAATTTATATATGTTGCAAATACGTGCTTTACAAGCAGGTGATTCAAAGAAATATATCGACCTTAGCAGTCAGTATTCTAAAACATTCAACGATGCAGGTCTAAAAACAGTCGAAGAAAAAGATGAAAGTCAGAACACCACTCTTGGAGTAACATTGGCTACTATATCAAAATATACGCCAGAAGAATTTTACAAAGATAAACCATTATATGAAGACTATGATGACTTGGCAGACTATGTGGACAGATTTATGTTACGTCCATTAAGAAATTTACAATATGGATCTTCTGATAGAGATAAGGAATATTTTATTCCTGATGATGAGGATTTAGACGATGAATAAACAAGTAAGTAAAAAGACTGCTGCCAGACGTCTTAGTAAAATGATTGAACAGTTTCCTGCCGATGAATATCAAAAGGAATTGTATAAAAAATTCCCATCTACGCATTATTTAAGTAATCCAACAAATGTTATGCATACACTAGCATGGTGTACGTTTTTTAGGAAAAATTTACACAGATTTGTGCAAGATTACTTAGAAATTCCAATATATCCATATCAACAGTTATCACTATATTATATGGGTGTTTCTAACTCAATTTGTATTGTTGCAGCACGTAATGATGCAAAATCATTCTTAATTGCCTTATATGCATGTTGTAGAGCAATTCTTTATCCAGGATCAAAAGTTGTTATTGGTTCTGCTACTCGTGGACAGAGTAAATTGATTATTACTGAAAAAATTCAAGGTGAATTAATGGAGAAATCCGCTGTTTTAAGAGCAGAAATTGAATACGTTAAGACCAATGGACAAGACGTTGTTGTTAAATTCCGTAGTGGATCTACAATTAAAGTGTTCACAGCGAATGATAACGCCCGTGGTATTCGTTCAAATGTTGCTATTAGAGAAGAGTTTAGACAGATTAAGAAAAACATTGAAGATAATGTCATTTCTCCATTTCAGATGGTACGTCAGCCAGGTTATATACAGCTTCCACAATATAAAGATGATCCAGTTTTAGCGAAAATCTTGCAAGAAGATCCTGTTGATATCTATATTAGCTCATCTTGGCAAGACCCTACACATTGGATGTGGACAATTGTAGACATGAATTATGAATTAATGTTAAAACATGGGAAGGGTATGCTATTAGCATTCGACGAAAGCATATGCCTAAAACATGGATTCAAAACAAGACAACAGTTGATCAAAGAAAAGAAAAAGCAAGATCCTACCAGTTGGAAGGTAGAGTTCTTAAACCTTAGAATCAAAGAATCTGATTCTGCATATTTTACATATTCTATGCTGATGAATCGGCAAATTTCAAAACAAGTCTTTTATCCAAGAAATAATTTGGATGTTCAAATCAATAAGAAAAACCGCTATGCAATCCCTAAACGTGACAATGAGGTAAGAGTTATCGCAGGCGATATTGCATTCGTAGCAGGTTCTCAGAACGACAATTCAGTTTATTCTTGTATTCGTGCTATCCCAGAAACAATGACGTATGGCGATAAGCAAATGGAACAAGGATATCGTAGACAATTCCCTTATATAGAATCTAACCAGATAGGTGATACAACGAAACAGGCAATTAGAATACGTCAGTTATATGAAGATTTTAACGCTGATTATATAGTAATTGATGTGCGTAACGGAGGTTTGCAAATTCTGTATTCTTTACAAAAAGTTCTATACGATGAAGATCGCAGTGTTGAATACGCCCCATTAAAATGTATGAACAACGATGAATACGGTAGATTGTGTCAAGATCCAGACGCAAAACCATGCATCTATGCTATCAATGGTACACAAAACCTGAACAGTGATATTGCTATGAACTTCAGAAAGAATCTGGTCGAAGGAAAGATTGATTTTCTTGTTAATTTTGAAACCGCAAAAGAGGAAATTCTTTCTAAGAACAAAGAGTACAGACAGGCTATTGAAGTCGATGATGTATTTGACTTTGAGCGACCATTCTTAGAGACTCAGGCACTTGTTAGTGAATGTGCAGAATTACAATATGAAAAACTAACCACAGGTGGTATCCGAATTAAGGAACGTGGAAATAACCGAAAAGATAGATATTCTTCATGTAGTTACGGATCATATTTTATAGACCAGTTGGAATTAGATATGGCAACTACAGATGAAGAATACGGATACGCAACATTTGTAAACTAATGGAAGGAGGGAAAATGGAAGAAAATGTAAACCAAGACACTACATATGAATACAACAGTTATCAATATACAACAACAGATATATTTAACGCTATCTTTCAATGTGGTGTTTATGATTATTTTAATAAAGAAGAAATACGCAGTGTTTTAAGAAATCCAATTGAAAACCACGAAACCGCCATTAGATTGTCAAATTTTGTGTATACAAAAAACGGAGTTGTTACAAATTCTGTTGACTATATGGTTGCGTTGCCATGTCTTGATAGTATATTAATCAATAAATCGAAAGCAAAAAAGAAAAACAATAACAAGGCAAAAAATAATAAACGCTTAATGCGTTCTACTCTTGAGACAATCGACGACAAACATTTCATTAGAGATGCATTACATACCGAGATGTTAGATGGAATTGCATTTTATTACTTCGAAACCAAAGTAAGACCATCAGATATTGATCATACAAAATACATGAATGATTTTGATGTTGAGCGTATTATGGAGATAAATGACATCGGTGTCAATGTCTCTATTATTTCTTTGCCTTGGCAGTATTGTAAAATTGTTGGTAAGAAAAATGGGCGATTTGTTGTTGGTTTTGACTTGAGATATTTTGATGATTTCACAGACGATACACGGGAAAGAAAACTTAAAAAGTATCCAGAAGAAATCAGGAAAGGGTATTACGATCGCAAGAAAAGTAATGGCGTAAACGGCAATTGGTTAATATTAAATTCGGATAAAACAATGTGTAGAAAAATCAAATGCAAAGACTCAGAACCTTGGGGAAGATCATTGGTTATTGCTGCTCTTGAGGATGTACTATATAAAGATTATTTTACAGACACAAAACGAAATGTTCTGGATGACATGAACAATAAAGTTGTCTATCAGACATTCCCAGAAGGGAAAGAAAAAGGACTTTGTGCTTTAACCAAAAAGCAACAGGAAGCCCAACATAATGATGTTAAAACCGCTGTAGTTAACAAAAACAACAAAGGTGGATTAAGTTTCATTAGTGTTGCCGCAGGAACAAAGATTAATTCTTTAGATGTTTCTACAGATATTTTTAATGATAAAAATGAATCAAATCTTAGCAATCAAATCTCTTTGGATTTAGGTATTTGCGCTTCTTTACTTGGTGCAATGGAATCAGGTAATTTTGGAGCTGGAGCGAATAACCTCGAAATGATCACCGCCCAAGTATATACATGGGTGTATGAATGGCAAAAAGAGTTAAATTACGTCATTAACAAAAATGTCATTAAAGATCAAAACAATCCAGTGGAAGTTTACTACTTCCCTACTTCTTTTGTAAACCGCAAAGCATTCTTTGATATGTGTAAAACATTATATTCAGAGGCAAGCGGTTCCTTATCTTATCTTGTCGCTAGTGCAGGAATAAATCCAGAAGCATATTTTAATGTGTTAGATGAAGAAATTGAAGATGGTATTTATGAACGCTATTTACCTCACTTAACATCAAGCAATGTTTCAAAAGATGATCAGGTTGGTGGTCGCCCAATGACAGATACCCCAACCAAAAATACTATTTTAAGTAGAAATAATAACGGGAACAACATCCCAAGTCCGAGCGACTCTAAATAAATATCAATAATGAAAGGTCGATTTTATTTAATCGGCTTTTTTGTTATACAAAACTTTTTAAAGGAGGATACAACATGGCAATCGTAGAGTTATCTGAAAAGAAATACAAGAATGGGCGTAGACCATTTAAAGCCGTATTGTACGAATTACAGCCTCCTGAATCAGTAGAAAATGGTATCGGAACAAAATACAACAAAAATGGAATTACCTTTTTAGAGGAATATTGTGCGCCACAGCTCGGCAGTATCACAGATATGAGTGTTCGTGTTGAATTTTTAGATGAAAACAGAACAATAATCTGCGGTCACGGAGAAACTGGTGTCAACGAAGATGGCTTAATAACATTTAGAAATGCAAGTGTTGTTGGACATTTTACAAGAGGATATATTGACGACATTGATTACGAAGGTGAAACAAAGAGATGTGTATGCGGTGAAGGATATCTTGATGAAATGTGTTATCCAGAATTCGTTGCAAATCTTGAAGAAGATCTTAACAATGGCGTTGCCGTAGAAGGTAGCGTAGAAATTTTCAAAGCAAAAGGTAATACAGGAATTGTTTATATGAATGGATGGAGAGAAACAGGGAGAATTCCTGTTGAATTCATTCACTCTGGTTGGGATATGGTAATGAACCCAGCTGATACCTCTTCTATTGTATTGGAATTAAACGAAAATCAAAACAAGGAGGACAAACAGAAAATGGACGGAACAATTGATATGAAAGAAATCACTTCTGCTATCAAAGAAACAATTTCTGAAATCAATTCTAAAGAATCTGCATTAGAAGAGAAAATTTCTGAGCAGAATTCCGTGATTGAGCAGAAAGATTCTGTTATCGCAGAAAAGGATGTAAAGATTTCCGAACTTAATGCAAGTGTCGAAAAATTACAGAAAGCTCTTGAAGACACAAAGACAGAGAATGAGACAGCATGGGAACAGATCGAAATTCTTAGAAAAGAAATTGCAAAAGCTAAAGTTGCAGAAAAATTAGGTGAAGTTGACGAAGCTTTAAGCGAGTTCAATGAAGACGAAAAAGCTGTCGCAAAAGAAGATATCGACAAATTAAAATCTGATATTAACTCTTGCGAAAATATTGACGAGTTAAACGAAATTGCTTCTGAAGTTAACTCTATCAAATCTAAGATTTGCATGAATATTGTAGCGCAGCAGAAAGCAGCTGAGAAACAGGCATCTGCCAAAGAGCCTACAGCAGAAACAAATTCAGAAAAAGTTGAAGACATCTTTTCTGAGGTATGTGAATCTATCGAAGTTGATGATAATGACGAAGATGTAAGTATTTTTTAATAAGGAGGATAGATAAAAATGATTAAATTCCGCAATATTTCTGAAATCGAGAAATTATACCCATATGTAAAAGCTGTTGCAGGAACAGATGTTTATAATGGCGATTTTGGAACAGTAACAGAAGGTACATTTGCTTTAGCCGCTAACGCTAAACAGGTAGTAATGAATATTGAAGTTGGTGATGACGAAGGTTTAGACAAATACTTTATCGCAAAAGGATCAGATTTAAGAGTTTTAGATCTTGATAAATTAGATGGAAAAGAACTTGAAATTTATGGAAAACAGATTCCTACTGGGGTGGCTAAAGGTGACAAGTTAAAATCTACAGCAACAGGGGATCTTGTTAAAGGAGCTACTGCCGCACCATATGTAGAAGTAACTGAAATTATTGGAAATCACAAAGGCATTGTTGTAGGAGTTGTTGCTTCTGCTCCAGCTACACAGTCAGTATCAAAATAGTTAATTGAAAAAGGAGGATAGTATAAATGTATACATTTGAATTAAACAACGAACGTAAGGATGCGAACTTTGCAAGCGGTCGTGTGTCTACAAAATCTCCTGTAGTAGAAATTTTCTCTGCAATGAGAGACGGAAAAGACTTAGCACCTTTCGGAAGAAAAGCAGATCAGGCTGCTAATTATATTAAAGAATTAAATAGTAAAGCTTCTGCTGGTGATTTATCCGCAGTTTCTGAATTAAACGAAATCAGACGTTTCTCAATGGAACCTCAGATTCTTCAAGAAGCTAAATTATTAAGCATCTATGGAAATTATAAAGCAATCGGATATAACGATTCTTGCGAAGTTGAAATCCCAGAATTTGTTGGAAACCCAGCAAACAAACAGGCTTTAGGTCAAGATGTTAACTTCCCAGTAATCAGAAAGAAAAGAACACCTATCGCTACAGTAGCTATTTCTGCTGGTTATGCAGTAGATTATAGAAAAGCTGCTACTGGTGACATGAGCGATGAAAACGAGTTAAAGAATCAGATCGCTATTCAAATCAGAAACAAAGCTGCTGCTTATGTTGTAGAAACAATCTACAAAGCAATCAAACATGCAGATGGAGTTAAATACTTCTTCGAGGGAGACGGATTAACAAAAACTGGTGTTGATGGAGTTATCACACCTGTAAGACGTTTTGGAAAACCAACTATCACTGGTGATTATGCTTTAGTTTCTCAGCTTAATGCATTCGCAGGATATCAGGGAACAACACCTGCTGTTACAGGTATCTCTGAAGCCGTTATGAAAGAAATCCACGATACAGGATTAATGGGAATGTACAATGGTGCAGTTGTTTCTGAATTACCAAACCCATATGATACTTCTCTGATGAATGCAGATGGAACAGACTTCCAGACAGTATTACCACAGGGACTTGGATATGTAATTCCTGCTGGTGGACAGTCTCCAATCTATACAGTGACAAGAGGTGGATTAACATCTATTTCTGGAACAGATGTATCAACAGGTCAGTTAATCACAAGATATGACCTTGAAGTTGGTGCTTTAGTTGCTCCAGGAAGAGAATATATGATTGGTTTACTTGGAGACAAGAAACTGTCAACAGAACTTGGTACTTACTAGAATTCGTAAATAGTTGAAGAAATGTAGACCTTATGGGTCTTTTTTATTTGCAAAGATATATGGTAATTCTGTATATCTTTGCAATTAATTAGTTAAATAGAGGACATAGATCATGAACGATATTTACTTTTGCTATTCCAAAAAACTACACTATTTTTTAATGGGGTTAGGCGAAAGTTATATTTCTTCTAATATCAACAAAAATACTGGTGTACGTTATTGGACATTCCAAAAGTCGAAAGATTTAGATGAAAAGATTGAATTGTATAATTCTGTAAAATACAAATTCAAGTAAACGATAATTAGTTGTGAAAGGATAAGTAATTGAAAGAGATGGAAAATACAGAAGTTGTAAAAGAGTTAAGCATGGAAACAAAAATTACAGTACGCAGTCTTGCTAATTGGACAACTGGATTTCAGAGAATTGAATCTACAGGTGATGTAACAATCACACCAAATGGTACTACTCGTTTGTCTCGTGGAGAAGTAATTTCTCAGGTACAGAACGGTAATATGCTTTTTACTGGAATTGATGGCGTTGGCTCCCATGCAACATTATATATTGAAGACGCTGCTACTCGTGAAGAGTTAGACTTTGACAATAAAAAAGAAAAGAAAGTTCAGAAGATTTTAACACCTGAATTAGTGGCAAAATTATTTTCCTATAAGGGTATGTCAAAGACATTTAAAGATAAAGTTTCTGAGTATATTGTCACAAGTGCTGAAAAGTCAGCTGTCATGATGATGATTAAAAAAGGTAATTATAACGATTACGAAAAAATTCGATTCATTGAAAACTATACAGGACACAAAATGAAATAGGATGTAGGTGATTATAATGACAACCGCAGATGATGTAATTCAAAGTTTTGAATCTACGTTTGCAGATAAAACGCCTCTGCCAGACTCTTTAGTTTTTCAATGGCTAATAAAGGCAATTGCAAGATATTCTATGGAAATTGATGATCTTACATTTGATGTAGAAACAAAAGAATTTTCAGAAGATCTTGGTCAATATGTCATAGATACAATGGCAGAATATATGCATCAATATTACCAGGAGCGTTACTACTCTCTTGTAAATAAACGAGTTAGTATTGTAACAAAAGAATTAAGTATTGATGGAAATAATGGGTCAAAAACTTCAGCAAAGAATGAGCTTGATGCTATTAAATATAATGCTGAAAAAATGACAAACAATCAGAAACCTACCGCTTACACATAGGAGGTGCGATAAATGCAAGATTGGTATTTAATAACACCTAATACACGACCTAACTTAACAGGCGGTTATGAAAATGATGCATATAACGATTATAAAGATGATGAATTTGCAGAAATTCTAGATACAGACATTGCTTCTACGGTTGAATTATGTAACTCTGATTTATCAGAAAGAACGACTATCCGATGTGTGGTTCAAGATAATGATTCTGATACCGCATTAAAAACTATGCAGAGAACTGTATTATTCCCATGTAATACTTCCAAAGCAGGAATGTATGTATATTTTGAGAATAATTACTGGATCATAGACGGAAGACCTGGGCAATGTGGTGTGTTTGAAAAAACAACGATGAAGTTGTGTCAGTCTACTGTAAAATGGCAAGATGCAGACGGTAATATCCATGAAAGATGGGCTTATTATCAATCGGCATCTAAATATGATGTTGGTAAAACAGGTAACAATATTATATTTGTTGGATCAAATAACTATACGGTAATTGTACCGCAAGACGATGATACTCTTGGACTTGATGGAAAAAGAGTATTTCTTGATATTCGTGAAGTTCCAAATGACGTATTTACATTCACTCGTGATGATAATGTTTTATATCATTTTGGTACTGAACATGGTGGTGTATTATCTTTTATCGTTGATAAAGATGAATTTAACCCAGCGAAAGACAGAAAAGACTTGCGATTATGTGATTACTTTGAGCCTAAAAAAGATCCTGAACCAACGCAGCCAGAGAAACCAGAACAGCCAGATGTTCCAACTGTAGAACAGACATGTACTGCTACTATTAAGTATAGATACAAGAAAGTTTTTGTAGGAAAGAAATCTACATTTACCGCTTCTTTTAAAGACTTAGATGGAAACATAGTTACAAAAGATCCTCAATGGGATCTTGAATGTGAATTAAAAGACTCCATTAATATAGAAGAAACTGGTTCAAACATTGGAATCTCTGTGTCAAATTCTGCATTAGTTGGTCAGAAAATCATCTTGAAATTATCTGCAAAAGATAGAACTTCTTCTACTGCTTCTATTGAAATAACTATAGAAAGTCTTACATAGGTGAAATTCAATGACGAAAACAGAAAAAATGATGGAAAATCCTCTGGTTTCGCTTGGATTGATCAAAGAAGCCGTAGGAAATATTTTAATGACAAATGACGATGTCAACACGCTTGCTATGCCATATCTTGATGATGAGGATTATTCTTTCGAGGATAATTGGTTTGGATGCAAAATTGGCGAAAATATACATGGGCAAGTGAAAGACAATCGTTTATTAGGACATTGCAAAGATGTCCCATATATGGATGAAACCATTACAGATACACGATCTATTATCTTAATGGAAACATATCCTAGTACATCAACATCTATTATTGATTACACATTGGTTATCAATGTCGTATGTCATAGGGATGTTATCAAACTAGATGATGATGAAAGGTCAGAATGGCGTGAAAAAGGATACGCTGGCAATCGTTTAGATATGATTTGCCAAGCAATCAATCTTGCCTTAACTGACGAATCAATAAAAGACTCATTTGGTATCGGGGCTATGAGATTAGATACTCGTACAAGCCAATTACAGTCTTTTAAACCGAACACTAACTTTTATGGCAGGACAATGGTGTATCGGATTGATGATATAAATATGGAGTTGCTTTGTAAGTGAGTGACGTAAAACTTACTTATTCACAGCTACTGTCAAGCGAACCAATACCTGTTGGAATTGGGCATATTCAGCCACCTAAAATCAGTGATCGTAGGAGAATTGGTGAAGGGTTATGGATGCAATATGCTAGTTATATGACATTGACAGTAGATAGCTACTACTCTGCTCTCCTGCCAGATAAATATGATGCTTTTTTGGCATTACCTTATGAAGAACGAACAGATGTTAAATTATTTGATTTGGTATCAGAAAACACAGATGTTATACGGATTTATGTGAGAGCATTTTGTTTTTATTTTGTCGAAGATGTTGTGTATAGATTAAGAGCGAAAAGATTTGAGATCTTAAGAACGCACAAGAACGAAGAAACTGGTGAAGCTGAATCACAGGTTGTTGGAGTTATTGATCGAGACATCTTTGATGATGTATTACATATTCTGATGCAAATTTCAAATATCAACAATGAACGCACAGTGTCCGAAGAATTATCAAAACAAAAAGATCCTGTTGTTATCCAAATGCAGCGTAGACGTGATAAGGCAAAAGCTAAACGTACTCGTGGGAAAAACTTAGATAAGCAAGATCCTAAATATGATATCGGTAATATTATCTCTGTTGTATGTGCGTACCACCCAAGTATTAATTTTACTAACGTAGGGCAGTTAACAATTCCTCAATTATATGATAATTTTCAAAGAATTTTAATTGATAGAAATTATCAAATCATGGCTCTTAATGCCAGTGTTTGGGGAACTGAAGGTAGTGACTTTAAAGAAGATTCATATTTGAAAAATCTCAAAGAGGAAAAATGAGACCTGTTTTTATAGGTCTTTTTTTAATACTAAAATTTAAAAATTCTAATGAAAGGATGTGACAAAATGGCAGCTAGTAAGAAATATGCAAGCCGTGACTGCGGTGTATTTGAGTTAACTAACTTAGCTACAAGCAAAAAGGCTTTAAGAGTTGATTATGCAAATACAGTAACATTAAATATTACAGCAGATTCTGTAAAAGCTAAAAAGAGAGGTAGAGATGCTGTAACATTTGCTAACCCAATGGAAGGAACACTTGAATCAGAAATCCAGGTATATCCATTTGAGTTATTCTCTATCTTTGGTAACGGTACAATTACAGAAGGTGGAGATCGTGCAGAAATGAAGACGATCACTGCTACAGAAGCAGGAAAACTTACATTACCAGATCAGCCAAAAGACGGAACATTATTCGTTTACGGAAAAGGTGACGTTGGTGGAACACAGATTGAAGGAAGCGTAGCAGAAAAAGTATTTACAGCTACAACAGATAGCGAAATTGCTGTTGGTAAGAAATACGATGTATCTTATATCGTAAACGACTCTACACTTCAGTTAGTTAAGATTAACGATAATCAGGAATTAGCTGATTTCAGAGTTGACGCAGAAATCAACCAGAAATCAGAGCAGGGAGTTGTAACACCATTACATATCACTTGTTATAAAGCTACTCCTCAGAGAAATATCGAATTAGCTTTCGCAGCTGAGGGAGATCCTATTACACTGAAGATCACATTTGACCTGATGACAGATGCAGATGATGAATTTGTAGATATCTATCAGATCAAGTCTTTAGCTTAATTTAAGGACATTATTTATCACTACTGGTTAGTTTATACTAATCAGTAGTGTATTAACTTGGAATATTGAACATGAAAAAATATTGCAGTAATCATATTATAGTTTTACATTTTAGTTAGAAGATAGGGAAGAGAACAAAACTTTAATATGGTTCACAACTTGGATTATATGATTTTTTGTTTTCTTCCCTATTTTTTACGATTTTAAAAGAAAGGGTGTATTTATTGAATTCAGAAATTACAACGCCTGAACAGTTGCAGGAAGCCTATAAAGACACAAAACTCATTCCTGTTACAAGTTTGGCACAGGTTAAGTTCTATGTGGAACATGGCGTACAACCACTTCTGGTCTATCCATCTGAACGTGCAGATATTATGGCGTTCTGGTATCCAAAAAAAGATACATACAGACTATATGTTGATTATAGAAAATATATTAACGATAAATATCAGGTAGGTGAATAGGTTGGCAAAGAATGTTGGTAAGAGATTTGAAGAAAATTGGAAAGCCAGTATTCCTTCAGACGTATTCTACTATCGTTTAAAAGATCAGGCGCAATCTTTTGGTGGTTGTAGTAATTTAAGATTTTCAAGTAAGAATCCTTGCGATTGTTTCTTATTCTCTTCTCCTTATATGTACGCATTGGAATTGAAAAGTGTTGGTACTTCTTCTATTTCTTTTGAACGTACCAAAGAAGAAAAAGGCGTGATTCATTATCATCAGATTAAAGGTTTAAGAGAATTTGTTAGTTACAGAAATATGATCGCAGGGTTTTTATTTAATTTTAGAAAGAAAGATAACATGGAAACTACATATTTTCAACACATCAATGATTTTGACAGAATGATTGCTTCTATAGATAAAAAATCATTCAACGAAAAGGATTTAAAAAAATTCAATCCAATCATTGTTAATAGTCGAAAATTAAAAGTCAATTACAGATATCACGTATCTGAATTGCTTGAGAAGTTAAATAGAGAAATGGAGAGATAATTTTATGGGTAAAATCGCTTTTGAAACAAGACATTATGAAGATGGGTCTTTAAATAGATTTGAGGCAAATGATTTCGTTGAGGCGGTTGTCGCTTCTGCTTTCCCAGTAACTCAGGATGAAAACGGAATATCTAGTATGGACTATGATCCACTGAGTAAACTTATGGGAATCAAGATGAATATTATCAAATTTTATGGAAACGTGGATTTAGAAAACATTGGCATTGAGGAATTATACGCACTTGCCTCAGATATCGATGTTGATGAATTTGTCGATGAGAATGATATTAACAAAGTGCAGTTTAAAGATATGTTAGCTGCAATTGACGAAAAATGTGACTACATCAAACAGCAGTTAATTGCAAGTGCAGTTGATATTAAACTCGATAGTAAAGATGTGAATTTCAAGGTTGAAGGTGTTGACGATTTAGTAGAATCTGTCGTGGCTTTAGCACCTGCTCTTGAATATATCAACGAAGTGTTTGCAAAGGCTGATCCAGAGGTAACTCAGAAGATGATGCAGTATTTTGCAGAGCATGGTTTCGACTTTACTGCCGAAGACATTACAAAAGCTGTTGTTGAATCTGATGATTTCCAGAAAAATAGAATTGATGCACTTGAAGCAATTAAACAGGGTGCCGCTGATGCAGTCAATAATAATGTAGTTTCTATTGACAGAAAGTAAGGTGATCTCATGGGGAACATGGGCGCAATGGCTGGGTTATGGAGACAAATCCAGAATGAAATGCGTGATGCTGTAAGTGAAGCTGAGAGTAAGACATTCTTAACTGCTAACCAAGAGCTTACTGCTTCTTATGCAGGTAGAGAGCCAATACCGCCAGAGCAAGGTGGATATGTAAGAACATATCAGATGAAAAACTCTGCAAGAACAACTGGCGTTGTTGGTGGCGGAGATTCTGTTAGTGCCACCGTGTATCTTGATCAGGGATACAATTATAACACTGGAACTTATTCTACTCCTCACGTCTTTTCAGAAGCGGAATCTGGGGGATCTGGTATTGTATTAACTTCTGGATTCTGGCAACGTACAGAGCAAAAAGCTCAACAATATGCTGAACAGGCATTTGCAAAAAGATTTAAACAATAATTTCTTTTCACATCAAATTTGATGTAAATTCCACAAAAATAAAACCAAGATTTTATATGCTCAGTAACCACAATATATGGTATTCAGTTTTATGAATATTACTATATATTGTGGTTATATTTATTTTACAACAGGAGGTTTACCGTTGGCTAGATTTACGGTGTATAACAAGATTACATCTCCAGAAAAATTAGCATTAGTCAATGAAGACAACAAAGATTTAGGCAATGAGTGGTTAGACTATCTTGCCTCTGTTGATCGTGCGCAGAGTACAATCAAAGGTTATCGTAATGACTTAGATATTTTCTGGTGTTGGAATCTGGAACATAATAAAAATAAGGACTTCGCAAAATTAACAAAGCGTGACATTGCTAAGTTTCAAAATCATGCAATTAACGTATGGGGATGGAGTCCTAAACGAACAAGACGTGTTAAATCATGTCTTTCTTCTTTATCTGATTATATCGAAAATATGTTAGATGAGGAAGAGGAATTTGAAGGATTCAGAAAAATTGTAAATAAGATTGAGAATCCTGCAAATGAGGCAGTACGTGAAAAAACTATTCTGCCAGATGAAAAAGTTGATGACTTATTAAAAACTCTTGTCGAACAAGAGAAATATGAAAAAGCGTGTGCTATCGCTATTGCTGCTTATTCTGGAATGAGAAAGTCCGAAATTATCCAGATGAAGATGTCTTATTTTACCGAAGATGCTCTTGAATTTGATGGTGCTTTATATAAAACACCAAAGATTCGTACCAAGGGTCGTGGTAAATTAGGTAAGCAGTTAAACAAATTTATCCTTGTTGATGTTAAAAAATACATTGATCTATGGGATAAACAACGTAAAGAACTTGGCGTTGACATTGACGATATCTTTGTAACGAAAGATAAAAATGGTTGGCATCGTAGATCCAATCTTGATAAATGGACGGCTGAATTCTCAGAGATGTTAGACGTAGACTTCTACTACCATTGTATGAGACATTATACTTGTACTGCTTTCGCAAAGAAGAATATTCCGATTGATGTTATCAAAGAGTTCTTTGGATGGTCTTCTACGGAATTGGTTGGTATTTACAACGATTCATCCGCAGAAGATGACTTCGGAAAATACTTTACAAAAGACGGTATTAAAGAAGGAAAACAAGGTTCTTTGTCTGATTTATAATATTGGAAAAAGATACCTGTATACATACAATATATTTCTATGATATACTCAAACTCGCAATGATCAATTACACGACAAAATCTATGATGTAACACCACTTATATAGTAGGAGATGATGTTATGATGATAGAGAATAGAAAAAATTACTATACACTTATTTGTGCTGAATGGAGTATGTATGGCGGAGGAATAGTTATACATACAGAGGTAAATGTTTGTTCAGTCATCGAAGCACATGAATATGTTTTATCACATCTTTATGACTTCCCTACTGGTACATGGGTACTGAAGCCATGTTTGACAGCAATTAGTTAAAGAATAAGTAACAAGTAATTGATCATTGCTCTCACGGGCGGTTGGTATAATGGAATTATACTGGTCTCCAAAACCAGAGATCGGGGTTCGATTCCCTGACCGTCTGTTAATTATATACTGGAACTAAAAGAGTCTATTTTGTATAGGCTCTTTTTATTATGCACAAAATTATGAAAGAGGTGAGTAAATGGATTTTCAAGCCGTCATTAAAGCAATATTGAATAAGGGCGATGTTGAGTCTCAGTTGGCTGATCTTGTAAAAGACAGGGACGTACATATTAATCCTACTGTCGGAACAAGCGGATCAACAAATACAACACTTAATAACCAAATCAAAAGACAAGCAAATGCTCAGGCAAAATCATATGTACAATATAGTAAATCTGCAATTCAAAAACAGATGAAACATGCTTCTGGGACGTTTTATTCTAGTGGTGAAACTAATATTGATAAGGGGCTTATCAGTCGTCAGAAGAAACAAGCCGAGGAAATGGCATCTGTAATTACTGACATTGCAAAAAATGAAGGTATTTCAGATAAAGACGCTAAAAAATATGCAAAAAATGTTTCAAAAATACAAGAAAAAGCGCAGGATCAAGCACTCAAGGAACAAGAGAAAAACAACGCTAAATTTCAAGCAAAGCAAAAAGCTTTAAACGAAAAAGCTGCCAAAATTGAATCCGACATTCAAGCCAAGAAATTTGCATCAAAATCAAGCAAATATCAAAAACAATTTTCTGGGTATGTTGACAATAACAGCAAAGAATACAATGAGTTTGGAATGAACGTCATTGATTACGATAAACAGCGAAAAGAACTAAACAGAATGTATGGCAACTTTCAGAAGAATCGAAGCGCTGAGAATCGTGATCTGTTAATTGAGGCACACGCCAAACTTGAACAATATGATAAAAACACCGCAAGTAGTTTATCTTTATTAAATGCTTCTCCTAATAAAGTTCTTCAGAGCGATGTTCAAAAACAAGTTGAAAAACAACACAAAGAACAAGAAAAACAATATAGTAACTGGTTTAATCAAGCACTCAAGGAACAAGAGAAAAAAGACTCTTACGTAGAAAATGTTTCTAGGAATCTTGGAAATAAATCGTATGATGCTAATTTAGCCGCACAGCAGAATAAATTAAATAGCTATTACGCAGGTACTCAAGAATATAAAAATGCAAGTAAATCTTTTAAGGAATATGAAAAGAATGTACAAGATTTACAAAAGTTACATACTCAGTATCAGGCAAAACCAACTACTGCAAATCAAGATGCAATCATTCAGCAGAATGAGAAAGTAATTCAATCATATGAAAAACTAAATAATGAGATGAAGATTCTCAATTCAACTCAAACAAAAGCACTTAATCCTGGTGAAGGTAGTATCCAAGCAAATAAGATCAGAACTTATTTAGAGAACAATACAAAAGCTGCAAAGGATTACGGCGATGTCTTAGAAGATATTGCAAAGAAGTCTGAGTCTGCAACAACCAAAGGTGAATTACAAGGAGCAAATCAAGACTTTAAGAAAATACAGTCTGAAATTTCTGCAAGGGGATTGACTGGAAATTCCATGTTTTCAGAAGTTAAGCGTGGATTTAGTCAGATTTCTCAGTTCGTAGGAACATATGGCATCTTGCAATCTGGTATGAACAAAGCACAAGAAATGGTGCAAAATACATATGATGTAGATAGTGCAATGACTCAGCTTCAGATGGCTACTAGTGTATCCAATGATAAAGCCAAAGATTTGATGAAAACATATTCAAATATGGGGCATCAATTAAAGGCTACTGGTACAGATGTTGCTGCTTCTTCTACTGAGTGGATGAAACAGGGGCAAAGTGTTGAAAAGTCTAATAAGCTTGCCGAAAGTTCTATTAAACTGAGCAAGGTTGGTGATTTAACATCTGAAAATGCTACAAAATATTTAACTTCTGCGAGAAAAGGTTATGGCATTACGAGTGCAGAAGATACCTTGAAAATCGTAGATAAAATGTCTTCTGTAGATATGGCTTCCGCTACTGATGTTGGAGGTTTGGCAGAAGGTATGTCCGAAGTTGCAACGAATGCAAATTTAGCGGGTGTCAGTATGGACAAATTGCTTGGTTATTTAGCAACTATCGGTGAAACAACTCAGGAAGGTATGAGTTCAGTCGGAACTGGTTTGAACGCCATTTTCTCCCGTATGGGAAATATCAAACTAGCACGACTTAAAGATTATCAAAATAATGGCGAAGACCTAGACATTTGGGGCGCAGTGGCATAATACATAAACCACTGTGGCAATTCTTTCTTATGATCATATGAATTTTCATATGTGCTTAAAAGCCGAGGGAACGGTCAATAAGGAGGAAGGATATATTTATATCTGCCTTGAACGACTGAGCGAAAGAAGGTCATTTCGATGACTATGCGACAGTCTGAACACACTTCTATATTTCCCATAATTCCTTAAGAAGTGGAGTTGCGGTCAAGTGTAAAGACACTTTTGGAAGTACCGCAACCGCTTCTATGTAATGAGTTTATTTCTTGTTATATAGAAGTCATATTGTCTCATTCTACAGGACAAAGTAACAGCTTGGAGTGATGTAGAAACAGTCTTAAAAGGTGAAGGAATTAACCTAAGAGACAAACAAGATAAATTCAGAAATTTCGGTGATGTGCTTGATGAAGTCGCTGGCAAATGGACTAGCTACAGTGACGTATCTCAAAGAGCAATTGCAAAAGCGATGGCTGGTAAACAAAGATTGGTGCCTGAACATACGGTGACGTATGAACGACGCTTTCAAAATATATCGTTAAGAATGATGCCATATCGGAAGAGAGCTGGGGACAGAGAATTCCGAGGAAAGACTGATATTTTGGTGAGATGTGCATAAGCACGTCTTTTTATTTTACACAAAAGGAGATGATTATATTAAAGTTGGGAGAAATCCATTTACTGATGAAGAAGAAAAATATTTAATTGAGAACTATGCTACAGCTACATGGGAAGAAATACTCAAACATATACCAAATAAACGAAAAGATTCGATTGCACACAAAGCTATGAAACTTGGTTTGGTGCGTCGAAAAACGTGGTCAGAAAAAGATGTAGATTTATTGAAAGAGGCTTATCCGTCTGATTTGTCTATTGAAGAAATTTCACAACTAATATTTCATGGTAAATATACCGTTGGTGCTATTCGAACAAAAGCACATAAATTACGATTAGAAAAGTCGGCAAGATGGACAGATAAAGAAATGGAATTACTATTTAAATATTATCATATCTTGCAACCAGGAGAAATGGAAAAAATGCTACCAAGACATCCAAAAGGAAGTATTATTTGTAAAGCAAACGAAAATGGACTTGTTTCGTTTCGGTATTGGGGACAAAACGAAATTGATTATTTATTAGAACATTATTCTACTCAGTCAGATGAGGAAATTGCACAATATTTACATAGAACTTCTGAGGCTGTTCGTGGGCAAAGAGATCGTATGAAATTATACCATCCAATTGAAAGATGTGTTTATGAAGACATTCCAAAATTTTTAAGACATAAAATTAGACCATGGCGTAGAAAATCAATCGAACATTGTAATAATCAATGCATTATAACTGGTAATAAAATTTATGACGTACATCACTTGTATGGATTTAATTTGATACTATCTGAGACATTAAAGAATATTGATTTCCCTTTAAAAGAAAACTTTACCGATTATAGTAAAGAAGAATTACAATATTTAACTGATGAATTTTTAAAAATGCATAATTCATATCCGCTTGGAATTTGTATTGATCGAAATTTACATAAACAATTTCATAGTATGTATGGACATGGAAACAATACACCAGAACAATTTAAAGAATTTTTAAACAAACAAAATATCAGAATCCGTAACGACTATGTGCTGGCACAGTGATGTGTCAGCCTACGCATCATATCTTATATCCATAAGATAAAGATAGAGTCTGCTCTGCATTTATAATCCTAAGCTAGTCCCTTAGACGAAGATGCAGAATCAAGAAGAAATTCTTGGTCGCCACATATTGGATTGTGTGGTATTATGCAAAAAACGCATATAAAGTAACAAAAAAAACCAATCATATGGAACAATTTCTAGTCCTAATGGGCAACTATAAGAAAGCTCAAGAATACGAGAAAGTATCCGAAAATTCTGCTGGATCTACAGACAAAAAGTACAAAGTTTATGAGAATAGTTTGGAAGGACGAACAGAAGATCTTAAAAACTCATTCCAATCTATTTCAACAACATTTGCTGATAAAAACCTTCTTGGTGGAGGAATTACTTTACTATCAAATGTTCTTAATGTAGTTAATAAATTAGTAAGTAGTTTTGGATTATTGCAAACTGCTGCCGCTGGCTTTGCTGGCATTAAACTTTTTAAAAACCTAGGTTGACCCTATCTCAAAATCATTAGGGTGACAGTGAGCCTACTATATATAAGGAAGAAACAGAAATGGTGTTTCGAACAAATATATAGGATACGGGGTTTTAAAATACACGTATCAGGAGTAATTGCTGGAACGAAAAAGGATATCAAAACTGAAACGGAATTGGCAACAATAGACGGAATAGTTTAAGAATTTGATATTCATATTGTATTATACGATTGTATCTAATCAGCCGCACACATTCTTACCATATAGGAAAGTATCGGTAAACTACCGCATAAGAAACGTGCTTCGGGATAAGGCACAGTAGCTAAGATATTTTAATAAGAATGGATGTTCAGAGACTACCGATCCTGACAGATAATGACGACCTTATGATCATTGTCTGGTAATGTATAGCCCAAAAGTGTAAATTAATGTCGATGTTTTACCTGCTATCATCGTTTGCGTACAGAGATATTGTATCTCTAAGCAGGGAACTTAAAATTCAAATTTTATGTAAAAATGACCATCAAAAAGTCCTTATTTTATAAGGTTTTTTGAAGATTGGTAATTTGGCGAATTGTACTTCTATTAGTATATATGAGCCAAAGTTATTTTTAACTTGGTATAAATATTGTGGAATAGCTTAATATATTAATACAATACAAAAAGGCACCCACACGGATGCCCTTTTGTATCACTTCTATTGATGTTTTGTAATTAAGCTACCACCCTTAATTACTGTTTGTTGGTACAAATGCTTTTTGTATCATTTCTTATTACACTTGTATTATAGAATATTTTCTAATAAAATGCAAGTATTTTTAATATGTAGCCCAATCATACAATGATACTTTTTACTTAAACGGTTATCTTTTGTGGTAGATAGATAATACGATATTTTTACACATTAAAATACTGTTTGCATTGTTGATTCAAGTCTTATCTAAATATTGCAAGCAATAACTGAATAATCAAACTTGCAATATTGAATGTTTTAGAAACACTCTGCCAGTCAATATTCTGTAATAAGTGAATGACACTTTGGAACATTTGTCACCTCCGTTCCGCATCTGCCGTAAGGCACTGAATGACGTGCAAATCATAAAGCATGATCATTCAGCAACAAAATTATATCATACAATGGAATAAATATCCATAACAAAAAAACAGTCTATTGGAAATCACTTATGGTAACCAATAGACTGCAAATCCTTTGGAAATGCAATGACGAACTTGGAAGATAACTCGTTGCATTTCTTGTAAACTTAACCGTATAACTTGACGATAAATAAGTTATATGGGATATTTTTATATTAATACAGAGATATTATTTTGTCAATAATTTGTTGTAATAAGCTGATTTGTTGCATAAATAGAATTAAGAGAGATAACTCAACGGTTACCTCTCTTTTGTTATACTCTTTTTTAATTTAGAAATTTGTTGTATAATAAATTATAACTATTAATTTATATATACAAAGGAGAGTATAATTATGAGTAGACAAGTAACAGACAAAGACGGAAATGTACATATTATTGAAACAAATAGTCAACAGATAAATAGTATGACAAACCAAGAACGAATGTTGGATAAAATTATTCAACACCAACAAACTCAGAATAACAATAAGTCAAAGGAGTGATAATTTATCAAAGAACTTAGTTTAATAATTGAAGCTGTGCCAAATATATTACAATATTACATACCAGGTGCATGTTTCTTATTTATATTTCAGCTAACAATTTCTAAGAAACTTTCAGGATTTGCATTTAATGTTGGAAGCTGCATTATTAGTTATGTGTCGTTAGCAACAATCGCATTATTACGATTAAATATCTTGAAACATTTAAAAGATACATCTTGGATCAATAATGGGATTTCTATTATTTTATGTATTATAGTAGCATTATTATTATCTCTTGTGCTATCTAATGACAATGTTAAGAACTGGATCGCTGATCAATTTCATATCACAACGAACAACAATGTTCTTGATGATGTGTTTGATTACACGAATGGTAGCTGTGTAATTGCTCGTCTAAAAGATAAAGATTATTTCTTTATGGGCAACTTACGGTTAACAGATGAAGGAAAAGACAAACAATATATTGTGTTAAATGCTTTCACAAAATTTTCGCAAAACGGTAGTGTGCTGGCTACTTATGCAAAAGCTGAAGGGAAGGAAAATGCGAATATCGTTTTGAAGATTAGTGATATTGATTATCTTGAAGTATATAATAACGGCTTTGAAGATATTGTAACCGTGTTAAAGAGAGAGGATTGATAGTCCTCTCTTTCTTACCACTTGTACTTGCAATTATTGCATATGTACATGTTTTATCAATACACTAAGGATTACATACAGAACAAGGACTTAATCCTCTCTGCTCTGCTTCTGACTTAGATATTGTAATATCACTTTTCTTTAAATATTTACATCCTGCTGCATGATACTTGCTTCCATAATCAGTAATATGTACAATCACATCGGCAGACGTTGATGAGTCGTCGTCTGATGATGAGTTTGATGAACTGCTAGATGATGAACTTGAAGATTTTGCCTTGGCAGATACCGCTTTAGGTTTGGCGGTTTTCTTCTTATACTTCTCTTTGAGGGAGTCGTATTTGTCTTGAAGATCGTCATAGTCTTCTTGAAGAGAATCATACTCATCACTTTTGTCATTATACAGTGACACATTCGCATCATTTTCAGATGATAAATCTTTATACTTTGTTTTCAAATCTTGGTATTTAGTATACAACTCGTTATATTGTGTTGTTAATCTGTCTTTACTATTTGATAGTCCAACATTTCCACACAAACTAGCTGCAAAGCAAATCGCCAAGATCCATATCAATACTTTGTTACTTCCATTGTTTTTCATATTTATACTCCTTTTTCTATAATATTAACATTATAAACTATATCGCATAAAATGACAATCATACTCATGGAATATTCTTCCATTTTGTAGAAATGTGTTGTATAATGGGTTATAACTATTAATTCACATATACAAAGGAGAGTATAATTATGGCAGAAAATAAAGGGAACAAGAAACAGCAAGAAGCAAAGATTTTTGAATTTAATAGTAAAGTAATTACAGGAACTTCCAACACTTCTATTAAATATATTCAAAAAGGAAATAAAGTTAAACAACAGAATAAAAATAACAATCAAGGGAAGTGATAAAAATTAAAGAATTAACAGAAATTATAAATAATATTCCAAATTTACTACAATATTATGTACCTGGTGTCATATTTATTTACATAGTTAAGACTGGATTTTCGAAGAAATTATCAACATGGGCTTTGAATGTATCTGGGTGCGTAATTAGCTATGTTTTTTTATGTATTTCAACACTAATTCGAGTAAAATTAAGTTTGCTACAGAGTATTAACCAAATATATGCAAATTCAATTTTGTCGATTTGTTTAGCACTCGTGCTAGGATTTGTGGTTTTATATTTGATTACAAAACAATCATTTACGGAGTTTATGGAACAATATTTTAATATGACATTAAATGACGACATCTTTTATGACGTAATTGACTTTAAAGGTGGGAGTAAATGTAAGATTACATTAAAAGAAAAAGACTTTTACATTATTGGAGATATGGATTATCTGGGAGATAGAATTAACAATGATCAACAGATTGTTTTGAGAGCATATTCTCAATACAAGATTGGAAACGATGAGGATGCATTTATTTCATATGATGGAAATCCTTATGCCAAAATTGTTATTCGATATAGTGATGTTGACATGATTGAAATATTCAATAGTGAGCCAGACGAAAATAATTTAAGCAATCTTGCGGATAATATAAATTCTTCTGATTAAATTTCTTCTACTTCAATTGATAAGACAATATCTTAATGAGAGAGGACTAAATGTCCTCTCTTCTACTATATACTTCTACCCTACCACTTATATCCACAATTGTTACATCTGTAGCTATTTCTTGCGTCAATTAACATAAATTATTATTATATCATATATTACTATTAAAATCAATATTGTTTTTATCGTACTATTTGTTATAATATAAGTAAGAAAACAAAGTGTTTTCTATATGAGGTTACGAAGCCTACCAAAATCGTATTAATAGAGGTTACGAAGCCTACCAAAATCGTATTAATAAAAGGAGCAAGTAAGCGCTTGTTCCTTTTTATAGTTATGGAGATTTTACAAATGAAGTGGATAAATGTTAACGAAAAGTATTTAGATTTTTTGAGAGAATTTGAACATCGTATACCAATGACCGATTATGGTACGGATAAGTACAAACCATTCTTTGGTATTCTGTTTGAAACTGACGATTATTATTATATTACTCAAGTATCTCATGCACAGAAACGACATTTGCGTATGAGAAAGCAACCAGATTTCTTTAAAATTTATGATCCTAAGAATTCATCAAGGTTGATTGCAGTCGTAAATTTAAACTATATGTTCCCTATACCAAAGAATGAAGTAACATCATTTGTTAAGAAAGATATTGATACATATAGAACATTCAAGTCTGATGAAGAAAAAAGTAAATATATCAATTTGTTAAACAGCGAAATGAAAATGATAAATACTTTAAACTTAGCTGATGCTGCCACTTCTTTATACGAAAAGAAATATAAATTTCCAGATTCAAAATTGGCGCAGAGATGTTTGGACTATAAGTCATTAGAAGAATACGCTATTAAATGGATTAGTAAGAAAAGTGAATAAGTAAATTAAAGAGAGAATGTTGTCATATACATTCTCTCTTATTGTTATACTTCTCTTCTTACCATTTATACCCACAATTGTTACACTTGTAAATATTTCTTGCATTACGGATTACATTCCGAACATGCAGAATATCCTTTCTGTATTGCTTCCGATTTAGAAATTGCTATTGAACTTTTCTTTAAATATTTGCAACCAGCCGCATGATACTTTTGTCCATAATCTGTTATGTAAACTGTATAACTTGCGGATGAAGAATTATCGGAGTCTGAAGAAGACGAATTATTTGATGATGAACTGGTATTGTTTGAGCTAGATGATTTCTTTGATGTAGATTTTTTCGGTTTTGCTACCTTTTTATATTTTGCTTTTAACTTATCGTATTTGTCAATTAGTGTCGTATATTTATACCATAGATCATTATATTCTCCACTAGAACGACTCAAATCTTCTTGTATTTTATCATTCTCTTTGGAAAGATCATAATAACGTGAATAAATATCATCATAAGAACCTTTTACATCTTCGTATTTTGACCTTATTTTTTTATGTTCTTCGCTAGTTTTGATATTAGTTCCAACACTAAATGATAAACAAATTGATAGAACAGCAATCAAGGCATGTCCTTTGTTTAAATTCATTTGCGTACTCCTACCATTTATATTTGCATTTATTACATTGGTATGTTTTACCAATGTTTGAACTCAATATTCCTAGCATCATACTACCAATCACTCGTGAAGTTGCACTAATTCTTTTAATGTTGGTGCTTTGGCAATTAGGGCAATGTAATTGTTGAGATTTTCTTAATTCAATTCTTTGCTGAATTTCTTTTTCTTCTTTCTTCTTTTTATCATATTTTTTATAAAATTCAATCGGAATTGTACTAGGAATTGTATGATATTTTTTGCAATATTGTTTTATAGACCATCTATCTTTTTTCTTTGACGCCTTACACTCATTTTTAATTTTATGTTTGATAATATTGTCATAATCAAACCAAGTATCATCTTGTTCGTACTGTTGTAAAACAGTTTGCAGTTCGTTTTTTAAATTAATTTTGACCCCATAAACATTACAGAAACCATCAGTAGATTCTTCTGTTTTTTGCACAATCTTATTACCGCATAAAGGGCAAACTTGTCTGCTTAAATCTTCTGTTGTATATTTACATTTTTTACATTTATAAATCATGGCAGCAAATCCTTTCTTACATATTTTTAATTATATAACAATTATATATAAGAACGCAACTTATATTATAAATATCGCACACTTTTGTCATTTAAAAATTTAGGCGATGAACTTAAAAATATAAAAGAACTTAAGGATTTGTTTGCCAATGGTGAAACTTTAAAATCTGTTAAGAAGAATAGTCCAGAGCAATACAAAAAGCTACTTAGTTACGCTAATGGAAAGAATTTGGACGATTATTTAGAAACATTAAATGAATTTGGCTTATCAAATAAAGATAAAAAGAAGCTTGTACAACAAGCGAGAAAGAGTGGCAATTTAGATGTAAGTAAAAAAGATATTAAAAAAGCATTTAAACAAGGAGATCTCGCCAAAGTTTCTTCAGAGGCTCAAACTACCAAAGAAGTTCTTTCAGATCTTGGACAGGTCAACCTTGATAATGTAAATTCAAGTGCATCTAAACTTGGAGAAACATTTAGAACTGGTGTAACAAACGGTGTTGAAAAAGCAAAATCTGGCATTAAATCATTAGGATCAAGCATAAAATCCGTATTATCTGGTCTTGGTGCAACACTTAAATCCTATCTTCCTCTTCTAGCTGTGCTTGCTGCATTTGAAGGAATTAAAGCAATTCACTCCAATATACAGAGCCAGCGTAAAGATGAATTAAATGCAGGTCAGAAAAATCTTGATAAATACAATAAGAAAATTGATAAAAATAATAACAAGGTTAAGCAGGCTAAGAAATTACAGGAAGAATTCAATACTTTATCTTCTGGCGTTGACTCTAATACGAATGAAAATATCGGATTGTCAACAAGCCAATATGAAAGATATTTAGCAATCAAAAAAGAATTAGTGAATCTAAATGGCGATCTTGTTACTGGATATAATTCAGAGGGCGAAGCCTTAATCAATAACAATACTGCTATTCAAGATACGATTGACAAATATCAAAAATTAGCAGATCAAAGCAAGAAAGATATTGCCAGTAAAAAGAATGTAAGTATCCAGAATGATTCTATGGCATTAAAGGCACAGAAATCATTATACGGAAGTACATTCGCTGATGAAAGTCTTGGCACAAACTTAAAACGTTCTTTACCATATACTTTTAGATCTGCAAAAAATCTTGCTAAAGACGGATTAACCGTAAACGAAGCGTCTGTTAGACAATCTCTGTATTCTAATGCAGATTTTCAGAAACAGGCTGCTAAAATTCTTGGCAAAGATAAGATTGACGTAAGTAAATTAACGTCTAAACAAATTCAAGAGCTTGCTAATAATTCAGACACTTTTAATTCTGAAGGATTTATCGGAAAGAATGACACAAAGAATCTCAAGAAATTATTGGAAGCCTCAAAGACAAATTACGATCAATTACAGAAATACTCTGATAGTTTTAGAAAAAACACTTTATCTAATATCTCTCAGGCGGTTGATGGGTATGATAAATTAGATCAGACAACAAAAACATTTGCATCTAACTTTATTTCAAATATGGATATTGATCCATCTAAAATGTTAGACACAGATTATCTTGATAAACAAGAAAAGACTGTTGAAAATCTTACTAAAAAGCTTACTCAGAATAAAGATGTACAAGACCAAATCAAAGACTTCCAGAAAACACAAGCCAATGGGAAAATGAATGCCAATAAATGGCAACAAAATGTCAATGATCAGTTTACAGCGTTACAAAAATCTACTGGTATTGATAAAGACACGTTGGCATTAACTCTCGGTATCAAACTTGACGACAAAGATAACGTCTTATCATCTACTGGTAAAGATATTGCCAAAATGCAGGAAACATTAAATGACACATTCAAGAATCAAGATATCTCTAAGTTTACAGATTCTTTGAATTTAAATGACTTGTCAAATGCATTCGATATTGTTACGGATAAGACAAATATATTTACTGGTTCTGTAGACCAGTTAAAAGAACGTCTGAAAATGTTAAATAGTTCTGCTGCTTCTGCTTCTTATACTGTAGAAGGATATAAAGCAGCACTTGGTACAGATGATGATGATTCTGCTTATAATACTCTTGTTTCTGGAATGAAGCAAACTAAAGAAGAGTATGATCAAGGTAAAGTTGGTACGGATCAGTTCAAAACATTTGCAGGAATGATGTCACCAACTGGCAAAACGGATGCAAAGAACTTTAAAGAGAATTATGATAATCTGAAGAAATATTTCACAGAAGATAATTCTGGTGTATACACTTTCTTTGATGATCTGAAAACAAAAACAAATGACTCTGGTAAAGCTCTGGCTGACTTTGATAAGAAAACTCAGAAATGGAAAATCAATATTGATTCTACTGCTTCTGCTGCCAAGAAATTTGGTATGGGCGTGGAACCATTTGAAGCTTTACTTAATAATCTGAAAACATATGGATTTGATGTCAATTTCAGCTCTCTTACAAAACAGTATGAAGAAGCTCAAAACAAACTTGATGGTTGGGCTGAAACATGGCAGAAAAATGGTGGAACCGCAGGGGACAAAGAAGGACAGCGTATTGAGGCTTGGCGTCAACAAATTGATCAAGCAAAAGAAGCTGGCAAGGAAATTCCTGATACATGGACAAAGGTTATTGATTTTGAGGTCAATATTTCTTCTCTGCAATCACAAATCAAAGAAGCTAAAGATCAGTACAAGGCTGCTGATTTAAATGGAGATACCGAAGCAAAACAAAAAGCTGTTAAGACACAGTTAGAAGCTTCTGCTGATATTCAAGCCAAGCTTACTGGTGGTAAAGACGTTGGTAAAGAAGGGTTAACAAAAGGAATTAAAATCCCTGTTAACATTGAAACACAAGCCAATGGCATTCAGAATGAAATTCAGAATCTTGTTAAGCAATATAACTCTGCTTCTGGTGAAGAAAAGATAAAAATTGGTTTACAGATTGAGCAAAAACGTGAAGATTTATTGGATATGCTTCAAGATTATCTTGATCCAAAAACTTTAAAGATTCTTGGTGATAATTCTGATGCTAAAAAGAAAGCAAAAGAAACTAAATCTGAAGCAGATAAAGTTCCAAAAGAAAAGAAGACTACATATACTGCTGATGCCTCTGGTGCTAAGAAAGGTGCAGAGGAAGCACAAAAAGCGGTGAACAGTGTTGAAGATGAGCATGTAACGCAAATTAAGACACAATATGGTATTGATAAAAACGGTAAAGTTTCTCAGAAATCTACAAGCAATATGATCAAGAACAATTACCTTGGTAATGCGATTGATCAAACAGGACAAGGGGCATATACCGCACCTAAGCAATCAAGTGCTTCAAGTGGTAAAAGTAGCAAGCAAAGTAAGTCTGATACTACTTCAAGTAAATCAGATACTACTACTGTTACAGTAAATGCTAAGGGAAATGCTAAAAAGACAATTGATTCTATCAAAAAATCTTTATCTAGCATGAAATCCAAAAGCATTTCTATTAAGGTTAAAGGAAATGCAAAGAAAACAATTTCTTCTATTTCTAAGTCTCTTAAGAAATTAAAATCTAAGAGCATTTCTATCAAAGCAAAAGGCAATGCGTCTTCTGTTATTAAAAAGATTGCCAGTGCTTTAAAGAAACTGAAAAACAAGAAAATTACTGTCAAAGTAAAAGATAGTGCTTCATCTAAAATTAGTAGCATTAAAGGAAAACTAAATGCATTAGGTAAGATGCATCCAACTCCAAAAGTTACTATCAATACAAGTGGATTACCAGCCGTTGAAGCTGCAAAATCAGCAATCAATGGCTTACATGATAAATCTGTTAATGTATCTGTAAATTATAGCCAGAGTGGCAAACCATCTAAAGGTGGTGGTGTTGCCCACGGTACTGCTGCTTTTGCTCATGGTACTATACCAAGAATCACAAATAGCAGACGTGCATTGGCGAGTGGAACATTAGGTGCTAAGTTCTCTGGATTATCTTTAACAGGGGAGGTTGCGCCAGAATTAGTCGTCCGTGGCAACAAATGGTTTACTACAGGAGATAACGGTGCGGAGTTCACTGATATACGTAGGGGAGACATAGTTTTTAATCATCAGCAGACAGCAGATTTACTTTCAAAAGGATCTACAAACAGTCGTGCTTCTATTAAAGGTGGTATGTCTGCATTTGCACATGGTAAGGCTTACGCTTCTGGACATCGTGTTACTGGTAGTGGTGCGTTCCAAGGTGGTGCTGCAAGCGGATACGAGAAACATTCATCTGGTTCTTCTTCTACCAAAAAGCATACAGAATCCACTAAAAAGAATACAGAAGCAACAAAAAAGAACACAGATTCTAAGAAGAAAGACAGCAAAGCTACAGATAAGAGTACAAAGAAAAAGTCAAAATTTGCCACATTGCTTGACAATATGGGTAAACAATTTGACTTTATTGCAATCGCTATTGATCGAGCTGCAACTGCTACAGAAAAATTTGCTAATATGATCAATGATTATGTGAAACCAGAAGTTAAGCAAAGTGCGCTTTGGAATCAATATAAATCAACTGGAAAAGAAATTTCTGTAAATCAGCAAGCAGCAAGCAAATATAAATCTGAGGCAAGTTCTTTTGCAAGTAAGGCAATTAAGACAGTTCCTAAGACAAAGAACAGTTCTAAGAAAAAGAATCAGAAACGATTACGGACATACTTTGAACGTGTGCGTAACGGTAGTATGAATATCAATACTATCAAGAATGATAACATGCGTTCTGCTGTGGAGTCCTATCAGAATTTATATGAGAAGTACCTTCAAGCTAATTCTGCTGCTCAACAGTTAAAGAACACTCAGCGTGATTTATTCAATCAATGGTTGAATATGCCTACTGAAAAGGCGCAGAAAGCAATTGAAAACTTACAAAACTCCTATGATACATTATCTAATCGTTCTTCTGCTGCATCTACGGGAGAGTCTGGTGTTGCACGATTAGTTCAAACGTCAAACGATCGGTTGTCTGAAGCACAATCTAATGTTTCTTCTGCAAAATCTACTCAGAGTCGTGCCTCTTCTGCTAATAAAACAGCACAAAAGAAGGTTTCAAAAGCGACAAAGAGTCAGAAATCTAAGGCGAAATCTGTTACAAAAGCAGTTAGCAAGTCTGGATTATCTAAGAAAAAGAAAGCATCTCTTAACAAGAGTATTAAAGCAGGTAAGACAATCTCTACTAAGGGACTCAAAGGGTCTGCGAAGAAAAAAGCTACTGCTTATAATAAAGCGGTTAAGAGTACAAAGTCTGCAAAATCTTCTGCTGCTAAGACAAGTGCAAATCTATCAAATGCTAACAGTGCATTATATGATGCACAGGTATATCTGAAAAATGTACAAGATTCTCAAGCAATTGCAAGTAATTATGCAGGTCAACCTGCTTACACATATCAGAATGATGTGTTGGACAGTCAAGTCAAAAATAAGAAGAAACAGTACGAAAATAGTCAGACTGCTGTAAGAGAAGCTAGTAAGAACCAAGCTAAATATCAGAAAGAACGTGACAATGCACAAGCTAATAAGAATAAAGCTGATAGTGCAGTTAAGACCAAGGGTAGTAGTATTCTTAAGACCAAACGGGCTAAGAAATTATCTAACTCTCAGAAAAACGCAATTAAGTCTGGAAAAGAGGTTTCTTTAAAAGGAATCAAAGATAAGACTTTATTAAAACAGCTTAAAGCATATAACGAACAAGTCAAAAAAGCAAAAGACGCTTCTAATAAATTGGCGCAAGCTAAACAAAAAGAGGCAGATGCTACAAATGCTTTGGCGACAGCAAACAAAAATGCAAATGATGCTGCTGCGGATTGGGCTGCTGAACAGACAAATGCTGCTGTGCAATCTCAGGCTAATATTAAAGCATATTATGATGCGAAAGCTAATATGGAAGCCACAAATAGTAGCAATGCTTCTTCTGCCGCAAAGTTGAAACAATCAAAAGGTCAAGACCTTGATGCTTCAGATTATCAGAATCAGATGGATGCTAATGAGAGACAAGCACAGATTATTGATGAAGAAGCTGCAAAAATGCAAGAGAACCTGAATAACAAATTGAACGATGGTTCTATTAAATATGGTTCTCAAGAATGGATGCAAATGCAAAACGAAATCAACGCTTGTAAAGGTAGCGCAGATGACTTAAGAACTTCTAACGAAGAACTTAAAAATAGTATGCGTGACGATATTTATTATCGTGGTTTTGAACGTGCTATTAAAGCGGCTCAGAATTTACAAAATTCACTTACAACAATATCTTCTCTGATCGATGAAGATGCGATGTTTGATGATGACGGAAATCTGACAGATTATGGTACTGCTGCCATTGCAACAAATATTGCTAATGTCAAATCTGAAAAAGAAGAATTGAATCAATTAATGCAAGAACGTGCCAAAATGGCTGAGCATCGTGATGAATATTCTGACACAGAATGGGCTGACGCAATTCAAAAGAGCGATCAAGATATTGCGGATGCAGTTAAGAGTATTAAGTCTGCCGAAGATAGTGTAACAACTATTCTGAAAAATAACGCAAAGCAGAAATTAGATGCGATTAACAAAACTATAGATGCTTATAAAGAAGCTATAAAAACTTCTCATGACTACTATACATATGACAAGCAATTAAAATCCTCTAACAAGGATATTCAGATACTAAAATCACAGATCAATGCACTTAATGGGGTGGCTGATGCAGCATCGAAGAGTAAGAAAGCACGTCTTGAAGCAGAACTCCAAGAGAAACAAGATGCACTTGATGATACAGTAAAAGATCATATTTATAATCTTCAGATTGACGGACTTGACAAGTTAAGCACACAGCTGAATGATGATTATGAGAAATACTGTAAAGAGTTATCTTCTTCTGTTGATAAGATTGAAGAGACGTTTACATCTTTATCTGGAACAATCAGTTCAGAGGGTGCAAAAATTGATAGTACGATTACTACCATCTTGGGACATTATGGTGTCAAACCAAGCGATCTTGGACTGACAGATAGCAATGTCACAGGCTATGCACAAGGTGGATTAGTTAAATCTGTGCATAAGAACGGAGATGATGGTCTCGCTTCTCTCGCAGTAGGTGAGGAAGTTGCTACTGTCGATGTTGTTAATCTGGCAAACAAAGTAAGACAAGATAAGGTATTAAATGCCTTAGCAAATGGACATACACTGAACGGAATGACTATGGATGGAATTGGAACAACGGAAATTGCAATTAACTTTGGTGAAGCTATTGGAAATCTTAATATTCCTAACGGAGTATCTGATGAAGAATTACAAAGAATCATTAAAGAATCATATAAGTATACTTCTCAGCAAGTTGCTCGTGATGTTGCAAAAACACTTGGTCGCAAACGTCCAGTTTAAACCTTATATAATAAGGAAGAAACAGGTTGAGCAGTGCGTAGAAATACGCACTCCTGCCTGTTATTTTTTGTGCAAAAATTTATACAGAAAGGAGATACATATATGTTGTCATTTGAATATAATGGACAATCTACAAAAACAATCTTAGATACGCCACTGATGGTCGTACAGTTTGATGTGACAAATGACATCACAGGATTTTCACGAGAGATTGTTAAAGGTGAAAAAACAATGTTACGTCAGGAGACAAATCATTATGGTGCAATGTATTCTGATGAGAGCACATATGAATTTTACCTCGTAAAAGAAAACGGACATGGGTTCACAAATTCAGAGCAGAGAAAAATCAATAAGTGGCTGACTTCTCCTACTCTTGTAAAACCATTGACAGGAATTGCAGATGATAAAGAAACTGTCATTTACAGAGGAATCTTTCAGAATATTGGATGGAAAATGATCACATGCAAACTTGGGCAGCTTGATGCAGTTCAATGCAGTTTCGTTTGTGACACACCATTTATATGGAAACACTATGAGATTTCTGGGGAAGTCGCAACAAGCAATAAATTCTCAACAAACATCTTTGTAGATAGTGACGATACGGAATATGAGATTTATCCAAAGGTAACGATCACTTCTCAAACAAGTCAAACAGTAACAATCGAAGTACGTGATGAAAACTCTATGTCAGTGTTGTGTAGACCTACTTTGCCAGTATGTATTGATTGCAAGCATTGTATGGTAACAGACGGAACAGTAACGGGACTGACTAATTTTGAAGATATTGGATGGGCTGATGTTGGAAATATTTCATGGCTCAAACTTCATGATGGATACAATATTGTAAGTATTACAGGTGCGTGTACTTATAAAATTGAGTTTGATGTGCCACAGAAACGGATCGGTGATCTGTTATGATTAAACACAATTCAAAAATTTATTTATGCCGTCCTGACAGAACTGTTATCTGTGCTTTAAATGGAGTACAGATCAACAGTGTGGAATACGAACAGCAACTAAAAGACTTTAACCATCTTACATTTAATGTAGACAGATATATAGATATTGATGGTGAGTACGTTGAATCTGCTGGCTATGAGAAATTAAAAGACCACATGACGATTTATCTTGAAGGGCTTGACTATTTTCAGCTTCAAGAGCCTACTTTACAGAATGATAATGGCAGATATGAATACAAGGCATGTGAAGCATATTCTGATGAAAAAACCTTTGAAGATAAAGATATGAAAGGTTTGTCTTTCAACAAAGGTACAACCGATTCTATGGAAATGTTGGCTACAAATAATGTAGACGATATGGGTTATGCGAAAGAATATATCACATTCTGCAACGATAGAAACCACGAATTATCGCTCATGCATTTAGTATTAGACAGAGTTCCAGGATGGAGTGTCGGTTATATCGATCCTGCAATAAAGAATGAAAAATATTCGTTTGAGGCAGATAATACCAACGCTTATGCGTTCCTTAACACAACTGTAGCCAATGTTGTAAAATGCGTATTTTATTTCGATACAATCAATAGAACGGTAAGTGCCTATGCCAAAGAAAACATAGGAAAAGACACGAATATCTTCATTGGATGGCGTAATGCACTTAATATGCTCAAAATGACTCCGCAAGCAGATACAATGTATAATGCTCTGACAATTCAAGGCGACGAAGAGTTAGATATTACGAGAGTCAATTATGGTCGAAGTTATATTTATAATCTTGACTACTATTTGACTACAAACTACTTTCATCAAGAAACTATTGATAAGGTCAAAATATGGCAAAAGTGGCAAATTGATAACCATGCTAAATATATTGAGAACGGAAAGAAGTCTGCGGAATATCAGGCAAAGATAGATGAAATTTACTATCGTGTACCAAATGATGGTATTCAGATTGCTCAATATAAAACAATGGATCAAGAAACTCTTGAGAAAACTCTAAAAATGTATGAGCAGATGCTTACTACAATCCAAGTCAGTGTAGATACAAGAGATGATCATGAAAAAGATTCAAACGGAAATTATACAAAATGGGATAAACCAGATGACATTCAGAATCGTGTCTATAAACCTTGGACTACTTCTTCTGGCGAAGTTGATCACGAGAAATATCTTGCTTTGTTAAAAGAAAGCAATAAAGGATATTATACATATCAAGAATTAAGAGATTATATTATTCCGAATATTAAGGTAGCAATTCAAAACTTACATTTATCTGATGATAAGAAGATTGATTATAATGATGAATTTGAATCAAACTGGGATTTATATGGAATTAAAGAACTTGAAGGTAAACGTGACGAATACAAGAAACAGATTATGGACATTCTCGCTGCCTATCAAAAAGAATGGAATCAACTTACTGATGAAGAAATCAGTAAGGCTGGCGTAAAGGATGAAAAAACCTATAATGTATTCCATAAGAATTTTATTAAGTACAAAAATTGGCTTGGAGATGAAAATACAGAAGGTTCACTTTTACATAAATTAAAAGAGTTAAATGCACAGGTCGACGAACTTGAAACTCAGAAGAAACCATATGACGATGTAATGACAGATATGAATACTCATTCTGAACTCAATGATCCGCAATTTGGATTGACAGATAAAGAATATACTGCTGTCATGAACATTGTTCGTATGGGAGATTATACGAACAATAATATCTTTACTACTTCTCTTGATGACGCAATCACATCTTACGAGCATTGCGAAGAATTATATCAAGATGGATTAAAACGTATCTCTGAAACTTCTCAACCACAATATCAGATTGAAACTTCTCTCGATAACATTCTTTCATTAAATGAATATGCAGACGTAAACTCAGATAATAAACAAGGTTGGCATAATCAGTTTACGGTCGGTAACTTTATTCGAGTTGGCGTACGTGATGACTATGCAGTTAAGTTAAGATTACTGACAATTACATATAATCCTTGCACAAAAAGTTCGGAAATTAGTGTGACATATACTAACATGATCACAAGTCTAACAGGTAGGGATGATTTTTCTTATCTATTTGACGATACTGCTGCTTCGCAGAAAAATAGTATTTCTGTCGGAACAGGCGACTCCAAAGATTCTGTTGAGTATATGACTAATATGCTTCAGAGAATGACGAACAGTTCTTTGTTTGGAAATGCAGTGAATAATAGTGTGCAAAATATATTAAGCGATCAAGGAACAATTAACAAACTGTTTGGAGATTATCTGAATTATAAAGTAATTAATGTCGGGAACATCACAGGTGACAAGGCTGAGTTTAATGAGTTATTTAGCAAATATATTAACTCAGAATATATTGCTGCTAATTCGGCTGATATTAAAAAGTTAAATACAGACGTTGCCAATATTAATTCTGCAATCATCGGTGCTTCTTCTACAGAAACAGGTATCGTATTCAACCTTTCCTCAGCAAATGCTAAGTTTGACTCTGCATGGATCATTAATGGTATCGCAGGGAAAATGACGATCGGTGACTTAGCCGCAGGCGATATTACAATCTCTGACACAATGCGAATCTTATCTGAGAACGGCAATTTTATAATGAACGGGTCTGCCATGCAATTCTTAGACACTGAAGGCAATGTTGGAATTCAAATTGGTTATGATACAAATAAAAATCCTAGCATTATTATCAAAGACGATAAAGGTGCAACAATCATGACAAGTCAAGGCATTACTAAGGATGCGATTGCTGATGGATTGATTGTGAATAATATGCTTGGAGATAAATCTGTTTCTAAAGATAAGCTGAACTTTCCTATCGTTGAAGCGAACGCACAAGGCGGAGTTGATATTACACAGATTTATGATGGCAAAGGCGGTTTGTGGGGAGTTGAGTATACGACATTTAAGGAAAGTGTAAATAGTACATTGGATGACTGGGATACTAAGATGGATGAAATGGGTTATAATATCATTCTTACTTCTTCTACAGGAGCAAGACTTGGTGTGGACGGAACATCTACATTGAGTATCACATTGACAAAAAATGGTACAGATGTAACAAACGAATGGTCAGAAAATCACTTTGAATGGTGTAGAAAATCATCTGATTTAGATGGAGATACTTATTGGAATGAACAGCACTCTGGTATGAAAAGTGTTGTCGTAAATAGACAAGATATTATGAATGGAGCGACTTTTGGTTGCTCTTTTGTTGTTGATGGAGAAACATTGGCAACTACTTTAAATTAAGGAGGAAAATTATATGGGAAAAGTGCTTGCCTATGGCGAGATTACAATTACAGACCTAACAGATGGGAAGCAGATACAAGCATATGTGACATCGAACCAACCAAATTTTGTATCATACGATCCCAATGCAACTACAAAATATAATCCTGACTGGTCAGCAAGTAAATTGGTACTTACGCCAGTCATTTTTATTGATAATAAACAGGTGTCATTAACTCAGACTGGGCTAAGCATTACTTGGCAGAGAAAAGTTGGATCAGCAGCATCTACAAATATTGTCACAGGAGAAAGTGTATCTAGTGGAGTGTTAAGTGTTAGCAAAAGTATGTTAGTGCCGAATAGTTCAGAAATGATCACTTATATTTGTAGTATCGTTTATACTGATCCAGATACACAAATTAAAGCAGAAACAAGATGTCAGATGTCCTTTACTCTGGTGAAACAAGCTACTGAATTATCCGACTGTAGCATTACTGGAGATACAACATTTAAATACAATGGAGATGGAGCAATTACTTCTGCTTCTTCTATTACATTAACTGCTGTGTTAACAAATACTTCTGTAAAACAGTGGCAGTATAAGAAATCTGATGGAACATTCGCTGCCTACCCTAGCGCTGGCACAACTACTACTCTTACTGTAAATCACAATGATGCAGTGTTTGTAAATGATGTGGCAGTTATTAAATTACTTACAAATGATGATAATGTTTATGATATTCATCAGATTGTTAAGTTAAGGGACGGAGCGGCAGGTAAGGATGTTTATAGTTGTGTATTAAGTAATGATACACAGTCTGTGCCTTGTAACGCCAATGGTGGATTATATAGTTCATCTCTCACAGGTGCTGATACTACAATTACTATCTACAAAGGTGGAGTTGATGACTCAGCAAACTGGACTATCGAAGCTACTCCAAGCAATGGTATCACAGGTGCATGGGATGGAGACACAAGAAAATATACTGTTACAGGAATTACTGTTGATTCTGGTTATGTTGAATTTGTATGTACTAAATCAGGTCAGGCGAATATTACAAAAAGATTTTCTTTAAATAAAGACAGATCTGGTAGTGATGCAACTATTTATCAGGTAACAGCTGAAAGTAATGTTCTTAAACTAAATGCTTCTAATGTGCTTAGTCCAGCACAGGCTAAGTTCAGTGCCTATAAGAGAATTGGAAATACTACAGCTGCTACAGCTTATTCTGGAAGATTTAAGATTTCTGAAAGCACAGATGGAAATACATATACAGTGAAATACACATCAAGTTCTGATCAGACCAGTGTTGACTATACACCTTCTAGTACGAGTATTAAGACAATCAAAGCAGAATTATATGCTTCTGGTGGTACAACTACATTATTGGATACTCAGACCGTAACAATTATTGCGGATGGTAAGAATGGTGAGGATGGTAAAAACGGTACTTCTGCTGTAAGTACAGTTCTTGGAAATTATAGCGAAGTAATTCCTTGTAATTCTAATGGAACTGCTAGTACCGCTAAGGACATTACAATTCCATATTCTTGTTATAAAGGGACAACAAGAATCGCAGGTAAGGCTACTGTAGGGACATTACCAAGTGGAATAACTGTAAAATCCAATACAGATGCTACTGCTTCTGCCGAAGGGTCAATTATCTTAGCTGTTGCGAATGGAGCTTCTTTAGCAAGTGCCATGAGTGGAGATATTACTATTTCTATAGTTGCAGCAGGATTAACATCTACGCACAAATTTAATTGGAGTAAAAATACGAAAGCTACGAATGGTGTAAATGCTGTATTGTTTCAGGCTTATGCTCCTAATGGAAGCCATATCATTAATGACAGTAACACCGTTTTACTACAAACGACATTAACAAATGGTACAACTACTGTCACTTCTGGAATTACATATCAATGGAGTAAATATGTTAGCGGAGCTTATCAGAATATCGCAAGTGCTACGTCTGCGAATTTAACAGTAACGCCTAGCATGGTAGATTCTGTTGCTTCGTTCAGATGTAATGCCGTTTATGGCGGTAAAACATATTCTGCGTATGTTAGTGTTATTGACCAGAGTGATCCATGTTCAATTAATGTATTGAGTTCTTTAGGAGATCAGTTGATTAACGGACAGGGTGCAGGTGCTTTATATGTAATCATTACAAGAAACGGAAAAGAAATTGATACATTGAAATCTACAACATTCTCTACTTCTGCTCCTACAAAGCCTGCAAGTGGAGATTTTTATTATAAAGTAGATGCTTCTGCTAAAACAGTTACTTTAATGAAATATAATGGAACGGCTTGGTCAGCAGCTACTGGCAACGATCTTCCAAAATATACTTACAACTGGACTCGAAGAGATAAAAAAGGGGTGGAATTGGACACAGCTTCTAATTATGCGTCTGGAAAAGCAATTTTCTTAGATTCATCTGTTGTAAATGGGAAAATGATTTTCGGCTGTGAAGTCGTTGATGATAGTGAATAGGCAATAATGTCAGGGCGTACATTATTGTCTTTTTTTAATGTACGCCTAATTATCATTAAGGAGGAAATATTTGAATGGGTAAAACTTTAGGCTATGGTGAGATTACTGTTGCTAATATGACAGAACCATTTACAGTCATGTTAACAAACGAAGCACAGCAATTTGCTACAGATTCAAATAGAAAAGTAACTTCCGCACAAAGTTACTATACAGACATTATTGTTATTCGTGGTAGTCAGGAACGGACTGATTACACGATTGGAAATATTACTTCTGGCAGTGGGATTACTGTCAGTAAAAACAGTAAAAGAGTTACATTTAGTGTGAGTGCTGGTACTACTATTGGTGCTGATGCAGGAGTAATCGAGATTCCTATTACACTTGACGGACAAACTGTTAAGAAGCAGTTTTCTTGGAGCTGTGGAAAACAGGGACCTCAAGGTGTTAAAGGGGATCCTGGTACTTCCGTAAAAATCACATCTAAATCAGTTACATATCAAACGTCAACTTCTGGCACAACAGCACCTACAGGAACGTGGTCAACTACTGTTCCAACAGTTAATAATGGTCAATATCTTTGGACTAAAACTACAGTACAATACTCAGATGGTAATAAAACAGAAGCATACAGTGTTTCCTATAAAGGCACAAACGGTACGAACGGAACTTCTGTAACTGTAAGTAAAACGGAAGTTACATATCAAGTTAGTGCAAGCGGTACTACTGCTCCTACGGGTACATGGAGTACGACAATGCCAAGTTGCGATCAAGGACAGTATTTATGGACTAAGACTTATGTTAAGTATTCAGATGGGAAAGATACTACTTCTTATAGTGTGAGTTATAAGGGGGTTGATGGTGAGAAGTTTGCTTTCAATATGCTGAGAGAAACCAATCAAGGTAGTAAGCACTGGGTTAATCTGGGAGCCTCTGGAAAATATTCTGTAGAATCTATTACTACAGATGATAATATAAACGCTGCCAAGCTTATTTGCACCGAAGCAATTGCATCTAATGAATGGCAATTTTGCGATTTTTCAGATTATGAGATGCTTAAGAGTTTAAAAGCATCAACTACTTATACTTTATCTTACGATATTAAAGCAAATAGATCAGGGAAAATTTTACACAATATCAAAACTGGCGGTGGACAAAAAGTGTTCTTTGCGAATGATATTGCTTGTAAAGTTTTAGGGAATGAAACATGGGAGCACGTTTCATTAAAAATGACAAGCGGTACAACATTGCCAAACTTAGATGGACAGGTAATATATATGTTTGGTGACGCCCTTTCAAAAGTTGGTTATTCAATCATCAAAAATCTCAAACTCACAGAAGGTATAGTAGACACACCTTGGGCACCTCATCCAGAAGATCTCGAAGGTCGTGGAGTTTCTGAAACAGTTCAATACTACCTAGCAACATCTCAAGCTTCTGGAGTAACTTCTTCTACTTCTGGTTGGAGTACAGACATTACAACTCAAAAACTCACTGCGGATAAAAAATATTTATGGAATTGTTATCAGACTAAATATTCAGATGGCACGAGTGAACCTATCAGCACACCTAAAGTTATTGGTGTATATGGAGATAAAGGAACGAGCACAAAGATTATTAGAACTTCGTATGAATATACCCAAACAAATATAGATAAGTTTTCTACTTCTGGTTATTCAGGAGTTTGGGGAGTAAATGATGCTACAACAGGACTGAAAGTTGGAGACAGTGTGTTATTAAAAGTTAAGAACACTACAAAATGTTCTGATTGTTTAATCTTTGCAAATATTACTGCTATTCCAAGTAATTATAGTCTGACTTGTACAAGCTACGGGGTTATTGATAATGGGTCTGATGGTCAAGACGGTGCAGGATTCCATTGGAATTTATTAAAGTATTCTGGTGATTTGTCAAAACAAGTTCTTGGTGGTGCAGGAACCTACACTGCTACAGTAGAATCAATTGAAGACAAGACAACTCCTAGCGGACAAGCAGAAAAAATCACTTATACTGTTCAAGGTACTGGTGGTAAATTTATTCAAACAGGTAAATATATTAAAGAGGGTGACATTAAACAAGGTAAAACTTACACTGTTTCTGTATGGTGCAAATGTAGCTCAATTAAAAGCACTGGTGTTATTAATGCTGAGTTCTTAGATAATAAAACATATGTAAACCCTACATTATCTACTGAATGGCAACAGTATGTAGTTACAGGTGTGGCAAATAAAGATGTTACTTCTACTTCTTCAGCTTCTGCTATTTCTTTCTACTATAGCGATAATATGTCAGTTGGAGATATTTTCTATATTTCTTCTCCTAAAGTTGAAGAAGGTGACAAAGCTTCGCCTTGGTGTACAACTTATGAAGAAACTCTTGCCAAAAACCTCACTATCACACCTTCATCTCAATACTTTAAGTCTACAGACGGTGGTAAGACATTCGCACCAAACACAATTACAATCAAACCTACTATTCAAGGAGAAATCAGCTTTGGTAAATGGCAGTATTCTATTGATGGTGGAGTTAGCTTCGCTGATGTTGTGAGTGGACAGAAAGGCTTGACGGTCAGTAATAATGTGTTGACTGTTAGCAAAGATAGTAGTTTATACAGTGATGCTGTAACTATGATTACTTTCAGAGCGGTTGCCGATGATAGTAGTTTTTATGATACTTGTAATATTGCTAAGATTTATGATGTGAGTGATATTGGTGATGGTAGGAATTTGCTTTGGAATAGTAATTTTGCTAAGACTGATGAAGCCATTACTGGAACAACGAATAGTTGGGGGTTACATACTAGAGGAACGAATCTTGTTGCTTCAATTGACACTTCAACAAAGCATAATGGGTTCAACACGTTAAAGACTGTTAGTGCCGCCAATGGCGATAAGAATTCAAGTAATGACCTCGAATGGTTTGCATGGGGTATTTCTGAAAGGACTTCTGACAATCTTCATTCCAAAAATCAAAATTATACATTATCATTTTACGCAAAGGCGAGTGTTACGACTGATTTTATTGTTAGATGGGGATATGATGCCTATGGTGCGGATACTACAAGAACACTTACAACCAATTGGCAAAAGTATGAAATCAAATTACATCAAGCAACAAGTGCATATAGTATAACCATTATCTTTAAGCTTTTAACAGCTGGAACTGTTTGGTTTTCTGAGTTTAAACTTGAAAAAGGCTCTTCTGCAACAGGTTATTCTACTGCTCCAGAGGATCTTCAAACAGCGATTTTATCTACCAAATCAGAGATCGCTGATGTGAGTTTAAAGGTAGATAAAAATAAGCAAGCCATTGAACAAAGAGTGGAAAAGACTACTTATCAGCAAGATTTAAACTTGGTCAAGGGTGATATTAGCAAAGCGAATGAAGGACTAAATAAGTGGAGATATGAAATTTATCCTAAGAGTTTGTTTGCAAGTGAATATCAAGGCAAGAGTACAATGGATGTATTTGCTAAGAATAAAAATTTAACTCCTAGTCAAAGTGTTTTATTGGACGATGCAAGTTTGTCAACAGGTATGAATTATGGAGATTCGTATATTGCTTATGGACTTACTTTTATTAAAATGTCCGCAGCGAAATCTGTCACGACTACCTTGTATAATGACGATGGAGCAAGTTTTTATGTAAATGGAAAACAAATAATTTCTAATCGTGGATCTTATACAGCTGGTGTCTCTATTACATTTAATCTTACTAAAGGATGGAATTGTTTAGAAATTGTTTTGAACGAAATTGATGGTAGGGAGGGATTTAAATTTGCTCAAACACTGTCTAAATTGAGTGAATGTCAACTCATGAACTGTTACTATGGTACTCCTGTTGCTAGACAGTCTCACATTACAAATCAGTTAGTCCAGAATACTACTGATATTAAGGGTATTAGTACGAAAGTCAGTAAGGTCACGAGCGTAATTGGTGACAATGGTGAGAACTTCACAAGTTTTAAGAATGACTACAGTGATTTTAAGCAGACGATGAACGGATTTAAAACGACTGTTGGTCAAACTTATGTGACTAAGGATGATTTTAACGGACTTGAGATTGGTGGAAGAAATTTATTGCTGTATTCTCAAACTATTAGAGCACATAATGATTATTATAACGTTGATTGGTTAACAGACGAAGTCGAAACATTTAACGGATGCCCTGTATGGTCGGTTAAAAATCAATGGGGAAAGTTGGGATGCTTGTTCAAATCACATGTTATTGATAGAGGATTAGTTAAAGTTGGAGATACACTGACATACTCCCTATACGCCAAAACAAATAACGCATCTGGAAAAAACATTAATTGTTCGTACCGATTCAAAGGAAACGCACAGGCTTATTGGTTCAAAGGTTCAGCTTTTAATATTGGTACAAGTTGGGCAAGATATTCTGCCACATTTACAGTTACAAAAGATATGTTGGCAACTGATACATATATGAACGAAATTGGGTTCGAAGAAACAGCTTCTATGTCTGGAGACGATAAAGTTTACTTTGCTTGTCCAAAACTTGAGCGTGGAACGAAAGCAACCGATTACACTGAAGCTCCTGAAGACGATAAAATTAACGGTCAGAACTTAGTAAGTAATCTTCCTTCTAATTGGGAGCAAGGAACTGTCTCAGAAAGTTCTGCTGTTGGAACAACATATGCCAACACCAAAAGTTCTAACGCTAATACCATTCGTCCAAAAGAATTAATTCCTGTCCATGGAGACATTACGATTTCAGCTGCTTATTCAAATCAATCTAAGAAACCTATTAGACATTGGATTGCTGCATATGATATTAATAAAAATTATCTTGGGAATAATTATGTTTCTAATACATGGAATAGCTTCCCAAGAACTCTTAATATGAAGGATGCTAAATATATAGCCATTATGGTTAGTTATACTGATTCTTCAGCCATCACTCCTTCCGACATTTCACAAATCTGCCTAAAGATTGAGCGTGGTACTTCCGCTACGCCTTTTACGCTTGCACCTGAGGACGTTAACGGAAAGATCGTAAATGTAGAGACTATTGCTAATCAGACTGCTAAGCAATTTGAATGGATTGTTAAGGGCGGAGATAAGTCATCTAGTATGGTACTCACAGATGATTTCTTGAATATTGTTGCTAATAATATTAATTTGACTGGGAAAGTTACTTTTAATAGTTTAAGCAGCGATGCCAAAAACGAGATTGGAAAAGTAGCGCAGAGTAAAGTTGATGATTTGCAGATTGGCGGTAGGAATTTATTAGTTCAAAAAAATATCACAGAAGGCTATTTGTCTACAGATGGTAAAGGAAGTTTTATTGGTACTGGAGGTGGAGATCAAACTAGCGATTGGATAGATGTTTCAGGAAATAAATATATAACAATTACTCTATATGAAGATTTTACAAACACAAATAATTCAGGAAGATATTGTGAGTATGATGCTGATAAAAACTGTATAAATACTGTTGGTTATAATCCAAGGCAAAAAAGCAGTATTATTATAGAACTGAAAAGTAATACAAAGTATATAAGAGTTACTGCAATAGAATGCAAAACACGAAGATATAAGATTGAAGCAGGAAACAAAGCCACAGATTGGACGCCTGCTCCTGAAGATGTTTCTCAGGATGCAACTAATAAAGCAAGTCAAGCTTTAACAGATGCTAAAAACTACTCTTCTAATGCAGTTAACTGGGTCACTAATAATGGTTCATCAACAACGAGCCTTAACTCAATGGTTAAAAAATGGACAGATGGAGCAGTAAGTGACACTACGCAGATTAATGGTGGATGGATTAAAGCAAATACTATTACTGCTAGTAAGATTGCCATCGGGGATTTTACGAACTATTGCCAATTAGATAAAGACACCGCATCTTCTTATGGTTTTACAGCTACAGATGATACAAAAGGCGTTTGGTATACTGCTAGTCCGATAGATAGAGATAAGCATATTTCTCAATGGTTTACATGTGAAGGTGGTCAAAAACTATATGTAGAATATGATTTATCAACTACCGTGAAAGGTAAAGTTGAGGCTTCTGATACCGACATTTCTTATTTAACGTCTGGAATTATGATATATGCAGCCAATGGTGCCAAGCAAATTGTTTCATATACGAGATCCAAAGGCGTAACGGCTACATCAGACGGGGCAATTACACATGTTAGTTTAGTTGAAACATTGCCAGCTGACACAAGATTTTTTAAGGTTGTCTTACAAACTAATGGGCAGGGAAATACATTTTCTGGCACATTAAAGATTCGTAACCCTCAAGTTAGAAAAGCTACAACTGGTAAACTTATCGTAGACGGTTCTATCACAGCCGATAAAATCGCAGCTAATGCTATTACAGCAGATAAAATCGCAACAGATGCCATTAAATCTCACAACTACATCTCTTCTGGTGGTACGCAGGGATCATTTTTGAATCTGAAGGATGGCAGCTTTACAGCCCCTAATTTGAGTTGGGATTTAAATGGTAATTTGATTGCCAAGAATGCGAACCTGAGTGGTGAGATTACAGCTACGAATGGTAGTATTGCGGGATGGACTATAATTAGCAATAAGATGTATACGACAGGATCTGGTAAATATACAGGTATTGGTAAGTACGGAAGTGCTTATGCTTTCTGGGCGGGTGCAACAAGCAATGATAACGGAAATAGTGCCGTATTTAAGGTTAGTCACACTGGTAAATTAACTGCCACAGATGCAGATATTACGGGAACAATTACTGCTACGAATGGTAAGATTGGTCGCTATGATATTACGTCAACATATCTGATGACAAACAGCGGAAGTAATGCATCTGGTATTGGTGGAAATCAGGCTTTCTGGGCTGGTGCTGAAGATAGCAATTCTGCTCCTTTTAGAGTTGGGTATGATGGAGTTTTGTGGGCAGAAAATGCCGCCATAAGAGGAAGTATCGAAACTGGAAATTTAGGAGATGAAGGAGATACTGTCTCTATAATAAACGGACATATAGGAATACAAGGTACGTCAAATAATGTTGAAATTTATTCAACTGGATTTAAATTTGGTATTGATGGGGACTATTATTTAATGTCAGTTTCAGAAGGAGTCAAATGCTATCGAAATTTGTATGCAACAGATTTTGTAGCGGACGGTTGGCTTTATTGCTCAGAAGTGCATAGTTCTGGTGCAGTTGTCATTGGTGCTGATAGCGAATCTTTTTATTGGGCGCATGGGTACCAAATTGCACGTGGAACATCGTGGGGAGGTGTATGTGTCGGTGATGATAGTCAACAATTGCGACTTTATGGTTCGTCTATCTGGGCATCACACAGCATTTCTACTTCAGACGAAAATCTTAAAGAAAACTTTACTACTCTTGATCAATATGAAAATTTCTATATGAATCTAAATCCTATAGGGTTCAATTACATTGGAGATTATGATGGTAAGAAAACTCATTTTGGATTTGGTGCTCATAAAACAGAAGACGTCTTAGAATCCGAGGGTTATGATGCTGATAAATTTGCTGTAGTAACACATAGACCTCTTGTACAGGAAGATATTGAAAAGCGTTTTGGCAAAGATGTTGAGGTCGATATTGAAACGGAATATGGTGTTTCTTATACAGAATTTATTGCATTAAATACCCATATGATTCAAAAGACACGAAGAGAACTTACCAAAGTCAAACAAGAAAAAGCCGACTTAGAAGTTCGATTACAAGCAATCGAAGCAAAGCTTGGACTTTAAGAACGGATAAAAACAACTAAATAAAACATAAATTTGATCGTACATAGAGCAGTTTTCGGACTGCTCTTTTTGTATGCAATTTTACAGAAAGAAAGGTGAAATACATGGTATACACAGTTAAATTAGATAGCTCTGACGACAAAGTATTTAATCTTATGCAGTTTAACAGCATGACATTTGATATGGAATGTAAGCTTGTCGTTTGCACAGATGATCTAAAAGCAGTTAAATCAGCATTTACAAATTTTAAAACATTAGACATCTACAGAGATGATGTGCAGATTGCAACTTACACATGCTTTAACAATTATAAAGAAATCTCTTTACAACAGGGATTATATAACAATTCTAACGGAGAATGGGAAGATGCGCTGATCGTATCTCTTACAAGAGCAAATATTGTAGAACAGGTGCAGAGACTTGATGAAAAAGTTAATCAAATCGTAGATATTAATACATTAACTATTGATGAGTACAAGAACTATTTACAGGAGAAAAACAAAACTGCTCTCGCTGAGTTCTTAGCAGATCAGAGCGTGGAATTCAATGGTAAGCCTTATGGAGTATCTGAAGAAGATCAGAATGAAATGGCTCTGAACTTTATGCAGTATCAAGCTCTTACTACTGCTGGTCAGCAAGTAACTCTTGAATGGCATAGTAAGAAGAGTGCGTGTGAAACATTCACTGCTGAGGAATTTGTGCAGTTAACAGCAATGATCAAGGCATTTGTCTATCCTTACTTTCAGCAGATGAATGTCATCAAACAACAGATTTTCAGTTCTACTAGCAGAGAAGAATTGGACAAGATTGAAATTAAGTATGAAGTAATTCCTGTGCAGTCAACAGAACCTACTACTCCTTCAGATGGAAAAGATTCAACTACGACTGATAAGACAGATGAAACAGGAAAAGATTCAGTTACGACTGAAGAATAATTAGTTTAACAGAGAAAAGGAGAAAATTAATATGGAAATGACAAATATGCAGGCAGATATGATCTTAGGACAGTTAAATACAATTTATGCATTCCTTATGAAAAACAGTGAATTAGTACCATGTACTTTAAGTGCTGGGCTTGCCAAGAATATTAGAAAGATTCAAGAAGAGCTGAAGGAATATTTTGAAGAAAAACGCAAACTCTTACAGAAATATGATATCACTACTGATGCCCAGATCAATAGCACAGAGAACGGACAGAAATTCTTAGCAGAGTTTAATCCTTTAAGCATGGAAAACTCAGGGGTTGAGTTCCATAAGATGAGAATGACTTTTAGCGAAGTTTGTGATGTTATTGAGAATTGTCAAGGAATTCTTGAGGGAGACATCATGATTTTACAGCTTATTTGTAAAGATGAAAGTGAGAACGAAGATCAAAAAGAAGGTGAATAAATGTTGCATGTAAAGAAATCATGTAAATATCTTATCTTATTCCTTATTGGAGCATTTGCTTATTGTGGAATTGAAATCATCTGGCGAGGATATACACATTGGACAATGGGAGTGTTAGGTGGTAGTTGCTTTATTCTTATTGGGCTGATCAATAACAGTCGCTTCTTCTACCATCTTATGCCCTTTCGTAAACAAATGATTCTCGGAGGATTGATTGTTACTGTAATGGAATTCATAGCAGGTTGTATTTTAAATTTATGGTTAGGTTTAGGCATTTGGGATTACTCTCAAATGCCTTTTAATCTGTGTGGGCAGATTTGCTTACCTTATACAATTTTATGGATTTTACTGAGTGCAGTGTGTATTGTTACAGATGATTGGTTGAGATATTTATTATTTGGAGAAGAAAAACCAGAATATGTTTGGTAAAGACTTAAAGGAGTGATTTTTATAAAATAATCGAGGTAATTACATGATAGAAAATTGGAATATTATAATTAATTTTTTATCTCAACATGGGGCTGCATTGACAGTGTTTGTCTTTGCGGTTCTTTTGTTTGCAGATAAAATTTTTGATGTCACTTCCAAATTAAACGAAAAGTTTGGGTTTGAAACACGAGCCTCATTAGAAAAGAAACATCAAAAAGAAGTGATTGAACAACAACGCTTAATGATCGATAAGCATACAGAAACTTTGGAGAAACTAACACAGATTTTGAGCAATCAGAATAAGGATATTCAAGTTATCAAAGACATGATGAGAGAGCAAGCCGCATTATTAACAGACCAAAAGGTAGGCATGGAACGACTATTTGCACATACAGCTGAACTGGCTAAAAAATTAGATGATGCGTGCGTAATAGACGTTGCTTTATCTGAAGGTGTTGCTGCAATGTTAAGAGACAGAATCAAACAAGCCCACAGGTATTACAAGCAAAAAGGTTGTATTTCCCCTACGGGGCTTGAAAACATCAATGCTATTTATAAGGTATACCATGACCAATTACATCAAAATGGCGTTGGAGAAAAAATGTACAAAGAAATTAAAGCATTGCCTATTAAGGATGAAGAGTCATTCTTGTAGGTCTTTTTATTGCAAAGGAGGATTGCATTATGAACAAATTTAAAGAATTTTTGGCAAGTATTAATTGGAGTGAAGTTAAACCACATACTGTTGTGAGCTTGATTTTACAGGTGTTAGCGTGGATCAATATGGGATTAACTGCGGCAGGCAAACCAGTGATTGACGTACATGAAGATGTGATTAACCAAGTAGTTGGTATTGCTTTTGTAGTTGGAACATCTCTGTATGGAGATTGGAAAAATCATAGTTTTACATGGACAGCTCAGTTTGCAGATGAAATTGCTTACGCTCTGAGAGACGGTAGATTAACTCTTGAAGAGGCTGAGGAAATTAAGAATAAGATTGGTCAAAAAGACGTGATCGTAAAAGTTGATAAGGATTTATTTGAAAAAGAATTAGATGATGCTACTGAAGGTAAAGAGTCTGACGACATTGTTGGATAATTTGCTAAGTGAGTAATTAGTAATTGAATAATTAGTTATTAAGCAGTTGCTGTTATAGTGACTGCTCTTTTTAGATAAAAGAAAGGAAGTTTGATATTTATGGCATTAAAATTCAAAACAAGAACGGCAAAGAGCGTGAGCTACGGAAGTAAACGTAGCACGAGTTCCATTAAGTTTATTGTAATCCATTTCACAGGTGGGGAGAAAGATAGTGCAAAGAATAACGCAGATTATTTTGCTACTGGTAACACTAGATCTGCTGGCGCACATTATTTTATTGATGATGAAGATATTGTATGGAAATCTGTTCCTGTTAACAGAATAGCATGGGCGGTTGGAGGTTTCTTCACTCAAGCAAATGGGGCAGGAAAATATTATAAAAACTGCACAAACGCAAACAGTCTGAGTATTGAAATGGCAGGTGTAGCTAATGGCGTTTCTAAAAAGACATACAATAATGCTGTTGCATTAACAAAAAAACTAATGAAAAAATATAATATCCCTGCTAGTCATGTTATTCGTCATTGGGACACAAATGGAAAACGGTGCCCAGAACCTTGGTGTGGAAAAAATAATAAACAGTGGGCTAAATTCAAAGCAGACATTTCTGGTTCTACAGTAGTAAAACCAAAAGCATCTTCTAAGTTTAAATCATACAAAGTAAAAGTAACTGCTTCTGCTCTTAATGTACGTAAGTCTCCATCTACAACGGCTGCTATTGTCAGAGACGCTTATAAGAAAGGCACAACAGTTACAATCAAAGCTGTTAAGAATGGTTGGGGTAAAACTAAAGATGGTTGGATTAAACTGTCTTATACAAAGAAATGCTAAGGGATATGAAAAGACACAAGAAACAGTTATGATTAATTTGGCAATTAGTCGGTATTTTCTTTATTAGTTTTCTTTGTCAGCGATAAAGAATTGTTACTCTCTGCTGCGGAGAGGGTAAATATGAGCAGAATAAACTAGGTTCTGCCTCTATTTTTTTATCAAAAAGTGTTGTATTTGTTTTGAATTTGTGTATAATGAAAGTAGGAATAGTAATATTCTCGATGAAAGAGCATCGTTAAAAGTTGTGCTGCAAGTGGAGCAGGGTAATTTTCCACAACGAAAAGATATTTTAACTGGATATCACGTCTTGCGACTAGGAGTAAAGTCGTAGTCCATGCAGGGGACTTAAGGATTTCTGCAACGAAAAGATATTTTAACTGGATATCACGGCTGACAACCAGCAGAAAACTCTAATAAAGAATTATCGAAGAGTGTGGCTTCTGTCCCACTCTTTTTTACGTATGAGGTAAATATGGCATCAAAAACACAAAAGAAAAATAAAATACGACAAGATATTATAGAGGCAGCGTCCATGTATGAACAATACCTAGCTGGACAAGCATTTTTATATGTATATGGAAATGAATATTTTGAAGTGATGTTCCCAGTCAATAGATTTTTGCATCTTGCTGGCGTAGAAACTAGATTGTTTGCAAAAAAATTTTATAAAAATGCCAGAGAAAAAACATTAACTACACAACAGTTTTATTTCTCTCCAAGACATCCTTTTGAAGTCTCTAAAAAGAAACTATCATGTCTCAAAAGATTATATGAATTAACAAACACGAAGGTTCGTATTCTTAGGAATATGGAAACAGCCAGTGTTGTTTATAAAGTTGGCATATCGAACTTAGAGTTTACTTTGTGCTTAACAGAGAACAGAGATTCTAATGGAGAAAAAATTAATGAATACTTCTTGCCAATGTCGTTACGAGCAGGAAGAAATTCAACGAAAAATGGTGATGATTATGGAGAAGTTGACTTCATTTTTCAAAAAGACGCAAGTCTTGGAAAGTATACAACTCTTCTGGTAAAGAATGAAAACAAAGAGATTCCAGAATGTGTTCATCATTTGTTGCAAGGGAATTTATTACAATAAGAATAAAAAATTAAGGGTACATCAGATCAATTTCTGGTGTACCCTATTTTTTACGATTTTTCTACTCTACACATATCATCTATTTCATGCTCAGACAAGTATAAAGGAAGCCCACACTTCTCGTCAAAGAATGAAAGGATATATTCTGTAGAATCAATTCTAGCTCCATATAAGACTGTTTTCACAGGCGTCTGAGAGTCGATTTCTGTAAGTTGTACTGTGTCACCTATGTGGAACAATCCGCACTCTGTATTAAGCGTCTGAGTGCTTTCGTTATATTCGTATATTCTCATTGTGTATCTCCTTATCTGTTCAAGTAACTCTGTGATCGTAATAAGTCTGCATATTCTCCGCAGAGATACCATGTGCCAGATGATGGAATGTATTTTAGTATTTTTGTTTTAGTAGAGATGTTGAATCGTCCTAACACTTCTATTCTGCTTTTATAATATTCTACTTCACGTTCTTGCCTTGCTGAGTTGGTTTCTTTTCTAGTACCCTGTAGAAGTAATTCTCTGATGTGGAATTTTTGAAGCTTACCATAAGAATCTAACATAGACATCCAAATGTCTGGCGGTGTGTCTCCTGAGATGTTTACTCTCTTGGTAGCTTTTGGAATGTTTGTTGTATTGTACATTTTATTTCACCTCTCGAGTATTATAACACGAACGTGTGTTTGGTGTAAAGAGAGTTTTGATTTATGAGTATGCGAAAATATTCTTTGGATGTTGTGTTGTAAGAATACTTTAGTATAACTATAAATTTGTACTATAATTCAGACTCTTTTCCAAAATTATAAAGTTGACTCCTTTAAAAATTTTTGACTCCTTTTTTGACTCCTTTTTGGCATTAAGAAACATTAACATATATGAAGTTATATGAATTTGTACGTTAAATAAAACTGCTTGGAGGGAAGTCAT